ACTGGACAAGCCAACAGGTAATGTTGATGTTCCACCTGCAAAGGTGAATTCTGGTGTGAGTCCGGGAATTTGACTTGGATCGACGTTACTGACCGTGCTAGATAATCCAATGGGCAAGATTGACACGTTGCCATTCAATGGTATTGCCGCTGCTGCGGCTGCTGCACTTATAGTTATGCCTCTACTGGAAAATTGAGATAGTAGTGCCATGTCAGTATGTAAATGTTGTAGGTATCTGAATTCTCAGATTATTGATGCCATAAGTTTTTCCTTGAACTATGTTAACGTCATCTAGTTCAAGGTCTGCGCCAGATCCAGTTACGCCTACTGTTCCGATAAAATAACCACCGAAATTATAATTTACGGCATAAAACCAAGTTGCTTCTCCGTTTCTAATTGCAGGGGCTGCATAAGTCATCAGCCATGCGGCAGGAATTGACGAATCAAGTTTTGCCTGTATTCTATTATTCTTCCAGTTTACTAAGATATTTTCATTAGTAGGTAATACATCATCGAATGATGGTATGTATTCAATGACTCCTTGATATTCAATGGGGTCTCCCATACCAACAGGCTGATAAGTTACAGGTATTTCAAATGGAAATTCGGTCCAGTTAAAAGTTGTAGTTATAGGACCATATTCAGCTTGACGGTATATGCCGGGGGCTACCGCAGGATTTCCGTATCTATTTAAAATTTGAAAATTGCTTATTTCTGTTTCCGTCACATCAACTGAAGCAGTGATCGTTTGACCGTGTTGTTCTGTTGTTACTGTATATGTCCCCGGAACAGGAAAACCCATTACTATCGGTGCACCCTCGCCACCACCACCTATACCACTTTTCGGCCACTGCTCTCCTACCACTGGATATAAAATATTATTAAAATTCTTAGGAAAAAATCCATTTTCATCTATAGGAACCTCGCCTCTCATAAGATATAATTGACAAGTTCCAGATGCAGACAGTGTGTTATTATTTGTAAATTGCTTTAATACATTATATACACGTTGAGAATTCAGTTCACTAGTGGTGCAAATTTCAATTTTTTTAACCATATATTATTCTCCCGATCCAGATACTATGGATATAGTAAATTCTTTATCTTTAATATTATTAGCAGAGTCAGTTACTTTAATTGTGAATGTAGCCAGTTCTTCTGCCTCAGGGGCTCCGGTAATTTCACCTGTCAATACATTGCAGGTTAGGCCTACGGGAAGTGAACCAGAAATAATTTCATATGTATAAGGTTCAATACCACCTGATGCAGTTATAGTTTGATTATAGGGCGCACCTACTTCACCGTTGGGTAAACTATCTCTGTCAAAAACCAATAAGATCTTATTGATAGATGCCCTTAAAACAAAATCAAGAGCACGATCTTCTGCTGCTTCGTCTGGGTGTGAAAAATTTACAGAGTCAAATTTCACAACTCCGTTGTCTGTTAAGTCACTAATAGGAACTATAATTACGCCGCTATTAGAATTCAAGGTAGATGGTAAAAAACTTATTGCTATTTCATACCATCCTTCTACAACATCGGTGGCAGGGCCGATGCCTGGAAACAAGGCAGCCCAGGTGCCTTCTCCTTCCCTAATAGAGCATAGTCCTTGAGTGTAGTCTAAGTTATCCGGATTGGTTTCGATATATTTTTCAACTCCTCCCCATGAACTAGAATTTTCCTGGACCCCTCTATATTTCAAGTTATTTGTAATAACTAATTGAAGTAAATCAGGACTTTGGCGACCATACATCTCACTATAATTCTGAATATATTCTTCTGCCGTAGGTTGGTTACCTTTGTATATTGCTATTAAAAATGAATTACCATTTAAAATTTCGCCAGCGGCCCATTGAACTAATGTATATGAAAATATCATGATCGTATCCTTAACCGTATGTGCTTAATAATCCAAGTACAGTGACCACTCCGGTGGTATATATTAGACTTAAACTGACTACATCTGTCTTGGATGCAGATCCTGCAGGTACAATACCATTTAACCAAGTTATTGTTTGAGTAACCCCACCTAATTGCAAACCAGTTATCATATATGGCGTTGCGCCCTGTTTTAAAATTAATGTTATATTAGTGCTATTGTTTAATGGTAGCCCCAAGTTGGTAACATTACAAGTGAAATCACCAGCGATAGCAGAGTGAATAAAAATATTTGCCGTGCTTGCGTCGTGTTGTACCACACCAGTTGCGCCTGTTTTTACTGCAACAGGCTCCCTGATACCTATGCTGAACAATGTAGGTTTGTTTATTAAATCATTATAATTGTTAGTCCCACCAGATCCGGCTGGTCCTTGTGGTCCTGCTGGGCCTGCCGGCCCCTGTGGTCCTGTCGCACCCGTTGCGCCTTGAGCTCCGGCTGGGCCTGCCGGCCCCCGTGGTCCTGTGGGTCCTTGGACGCCTCCGCCTGCTTGTATCTGTTGTTCTAAATACTGGAAGTTACCGTCTACCTCATTAGGTGTCAGGTTCCTAGATAAATTTTGTCTGTATATAATTGGCATCTGCTATTCCTTTTAAGATACATATCCCGGGTCCACCCACCCATTGGCATAACCGTTCACTGTTGGTTCTATTGGTTCCGTCGGGGATGTAGAAACATTACTAGAAAGAATTGGATTAACGATAGCGAATGTTGCTTCTCCAGATGTTTTGGTTATTGCCTTGTTGCTTTGAACATGCAGAACATGTGAGCCAGATGTCACATCGCCGTTCATTCCAGTTAGAATTACTTTTAGAACTAGGTCAACCGGACCTGATTGATAGTTGCTGCCGGAGACTGGTATGATTTGTCCCTTGATTTGGATTCTTCTATAACAATGGCTGTTGCCATATCCATAGCCGTATCCATAGCCGTATCCATAGCCGTATCCATAGCCGTAGCCATATCCGCAGCCGTATCCATATCCGTAGCCATAGCCGTAACCGTAATCACCATATCCGTGGCCGCCACGTGTTTTAGTATAGGCGGAGAGCAACAATTGTTCTGTGCTATCAAGATGCACGAACCCTTTATTTTCGCTTATGACGTTGGCTGTGGTACTGATAGTGTTGATCAACCCAAGAGTAACTGTGCCCAGTCTATCATAGGCCTCTTGCCACATACCGTCGACGGTGTTGCCGCCAGATCTAGTTAACCATAACTTTAGTTCACTTGCACTATTGAAAAAGTATCTTGCATGGTCATAGTCTGCAAAACGAAACTGTAGGGTAAAAGTAAGAGTATTACCAAAAGACTGTGTTCTTGTAACGTTGCCCAATTGAGTCATAGAGCGTTGTCCTGGTGCGGCCGCGTTCTTGTTGGGAGTTATTTCTTCGATCAGATACTCTATGTCGTTCCAGATACCTGCGGTTATTTTTTGACCCTTAATAACACGATCAAGTTCATATTCTGCACCAGTTTGTTCCGCGCTTAAATTGACTCTGTCTACAACTTGATTTATTGTGTCTGCTGATATAGTTTGTTTGGGCACAACGTTATTGGCTGGTGTATTGCCCCAGCCAAATTTTTGATTTTCTCTAGTTGTGTTATTGGTCGTAGGCTGAGCATCAGGGTATTTGTCAGCAAATACCTTGTTGATCTTATCGACTAGCTCATTATAGCCAGACGCTGTTACTCGTTGACCCTTAACAACTGACAATTTATCTTACTCCAACGGCTACTTCTACGAGACCTGTCTCAGAACTTTCTTTATTAACCAGTGAACGACCGACAGTGGCTGCTGGATCATAATGATCTACAGCCATGCCAACTCCAGGTATATCACTAGCTACAATGCGTTGGCCTTTGCGTACAGCGCCTTTGACTAGGCAAGGCACTCGACCCTTAAGAGCAACAGGGTAAGCATACTGATCAAACTTTTGTCTAGAGTTCAACAAGAATCCTGGTGCTGTACTTACAATACCAAACACTTGATCATCAAACTCTTTTGTTGTTTTTGTGATTTCCTTTTCGCCACCCAGCTTAACGATGTTACCTGAAAGCAAGAAATTATCAGCTAGGTAGATTTCCGCCATGTCAGCGAATTCTGCTTCCATAGAACGTCCACGTAGTTTAAAGTTTCCTGGTTCACCGTCATCGTCTGTGCCGCTGTAGTTCAAGTTAATACCCTGACCTATTGTGGGAAATGATGCTGTTAACCCTTGATCTGCATGTGGCGTATACGTACCTACATCTGCGCTGATGATAGCTATGTTTGTGTTAAAAACACGAATCTTCATAGCAGCATGCCATTGACCATTGGTATCTTTGATATATGTTGTGTCAAAGCCAGTATCCCTGCCACCAATTGTATTCAAACCACCGATAGGTGACCAGTCGTTTGGTGAACGCACGTAGATGATGTTTTCTACGCTATTAAACCAAAGCTGTCCTATGATAGGGTTTGTTGGGGGTGTCGGATTAGAAAAATGTTCCAACAGAGCCACTAGGTTTTCTGCCATTATTTCGCCATAGGCAGGATAATTTTTACCTAGTAGACGTATAGGGGTAGTGATATCTACCTGTCTATCTGGGACCAGTGTTAATCTTTCACCGTTTGTTTTAGTTACGTCATATGCCATCGCGCTTGGGTTCCTTTAACATATATTTACCATTTTTAGGTGACACGGATACGTAAAGTATACACTACTTGTATCACGCGGTTCGCACTCTTTTGTACGGGGTGGAAAACAATATGACTGAGCAAATAATTATTTGTGTTAGGTGCCGATCCCTTGCTCTTAAGTCCCAGTTCATTAAAGACAAACTCGCCCGTAAAGTCCGGTGCATTGTCCATGGCCAGCTGTTCCTTACTGTAGATGTTTCCCAAACTTGTTAAATTTGGTTCTGATTCCTCCAGGGTACAGGTTATAACTAGATCGGAATAATTTAAACCCTGTGTATGCACCACTTCCATTTTGTTTCTACTTGTGTCGGGATTTAACACGGGGTCAATAAAGGGATCATTATCAACGATTTTAAAATAAGTTGGATTATACAATGCTGCCACTGTACCATTATTCATATTTGTGGTAACATCTTTATAGGTTATATTACCCGTTTCGTCAATAACTACGCCGCCGTTACCGAAATGCATCTCATAGATATACATGTTTTTGTTACCAGATAACATATTTGCGGTAACTATACTCATGGTTTCTGGGTTGATAGCATTGTGCTTGTCCACAAAAACCTCTTTGGTCAGTGGATCCCAAATTTTAACATGTCCATCTATGTGAAAATTTACTGGTTCAATCATTTTGATTTCCTAATATACTATTTACCATTTATTTTAACTACCCATATAATTTACTATCTTATTAGCAATTGGGTTTTTGCTATTTTCCAACGTTTCGCCTACATCATTGTAGAATGGTACCTGATTATTCAATGATTGCAGCGGTGTATAATCGTGCAGTATAGTCTGAGCATTGACAATATAAACTGGCTGTGACATGGAGTAGAAATCTCTAAATGTTGTTCCCAATGTGCCTCTGATTAACCCGCTTATACCGGTGGCTGTTTTGATAGTATAGGTTATTCTTTCATTGCCTATCCATAAAACGCCTGGGTTTTCTGTTGTGGCATCTGGTACATTTTCCATGTTTGTCAGAGCAATATGCGTATCTGTCAGTGCAACTGGCGCTGCCAGCTGAACGACGTTACTCAATATAAATGCACTCATGGTATTATTTACATAATGTTCGCGAATTGTATGTAAACTTCCCTGCGTAACCTCGATGATCATATTATCGCTGATTCGAGCATCCATGGCTTCTTCATCATTGGCAGTTCTATAATATTTGCTCTTTGTGCTTCCTTGTAATATCAACTGTACATCACCGGCAGGAAGACCAGAATAACCTTGATATATTTTTTGTAGGTATTTGTCAAAATCTGCCTGTGTGGCTTCCCATGTTATGTCGGCATAAGAGTCGGCAATGTCTGCATTTTCGTTGACGAAGGGAGAGCTTCCATCCCAGCCCGGATCATCCCAGCCCACGGGAACAAAATTTGTACCAGTAACTGTTGTGCCTATAACCTCAGGAGTACCATAATTATGCCTATCATATCTTAATCTAATATTGAAATTGCGTATTTCTTCAAAATTAAATTCCGCAGGTTCCAGAGTGGATTTATTAATATTTCCACTTCTATTTTTATCTCTGTATGATTTGACACTGTTATAGAATGTTTTTAGTACTTCAATATTGTCGCGCTCCAGATCTTTTGGATCTTCAAAATTTTGTCCTATTAGATTATATGGCTGTATGGTACTTGCCTTAATAACCCAATTAACATTAATTTGATCGCTCATTACATAGCGCAACATAGTACACATCATGTTATTGTAATTTACCTCATAGCCTTTTACAAATATATCATGACGCAATGCTTCAACTATTATTGCGAGCTGTGAATTCAAATCATAATCCCATGGTATATTGTCCCAGGGTCTTATATCCCAACCACCGAGGCTAATTTTGTCATAGAGATCCTTGACAAATTGTATTGTTCCATTTTTTCTATATACAACATCAAAACCGCCGTCCACTGTTTTCTCGTAGATAACACCAAGCTCTAAAACTTTTATGTATTCACCGGTGGCCACTTCTGCATGATATATTTCTGCTTGTTTTTCTACTAGTAGAACTATTGGTTTAGTTTTGTCATATTTTGTACTTACAAAATCTGCATAGTACCACATTTTTGTCATATCCAGAGTGTCATTATTAAAGACATAATTTGCACTACCTATTCTTCTATCCCATGTATCTATAGTATTAACCAGATCCATATTGATTAGAAGTTCATTAACACGTTTAATGAATGTTCTTCTTGCTTCTAGCACATTTACAAACCAGCTTTGTAGATATGGTCGTATTTCATTACCGTATCTATTGAATGGATGTAAATTTTTATCATCTGGAACACGCTTACTATTAACGTAGGCAAATTTCTCATTATCTAATATAGTTACGTTGGCTATGAGTTGCCATGCAGAACTATTCCATGTGCCTGTTGTTTTTCTTTTTGCAACATATATCTTGTCATTGTATCTTACAAATGCAGATTGGTTATAAGTCTTAGATGAATTATAAGATTCATAATCTATTGTTGCTCTATAGCTTGCAAAAGTTGCAAGGCTATCCCTAAACCTAATATGCATCCATTCTGGTATTACGCAAACTGGATTGTTTTCAGATATAAACATCCATTGTTGATGTTTATCCTCACCCTTGTCCTTCATCTTTATTTGAATAACAGTACTGTCGTTATTCAAATAATTTTCAACGCCTCTGATAACAATAGCGTCCTTACTGATAGGAGCCCACCAAGCAAGGCCGGCTGCATCTGGATTTAATAATATTTTGCTTAGTTGTGATGTTGAATAAATTCTTTTTTGTTTGCTTTCTTCAGGAATTTTGTTTTTATTTTTTACCCAGAAATAATAAACAGTTGTTATAGTACCATTATCAAATTCTTGTTCTTCTACCCAACTGTATTGTGCTTTTCCAGTAGATGTGTCTGCATATGCTTCGCCACCTGAATCAGTCTGGTCAGCCCATTTGCTTGGGTGTACATTGCTTCGTGTCCACTCGTAGATGTCTGGCAGTTTGCTATCTACTGTAGAGCCCCAATTCTTAACTCTATCGGCAAGCTCGCCACTTTCATAGTCGGTAAATTTAATAGAGCTTGTATCCCACCAACGTTTTCCAACTTGTTCTTCGTACCAGCCCGTGCTAGTATAAACACTCTTAAAACTGTCAGTGGTTCTGTTGTATTTTGCAGGATCAACTCTGCTGATTATATCTATATCCTTGACCAATGCATCGTGCAGCTTTAGTTTCTTTGGATCATATAAATCAATTTTTAATAATGTTCTGTTATTGAAATAATCATATACGATCAAATGCTCTATGTTGTCAGGATTTACCGCCAGAGCTTCTGATTTAACCGTCAGCTTGTCAGTATCTCGTACTGAAACCACGCTGTAATTTCCAAAGTCATAACTTGTACTATCAAGTTTTTGCCCGGTCGTATCATCTACAATAGCAATAGGATGCACTGATGAATAGCCGCTGGCTGTTAATGGTGGCTCTATGTACCCTGCACCAGTAGCGTTTGTCAAAGGATTAAATTTTTTCTTCCATGCGTAGCCTGTGTCATCGTTGGCCTTGTCCAGATCATCCAGTGATTTGAATCGAACAGGTTTTAATGTAAACAATTTACCAGCACGTATGGTCTCTGAAACATATGCATTGATATAGAATTTTCTGTCTGGATCATCTGCGTCCAATGATTCTACTGTCCAGATGCCATTCAAACTTGCAGTCTTTGTTTCAACGTTAACCAATACAATCTTATCACCAACTGCTAGTTTGTGTGGCTTGTTTGTATAAATTCTTGCTTTGCTTGTATCTACCACACCAGGACATGCTTCCACAACGCCAACTTCTCTGTCAACAGTCTGCAATACTTGCCATGTTCCAGGCGTAAATCTGCTAAAACCCTCATCACTTAGATCTGGGTTTTTAGCACCATAATTTTCAACCAAGATATTAGGTAGATATGGCTCTTCTATATTATTGAACTTATCACTGTTATTAGTCCATGTATTAGGTGATACTGTGGTTAATGAATAATATAATTTGCCATCTCGTCTAACAAGATCGTTAGGCTTATAGGTTGCTGTTTCATCATAATGTTTAATAGACCACAACGGTTCATACTCTGGGTATAACTTGTCTATGTCTTCTAAATTTTTAATGATGTAATCTGTGTCACCTTGTATTACAGGACCAACAGTAGGCAATTTACTATGGTTATTATTGTATGTATTGAATCTTAGTGTCTTACCATATGGTCTATATACCCAACGGCTACTATCATCTTTTATGTAGATGAATTTGTCATTGGGCATTACGTCACGCTCAAACTTAATTACCTGCGGCTCTAATATCATGTCCGCAGTTCTAAGTTGGAACTCATAGTATTCAATGTTTTTTGTATTTCCGAACTCACCTGTACGCACCATGTATTCTTCGTAGGGTATTGTTCTAGAACCATCTTTGTGCGTCAGTGGCTCTAGGCTATTGAATACTTGTTTTGTTCCCTTGTTGTAAGTGATGGCATTTTTAAATAATACTTCGTTGCTTTCTTGTAAGAATAGCTGTCTTAGCTCTGGGTTTCTATTTAGACCAAACTGCGCCCGGCTGGCTTCTAGCAACTTGTTATCATTTAGCACATTTTCAATATCAAGCAAGTTTCGGCCTGCTTCTGCCAACGTGTCGTAGTTTGGTATTAAATCAAGATTTACAAAAGCGTAACCTGGAACATAATATTTTCCTGTCCATTCTTGACTCTTCTTGCCTCCCAATATGAAGCTTCGTTTCGTTGTCCCCTGTTCTGGCAGGAAGTATGTGTCATTGAATATACTTCTAGAATCCAGGTACACCATACTTTCATAGGTAACAAACACTAGCTTAATTCCATATATAGGGTTGTTTGTATTTTTAGTTCTGACTCTAAATGGTTCATCTCTAGAAACCAACAAGTCTTTGCTGAATATTGGTTTACTAAATCTATCTACGACCTGTCCAACGTTTACATCTGTACCGGTTAAATTGTACAATTGATTATTATATGTCTTGATGACGATTCCGTCGGCGGCAGGATTTAGGTCAATATAATTGCCAGGTTCTAGAGGATCATTACTCCAGAATATAAACTGCTTGCCACTTAGCTGCCAGTTTCTTAGATCACCAAGCTCAACGTCATCAAAAACAAACCCAGTGTCTTCTAGATATTTTCCATAACCTATGATAAAGTCATAGAGTTTTTGTCTATCTGTAAATTCCGTGCCATATCGCAATATTAATGGAGTTTTTATATAGGAATTCTTTTCTTTGATAACAAAGTCGCCCACTTTAATTGCAGATATTGTTGTTATAGGATTAGGTGCATAGTAGGTAAAATGTGTCTGCTCGTTGGTGAAGCCATAAACATTCCAGCCACGGCCATTCCAAACTATACGCATGGCGGAATAAAATTCCTCTCGTTCTGGATAATGGTTTAGGGTCCTAACCTGATAGTTTTCTTCAGGAATAAACAATGAAACGCTTTGAGAGTTAGCACTTGTGCTTTGAATTCTTACGCTGTTTTTATTTGTAAAACCACTTAGCAAGAATTCCTTGTTAATAATTGTATTGTTTAACACATCGTAGACTTCTGTCTTAAAGTCTTTATTAATCAACACACAGAACTCAGAGTATAAACTTTCAATGCCGGCTGTAAAATTTAATGTGCCGTCTGTTTTTTCACTTCTATGATAATCATGTTCTATTTTTGGTGTCAACCAGAATTCTGTTGTTTTATCCAGCACCTGACCCCATTCATCGACATAGGTTTTTCCCGGAACCCAATGCGTGTTAACATATTCGGTTGGATTAACTAGGTATACGGTTTTAATTAGCGATGCAAGGCCGCGCTGTGTGCTCAAAAATACCTGCTCATATGGGCTGTAATATCCAGGTGCCCAATCTACGTCTAGTTGTTCAATAAACGGTGTCAGCCAGGTTAAATCAGTAGGTGGTAATAAATTGCCATCAGCATCTACAGGAAACTCTTCAGGTGCGGCCAGGTTGCGTGTTCTTGCGAACCATGGCTTGCAATCAATAGTTGGCGGTTCTGCAACATTGCCCATTCTTAGTGCCGTCTCCAAGGCAGCTCGCTTAACAGGATCTGTCCAACTATAATATGTGTCCCACCATTCTGGCTTCAAGGTATAACCTAACATTTCCCAGGGATGTGTATGTGGTCTATCGGTGTCGTAATAATAATTATAGATCGCTCTCCAGCTTCCGATCACAGTGTTGCCATCATCACCAGTACCAATTTGATATATGAATGTGAATGGATCTAAAGCATCATAGGTTGTATTTGCCAGCGTGTATAACTGTATATCCTGCATCCAAGAATACATTTCATTATTAGAAATTTCTTTAACTTCATTTCTATTCAAACGTGTAGCTCTAAAGCCACCTGGCATGTTTTTATATAAATTAGTTCTATCTAAGAATTTAACGTCTCTGGCAATACTGCTCCAAACAGCCTTTTCATATTCGTACAGTAATCGTTCAACATGGTTAAACGGATTACCATCTGCATCCACACCGTCTACTAGACAATGTCTTGTACCATCATGCCTTATTAAGAAGTAAGTTTCTTTTAAATAACTGGTATCCCTATATATTTCCGGCTGGTAGGAGGAAGCCAAACCTATCTTTGCTAGACTTGCAGGAACCCTACTGTTGAACTCTGTGGGCCATTGTCTAATTATAATTTTAGAATTGGCTGCTGTTACAAGATTTGCAAGTACAGTATCTATCTCTATGCTTGTGTAATAACCTTCAATATCACTGATTAACTTGTAGTCTTTATTTCTAGTTAGAATTTTATTATTCCATTCTAGATGTAGTAATGTTTCTTTACCTGCTTCAAAACTTATGGGCTCTAATGGACTACTCAATGAGCAGACATTTGTGCCCACACAATCAAATTCAATGCCATATGATTCTGTCCCCCAACCCAGCATGTTACTGTGGTACCAGAATGTTCTATTGTCTGTCTGATTTAGATATATTTCTTGTAACGCAAAATCTATTAGGCTAAGTGCATTAATTTCGTTTACATCATATTTTTTAACAACTTTATCGAATTCAGACATAAGTCTGTTCATAAATTGGTCGTAGTGTTTGGCCTGTTTTATTAGTAGCTCACCGAAATCAAAAGGCAAACTTGTGGCTACTAGTGCGGTTTTTGCTAATGGATTGTTATGTTTTAATAATGTTCCGCCATTAAATTGTTGGAGAACAAAAAATTTATCCTGTATAGGGTCTATAATTTCTCTTGCATTTGGAGCGGCACTGTTAACATACATACCGTGTTGATACAAAGAGTAATAATTTATATCACTCAATGTCTGATTTAATGGATTAAGAGTCAGCGTGAACGGTGCTGTTTTATTCTTGACACCATCGTAGTCATCTTTATAATAAATGTATGACTCTAGGCCTAATTTATCACCCGTTTTAACCTTTTTAGCCAAATTAGCAGACCCTGTTAATTTCTGCATGTAGCTAACATCGCCCGTATAGTCTGTTGTGTCTGTGATAATAAAATCATAATCCTGATACACCGGACTTGTTTTATCTAGATAGTATGCACTTGTGATAAAACGCCATTTTTCTATTGGCTTGACTAACGCTGATCTGAATCTATTTCCATAGAACCATGCCAGCCTTGTATTATCTCTGGCATATGGATTTTCTACGTATTCTGCGCCTATATCATATGTATAATTTAGATTTAATGTTATTACACCATTTGTGATGCCATTGTTTGTCACAAAGGGCGAACCTAATACATTATATCTTGATATATTATTATCAACATCTATAGAAAATAATGTTAGTGGGCGTTCTAGGTTGTGACAGACGATCTTAAATTCACCATTAGAAATCAGAGGTAATAAAGATTCTGTCAAATAGGCTGCTTTTCTAGTGGTAAACGGTACTAGGCCATAACCCTCTAACTCAAAATAAAATTTTAATTCTTTATTTGTGCTAGGGTAAACATGTATAGTATCAAATCCATTGGTAGGTGGCATGATATCTGTTGACCAGGCCTCATCCTCATATAATTCTATTTGCAAATCTTGCAGTTGTGGTGTTGCGTCCAAGCCCTGTCTTGCTGTATAGAAAGGTACCAGCCTGTTTCCTATCTTATAACCGTAGGGACCTTTTATTTCCTCCAGGGTTAGACCGTCGTTTGTGTATCTTGTAAACGTTGAATCTATATCTGTACGAAATTTAATTTGGTTGGAACCAACTGTCATAGGGTTGGTTTCATCCACAACATCAAAATCTATATTACTAACTGATATATTTTTTTGCAGAATTGGATCATGCGTACTACCTGGCTTAAAGCCAAGTATTGCACCACCGCGGAAATTTATATTAGATATACTCTCTATGGCTGTGCCGTCACTCTTGAAAAATTCAAACAAAGGAGTTTGATTGGCCTCTGTTTTGTTTTGCGCCAATTGCCATTGATTATTTTTAAAAATGACCCTGTGATACAAATGATCACCGAGTGATGTTATTAGTGCACCATCATCTGTAACAGAATTTGCCACATTAGTAGCTGTTAAAGCAACGTCTGTATTTCCAAGAACATAAATTCCAGGGGTTCTAGCAAAAACAACTCTGTCACCACTGTTAACATAATAACCTACAGTGTCGCGTACATTCTTTTTACCTATGTAGTCATTAATACTTCCTGGTAATATACTTTTAATATCACCAAGGTCTCTTGTTGGCCAGTTCCATAATTTAATTCTTCTAAAAATACTAATAATAGGGCGCCTTGCCTGATTATCTGGTCTGGCCAGTTTGTCTACATCTACGTCAAGAAATTTTGCTACTCGTCTAATTATGGCAATGTGATACCAGCGATCAAACACGCTCCAGGGATTTAGATCTGGGCAGTATCTTTCCATTACCACATACTCTGGCATTTTTAATCTTAATGCGCTGCCATCCCATACTTCGCTGTCCCATTTGATAGCAGGAGGATCATCGTATGCATCTACTTTATCCCATGGACGTTTCTTCAAATAACTGGTTGGGATTCTTTCGTCGTAATCTGCTACCTTGAATAATTTAATTTGATCACCAACACCATAGACATAGAATGCAACCGGTTGATCAGGATCTTCAGATCTATACGCTTCTTCTTGATGACCAGTGAAGCATATTTTCATACCATTAAATAATTCTAATTCTTTACCTGTGGTATCATCAACTATTGTTGCATATGGTTTGTTGATAATATCATTATTGATGGAATATTTCATGGTTCCATCGGGATTGGGATTTGCGTGCAAACACAAGACTGGTAGATCAGAATCCATCCAGTAATAAAGCTGATAATCTGTTAATTTTCTATAATTGATTGGCAGATCTAATGTAAGGATGCCGTCATCTAATTGAGTACCGTCCTTTAATTCAAGGCCTTTTATTTTGAAGTAGTTTTCAATATCAACGTATGATGTTTTAGAAATAAATTCACTATCACTATTTTTAGAAATTATGGCCATGCCCGCCATGGCCTCTCTTCTTACCTGATCTGTTTCTTCTTTAAAAAATGTATCTGATTGCGCTGGTGCTGTTCTCGTACCATACATTTCTTTAAATGGCAACAATTGACCCTTAGATGTCATGACATCCAAAGTGGAATCCAACATCTTTTGATTGGGTTCTGTCTGTAATACGTTAGGCAATAACTTGTGGTTTTTTACCTTGCGTGGTTTAAGTTGTGCTGGCTTTTTACTAATGCTCATTTTCCAATCCTGATATTGCTATCTGTGATTTCATTAATAACGATAACGTCGTTTATAGTGGCTACACTTGTTACTACTTCGTCCCTGTCTGGTTGAATCTGGAATAGAGTACCAAACTTTTCATCTACACTAATGGGCACTATAACCACGCTGTTTATATCTGTTTTAAGTTGATTATGTATGTAGGCTGCAAGTTCAGTAAAGTAGAAGGTTTCGCCAAAATCAAAGTTGCCAGGTTCAAAGAATTCGTCTATGGCATTTATTACTCTGCTTTTTACTTCATTGTCGGTTAGCTTGCTCTTTGGATGTTTTACTACTTTGAATTGTGCCTGAAACTCTGGCTCTGCAAGTAGACCAAACAAGGGCATAAATTTTGCAGGATGGAATATTACCTCATCTGTTAGCATTTTAAAATCACCCAGACGCCTAAAACTTGCTCTAAGTTCTTCTGTAGTCTGAGGCAGTGGAATATCCAATAACGGATTATTCTTTTTCTTCCAACTTACAAAATCATTATTATAAGATTTAGTTAACACATATGTATCGATAATGTTTGTAAGGCTAGGATTTAATGTTTGACCGACTGGAGTTTTATGTTGCCATTTAAATGGTAATGTCATTTTACCCGACACTGTCTTAACCGCACTCTCTGGCGTAGACAGCTCTGCAGGAACAAGATAGCTAAAATCACCTTCATCGAATTCAACTAGATTAATCATTGAATCTTGAACAAAATCTGCAAATACTTCAGGATCATCTGGAATCAGGTCGCCGTCCAGATCAAGTAATGTAACTTTGACCTTAGAAGGATCAGTGTAGCCATCATTATAAACATAGTACCCTGTTATCTTAGCAGTCAAGGTAGTTGCAAATTTATTGTTGCTTAATGTAAGAACATTGATTGTGTCTAGACTTCTTGTTTTGATAGATGTATTAAATGATGGAAGGAAATTAATGTTATAAAATCTAATTAAATTTTCACTACCAAACACATATTCTAATTGTCTTGTTGTAATAGTCCAACCATCGCTTTCTCTTTCCACAACCATGAGCCATGCAGAGCTATCTGATGCTGTATCGTAATCTGCTGTTAAATCGACATCTGCTATATCGATTATAGACCAGGCTGGAATTAGATTATTAAATTTTAACCCAAAAGATTGTTTTAGCTTGAGTTTTTCAAGTATAAGGTTTCTTACTGCGTCATCGAATGTTCTAGGAAAGGCCGGTAATATTTCTGTAATTAAATCTGTGGTTAAGATTGGTTTACTTAATTCCACAACACCGTTGCCGTTCAATAAACGGCCAGTGTAATTACTATCAGCATCCTCTATTCCTAAACCATCCCCCTTGATGTCTATAATAGTAGTCCATTCGTATGTGTTATCTTCTTTGACTAATTTTAGTAGTGCACCAGGTCTAACATTTCTAAGAGGGCCGGCGGTCGTAAATCCTAATTTTTGTGGTGTGGGATCGCCATTAGATAAAGAAATATATCCGTTACTACCATTAAGGTCATTGTATGCAACACGCCAACGGAAGTCTATTAACTTATAGATATAAGAATCTACAGGATGAAACTGTCTGCCTGTGCCGTACTTAGTTCTAACTACACCAACAAATTTATTATTAATGACGTTTGTATAACTAAAAACTTCTCCATTTATACTCAATAGTCCGCCATCTATATCAAAACTATCATAAGGGTCTGTAGTATTAATAGACGTTGCTTGTATCTCTGCAGGCGTTACGTTTTGATTAATTGCCTCTGCTAATTTTGTTTTATAGATTGTGTCGCCAATTTTTACTGTAGGTATGGTTGTTGTAGACAACGTACCCTTAAGGTCTAATTTACCATAATAAAAATCTAATAGGCCGACATCACTTAATCTGCGTTCTATGTGTTCGTTTAATAGGTCAATAATTCTAACATTAGAGTTGTCTGCTATATAGGTACTGTTGATTCCTTCTTCTCTATAGATATAACCATCATCTGCAAATTCTATTAGCGGCCTACTTTTGCCAGTTGGATCCTTAAGATCAACATAGCGTGTGTGGCCACTAAATGTTCTGTTCTCAGATTTTAACAACAAGATGTCATTATTAAGTGATCGCATAAAACCATTGTAGTCGTCGCCGGTGACCATGCGATTTTTACTGTAAAATGCCTGTGGTGCATTTTGCTTGATTTCATCTAGAGATTCCGCAGGTAGGCCTGTTACCATGTTTTCCTGCAACTCTAAGGTCATGTATAAGGTCTGTCTTGTGTTATTGTCATCAATGTAAGAAATTTCAAATGTAGTACCTGATATTTCCCCTGCCTTAACACGTACATAGGCGTTCTCTGCCTGTCTGTACCAATAGCGCAGAGTGCCAGTTGGTGCATTGGTAAAGTCACCATCACCAAATTTAATGCTTGTTGTATCAGTGTCGCTGTAGATTATTTCATATAGATTTTTGTCTGTATTGCCGTATGAATTTGCAACAAGGTTGGTGTAGTCTAGAGTGTTAGCACGTTTCCAGGATGTTAAAATGTTTCCATTGGAATCTATAGTTTGAACATAATAATCTTCTTCGCTGATATCAGAAGTTGCAAAGATATCAATAACAAGGTTAGCCACTGGTGTTGTTAGATCAACAGTATTTTGTTGTATAAAACCTTGTTTTGCAAAAATAAAGAATCCAGTTTTAGCACTGCCCACGCCTTTGCCATCGTTTCTATACAAGGTAGAGAATGCAGCATTGTTGTCAGGTTCCTTTTGCACAATAGCACCATTTTGATCTAGTTGCAGAGGCAATAGGTCAAAATTTAAATTAAATCCGTCTGCGGTTGCAGATATAGGATAACTGATCAAAGGCTCAGAATTGTCAAAGTCGTATATTTCATATAACACACCTGTGTCTGAGTTAGACAGGCGTTGTACTGGTGTGCCAAATTGTGTGAGCTTGTTAAATGCAGAATTAATTACCTTGATAAAACGCTCGTATTCTATTTCGCTAGGATCTGAGCCCCAGAATATTGTTTGATTGGCAAGGTTGTTGCCTGTACTGTCTAATATCTGTTCTGTTGTTTGAACGGCAATAACCTTAATAAGACCCTGTGCAGGGCGAACACGCTTGGGCTTATAGCTCAACATGCGAGCTATACGCAACACACTTTCACGTTTTTCTGCTGTATCTAAAACGTTCTCCCTTGCGTTCAAGTCCATTCTAAACGCAAGGTTTTGTCCCACATATGCTACAAGATCAAGCAGTGCGACAAACTCACTGTTCTGAATATAGTCGTTGAATTCTTCAGGGTAGTTGGCCTGCATGTATGCCACCATGGCCTGTCGTAAGGTGTCGAAATCATAGCTGGCGAACTCTGCGTTCTTAAAGGTGGTGTATACCAAGGACCAGTCTTCTGCTCCGTATAAATTTTCTTGACGTATTGCTTTAGACATTATGCTTCAACCTCGGTGGCGATATCTCTCTGGTATACTGCCAGTAATTCGGTAATAGTGGAAGTAGGTATAAATTTTAATTGTATTGCTACTATAATAGTTTTTTCTGACTCTGAAACATCTGTTCTTAGAAGTTCAAGTCTAGGATCACGCTTGCAGATTCTTTCTGAATCTGATTTAATCATTTCAACAACATCAGGGGTCATAGGGTCAAATAGTAGGTCCCAGACTATGCTACCAAATTCAGGAGCCATGAGTCTTTCACCTTTTCTAGTATAAAATTCATTGAGTAAACCGCGCTTGACAAGCTCTATATCATATAGTTTAAAATTGCCATGCGTTTTATCAACGGTGCTATAACCTCTAAATGTTCTCATAACAATTATTTATTTGGAAATAATATAAGTATTTAATGAACAGGAACTACTATGAACAAAAATGATTGGACTACAAAAGGCCTACCTAGTCAGGTAATGGTCCTGTGTGAAAACAATAACAAAGCCATGCCGGCAGACGTAATCAGCATGAACGAAAAAGTCCTTGTCGCTGCCATACAGGGCGTCAAAATCACCCTAACCAATCGAAATAAAACTGGCGTATATGTGGGTAAAATGGGTGGTCTTGATTTAGTTTACAAGTCATAAATAGCCTTGCGGTCGTGCCAGAAAAGAACTTTCGCTAACAGCATGGCCAGGAGAATTACTATGAAAAAATCGGTTCTCGGTGTTTTAATTGGTGCTGCCGTATTAACAGGTTGCGCCAGTACTGACTATAGGTTGTATGCTGAAACTCAACAGCGCATTGCCACTGCACAGGCCCAGGCGCATGCCGCGGCTGAAACAGCACGATACGCTGCCCTGGCAGAAATCGCTAAAAATGGCGATGCCACAGCAAGAGTCGCAGCGGCTATGAGTCTAAGTTTAGGCGGCGGCGCAGGTGGTGCCCATACTGCTCAGCAGGCAGTTAACGTTAACCCACCAAAGAGTTGGGGTGATACTGCATTGCAATGGACTAGTGTATTGTTACCTAGCACCGTGCAGGCCTTGGGCATCGCAGCCAACCAGAGGGTTGCTATTACCCAGAGTAACAATCAGGCTGCTATTGCACAAAGTACAAATTCTACATTTGCTACTATGAGTACAAACATGGCTAAGTCAAATACAGACATTGCTAATGCAGGTTTGACTGCTACAACAACCACAGCGGCCAATGGCTTGACTGCTGCCACTGCTATTGCGAACAGCGGTTTAACTGCCGTTACTACTACTGCGGCCAATGGTTTAACTGCAACTTCTGCTACTGCGGCTGCTGGTATCACTGGTATTGTCACAACTAGCGCAAATGGTTTGACTGCTGCCACCAATATTAGTAAGGATGCGAATACTGCAATTACCAATGTAAGTAACGCTGCCAATACTAGCATACAGACTCTGACAAATCAGATGAAAGAGTTGCAACCTAATATTACGACTACAACTACAACTACTAATAACACTACCAATAATAATAATCTAACCTGTCCTGCAGGTAAGACATTAACTAACGGTAGTTGCGTTTAATGAAAAAAAGGAGCCTAGGCTCCTTTTATTTTTAGGCTACTGCTTGGCGTCTGTCTGGCATACCCAAGTATTCTGCCCATGCTGGGTCCCTATATACATAGGGGCTCATTTCTTTGACGGCCTTGACCATTTGCCAATAATTGGGTTCGTGTGGTTTGGTCAGTGGTTCCATGACCCTGGCGCCTTTAAGCCAGTTGCAGGTTGCACAACAGGTAACCATGTTACTCCAACCACTGCCTCCACCTAGGCTTTTTGGTTTTACGTGGTCAAGGGTTAGATCCTTTGCTGTGAATCTGTCACCACAATATTGGCAAGTATAGTTATCCCTAAGGTATACCATTTTACGATTGAACAGTACCCTGTGCTTGGGTCTGACGTATTTTTTAGTCATAACTATGCTAGGCACTGGCATTTCTAACTTCTGACTGCGTACTAACCAGTCGTCGTGATTTTTGATAACCTGCACCTTATTTAGAAAAACCAATTTGATTGCTGTCTGCCAGTCAATTACACTGGGAGGCAACAAACAGAGTGGTTGTCCGTCATAGTTTAATAGTAATGTATCGCTCATGTTATATGATTATTTAAGCCTTGACAAAAAGTCAAAACCATTATATAGTGTTAAATATTATATGTCAATAACAACTTAGGAGTTCACAACATGGACATCGACTCAATTGACCATCACATCAGAACACTGACGAATCAGCACACTAAACTAGAGCGCGATTTGGATCAAATGCTTAAACAGAAAAGCTGGAACGAATACGATGCAGAAAACATCAAAAAGCAGAAATTAAAAGTCAAGGACGAATTGAGTAGAATGTATAGGTTGAGGCATGAAAAAATGAACGAAATAGAGTGGGATTAATGTGACTAGTATTGTGGACTTGGAACAGGCGGTAAGCCATCTTGAAATTATCAGCAAACAACTACATACTCAGGCTCTGGAATTTTACCCAGGGGAAGAATTTGCCACGTTAGACCGAGAAAACGTTGAAGTTCTCGAGGCAATCAGTGATATCAAACGATCATTAGATTTGATAAGGATAAACAACGGGCTAACCGATTTAGAGCACCAGAAACACAGGTTAGAAACTAGGCAACAACAATTAGAGGATTTCTTTATGGAGACCTCAGATGATTTTCTCAACAACAGCCTAATGAGTCTGCACTCAGATATTATGCAGACAAAAAAAGAATTGCATATCAAAAGGCATCAAGAAGTAAATATAGTTTTGAACGAAACAACAAATAAACTTCTTGAACGATACCAATTGATATGAGTTATACCACAGAAAAAGTTTTATCAGTTACGCACTGGAACGAGCGTCTTTTTAGCTTTACCTGCACTAGACCGCAGAGTTTTAGGTTTGTCAGTGGCATGTTTGTCATGATCGGTCTAATGGTAGACGGCAAACCTTTGCTACGTGCTTATAGCGTTGCGAGTCCTAGCTGGGACGAAACTCTGGAATTTTATAGCATCCATGTTGAAAATGGACCGCTGACCAGCCGACTAAACAAAATACAAGTGGGCGATGAGGTGCTGTTGGGCACCAAGCCCGTGGGCACCTTGTTAATGAACAACCTACTACCAGGAAAGAATTTATGGTGTCTGGCAACCGGCACTGGACTGGCACCATTTATGAGTGTTATGCGCGATCCAGAAATTCTGGAGGCCTATGACAAAATTATAGTAACACACACCAATCGATATCACTCGGAATTTGCCTATCAGGATTATATTAAAAACGAGTTGCCAAATCATGAATATCTAGGCGAACTTATACGCGACAAACTAGTCTACATCCCCACAGTTACTAGGGAATCACAACCAAAATTTGTCAGCGGCCGCATAACAGATCTGCTAAAACAGCCCGACTTCTATAGACTATATGGACTGGAACAAATTAACATACACAAAGATCGTGTAATGATCTGTGGTAACCCTGATATGGTACACGAACTAGCAGATTGGTTCGAAGAGAAAAGCTGGAAGATGGGCAGCGCCAGCAGTCCAGGGCACTTTGTCATTGAAAACGCTTTTGTTGACAGATGAGGACAGGCTGGCACATGAAAAAAATACTCGGCTTATGGACCAACCTAGGTGAAAACTTTAGACGCATATATGTGCCGGCGCACATACTTGCCTTTATTGCTATCGCAACGTTGTTCACTGGCCAGACCTCATTAACATGGCTACTGCTCATTTACCCAGCATGGTTTATTCTTGGTCACATTGGTTTTGGTATTTTTATTCACAAGTATTGGTGCCACAAAAGTTTTAAACCAAAGCAATGGGTGGCTAGACTAGGAGCATTTCTGGGTCTGTTTGCCGGTACGGGGAGTCCTGTAATGGTCAAAGCCATACATATAGGAGAACATCATCCGCACACTGACACCCAAGATGACCCACATACGCCACTAAAAGGTTTTTGGTGGAGCTATTTCATGTGGTTGAATCATAGGTGGGATTTAAAAAAGATATGGATCGTCAAAGATCTAATGAAAGACCCGTTTATAAAATTCTACCACGTACACTACTATAAAATTTATTGGGGTATGTGGTTCTTATTAGCCTTGATTGATTGGAGATTGGCGGTATTTACAATAAGTTTTACCACCGTTATAGAATTCCACCTGTCAGGTATCGTTAATAGCTTCGGTCATATTGCACACAAAGGAAGCTATCAAAACTATCCAGACTGTGGCGACAACAGCCAAAACATTCCATGGGTTAGTTGGCTAACATTGGGTCTGGGATTACACAACAATCATCACGGAGAACCATGGAATTATAATTATGCAAGAAAGCCAGGAGAATTTGATTTTGCTGGCTGGTTCGTACCGCTAATTTCTATAGATAAAGAGAAAAAGAATGGATAACTTAAATCAAAAGGTCATTGACCTAGTAGCAGAGCACTTTAACGTTAAACCTAGTATTATTAATAACGATACTAAATTTATCTCCGACTTGAACGGTGATAGTCTAGATGTCGTAGAACTTATACTTTTAGTCGAGGACAAGTTTAATGTTATTATTGACGAAGACATAGCAGAAACTATGATCACTGTTGGCTCGTTGATTGATTTCTTAGAGAAATCTACAGCATAAATTTTTCAGCCAGTCGCCTTGGGTCATCATTAATGCCCGATAGGTTAACGTTAATGGTCAGCCTGTCTAGTGGCCCGTGATTCCATATGCTATGGAATTTTCCAGTATCAATAAAATACCAATGACCATCAGCAGGAATTTGGAAACGAGTTCCTGCTATTTCATACCAAGCATTATCTCCGCCAAATAGTGTGGCATGTAGCCGTATTCCTCGATAATAAGGGAAATCAACATGGCTGCTTAAATAGCCTTTATTTTTTAATTCCAACAAGCTGGCCTTGGTTATGTTTGACTTAAATTTTGAAAATACGGTTTGAAAATAACTTGTATAAATTTCTGTTGGTTCGACAAAGTCGTTTTCGATTAGTTCAGGAAGTTTTTTGTTCATGTATAAATCTTCTGGGAACACTTCGCCTAATTCAGCGTCCCTTCTGACAAAATGATCTTCCAGTGGCGCTGCTGAATTATTTCTAGACAAAAATCCCAGGCCTTTATATCTATCGTATTTTTTACCTGAACTATTTCTATTAATACTCTTGGTACTATGTTTTTCTAGTAGAGTCCGGACTTCTTCTCGCATCTTTATCAAGTCAAAACTATAATAAGATGGTAGCCTAAAAAATACATAATCTAATTCTTTTTGATCCTTGTACCATTCGTCTAAGGACTTGCTATACTTCACAGTATCAATACTATCCCCCCAGGGTTCATTAATATTGATTTTCATATTTTTTAATATGCTCAAAGAAAGGCGCCAGTTTGAAGTCAGGTGTTAGTCTGCCTCGTCTATTGTTGCCTGGATCGGGCAGATCTGAACCCGCAGGGCTCCAGTCTGTAATTTTGACCCAGGATGTAGTATACTTTTTATCTGCTTCAACGGGAAAAAATATTACATTCTTTTCATCATAGCCATTGATCTTATTCTGATTCTGCGCCCAAGAGGCATCAACTCCCAATTGATCACAGACTAGGCTAACCATTTCGTCCCAGGTCCAATTTTCGTGTTTCTCAAGGCTATATCTTCCTACTTGTCCTACGTTGCGGAATCTTAAAATAGCCTTATTATTAAACCCATTTACCAATTCTAATAGGCGTTTTGGTACGTTGTTGTTGACACCTTTTTGCAGTATGGCGCCCACGTTAACATTCATCTTTACTGCTAGACATTCTTCCAGGGCTTTTACTTTGCGTTCGGCCCAGGCGCCGCCACCATCCATAACTTTGTAGATTTCATTGTCATCTGCACCGTTCATGCTTAGGTAGATACTACGCATGCCGGCGTCTGCTAATTCTCTCGCATAACCTGGTCTCGCAACCATGAGTCCATTGGTCATCATTGTTGGTCGGTGGCCACGTATTTTGATGTTGTGTACAATGTCCACCAAATCGATTCGAACGGTTGGTTCTCCACCAATCAATCTGATTTCTGCTTTGTTGGGAATTTGATCCAAAACTTCATAAAATCGAGCCACATCCAGATCCGGACCGATTCTATTAGGTGTATAACAATTGGCACATTCCATGTTGCATTTGTGCGTTACGTCCACAAATATACTATAGAAATGGTTGTCTTTTGGTTCAAGTTCGTAGTAGTTCATATCATTACTTATTTTAAAGAATTGTTTATCTTGACAAATATTTCTGATTATGCTACACTAGCGAAATAGCAACCAAACTCTGGAGTTCACATGGACAAACCCTGGCAAGTTATTAGCAGCCTAGAAGATCACAATCTCCGCACAAACAAAGAGCAAATTATCCTGGCGCAAGCAGAGGCTGGCAATTCAGAATTTTTTGAAGGGTGCCGGCTGGCAATCGATCCCATGGTTACTTTTGGCATTAAACAAGTACCAGAACGCAAGGGTCCAGACGGTAAGGGACTAGATTGGGATACTTTTAGTCTAGTCATTACCGGCTTTGTGACGCGAAATGTAACGGGTAATACTGCACGTGACATGATCAATGACATGATGTCTAATGCCACAAATAAACAGTGGAACGATTGGTATCGTCGTATTCTTATTAAAGATCTGCGTTGCGGTGTCAGCGAAAAAACAATCAACAAGGTAGTTGAAAAGAAATATTCGCAGTACGCCATTCCCCTATTTGGGTGCCAGCTGGCACACGACTCAACTAACCATGAGGAGAAGGTATGTGGCAGAAAACTAATCGAAGTCAAACTGGATGGGGTGCGGGTTTTGACCATCGTCTATCCCGAGGGTCGAGTGGATCAGTTCAGTCGCAACGGCAAGGAATTGCTGAACTTTGGTCACATCAAGGAGCAGTTCGCAAAAATATCAGCTGGTTTGACGGAGCCCATGGTCTTCGACGGCGAGGTGATGTCAAGTAGTTTCCAGGACTTGATGAAACAGGTGCATCGCAAGGAAAACGTAGCGGCTGGTGATGCTGTATTGCACCTGTTTGATCTACTGCCACTGGCAAATTTTGAACAGGGTTTTTGGAAACTGTCACAGCGTGAACGCAGTGACATGTTGATCAATTGGTATGACACCAATCATGATCTATTGCCTAATGTTCGTGTTCTAGAACATGAAGATGTTGATCTAGACACAGATGCGGGCAGGAAAATTTTTAAAGAAATCAATCAGAGGGCTATTGACGGTGGCTATGAAGGCATCATGATCAAGGACCCAGGAGCATCATATGAGTGCAAGAGAACTGTATCATGGCTCAAACTCAAACCGTTTATTGAGGTTTCGCTTGAAGTTACAAAACTTGAAGAGGGCACTGGAAGAAACGTCGGAAGACTTGGGGCGTTTGTTTGCGAAGGTGTCGATGACGGCCGTAAGATTTCAGTTAACGTTGGTAGCGGTTTTAGTGATTCTGATCGCGCTGAGTTTTGGCATTCAGCTGATCAAGTACGCGGCCAAATCGTGGAAGTGCGAGCAGATGCAATCACACAAAACCAAGACGGAAGCTATAGCCTGCGGTTTCCCAGGTTCCTCAGATTCCGTGGTTTTAAAGTAGGAGAAAAGCTGTGAGTTTTATTCAATATTTGTGGCAACGATCGGAATACTACACAAAGTTTTCCATGATCTATTTTATCTGTATTGCTGTACTGACTACCATATCATTTACATACGAGTCTAAAAATTTATATTTGTTCACACAGGCCATGATATGGTTTTATGTAGCGTACATGTTTGGCTATGAGATCGCCTACAAGTCTCTCAGGGAAAAATATGAAAGATTCCAAAAGGAACAAAACGAACTTTTTGACAATATCAAGGATCCAAAATGAACAACACAGTGGATAAGAGTTTTGAGCTGGAACAACAATTTCTAGATTGCTGGACTATTACCAGTAACATTGACACTCTACTAGAAGGTGTGTTAGAATATGACATGACGCCCGATCAGATTGCTAATGCTCTGCTAGGCATCAAGGAACTATACGAAATTAAATTTGACAAAGCATTCCGTACATTTGAAAGTGTACATGGTGATCTTTGTCGCTTAACTAAGGAACATAATAATGCGTGAAGAACTGGACAAGCAACTTTGCGAAAAATACCCAAAGATTTTTGTTAACCGTTACAAGCCCATGACAGAAACAGCAATGTGCTGGGGATTCGACCACGGCGATGGATGGTATCAGATCATTGATAGTCTTTGCGGTCAGATTCAACATCACATTGATTGGAAGAATCGTGACGGAGAAAAAGTAGCACAAGTTGTAGCAGATCAAATCAAAGAAAAGTTTGGCGGACTACGTTTTTATTATCACGGTGGTGATGACTATATCAGTGGTTTGGTTAGCATGGCTGAATCTTGGGCGGCTAATACTTGTGAAACATGTGGTGCTACCGGACGAATGAGAACTGGTGGCTGGATAAGGACTCTTTGTGATAAGCATGCTGAAGAAATGGGCTACGCCCTTGATGACGACACTGAGGAATCAGTGGAGGCTTAAATTTATGAACAGGCATGATCTTGGTGTTGTATTGGCAGCACAACTAATAGAATGTGTTAATCAAAGAAAGTACAGCCACAATAGCAATATTGATCATAAGTACAGCCATCTTACTGATGACGGCAAGGCCTTGATGTCTGATCTTATAGAAGCCATGGTGCCAGTGGCCTGTGCTATCAGTAATAGAGAAATCAAGGAAAAGGCCAGTGATCTCATGGTGGATAGTCTTAAAAAATGAAAATTACTGCACACAAATCCAATATTAAAACTATTAGGCAGAGTGATCCTGATTTCATTCTCAACGACGGGCCCGTGATTGCGCCCAGAGCAGGATTTGAATTTAGTAAGCATTGTCCTACAGAATACAAACTTGTTGTTTCAGAATGTATTAATCGAGGATGGTTAAAACCTGTAGCGCATATTACCCAACAAGAATATTTCATGGAGAAATTATCAAAATGACCAATCCATTTAAAGATCAAGAACGTTTCATGCTAGCCTGCGATCAAACTGTCGGCGAACATGATTACAAACAATATGAATTGTACTATGGTCTAATCAAAGAAGAAGTGGCAGAACTATTGGCCGCGCATCAAAAAGGAGATCCAGTAGAACAACTAGATGCATTAATTGACATTCTGGTTGTCACTGTAGGTGCTATACATAGTATGGGCGCAGACGGCGAGGGAGCATGGAATGAAGTTATGCGTACTAACTTTGCTAAGATTGATGCTGATACTGGCAAGGTTCGTAAACGTGCAGACGGTAAAGTTCTAAAGCCTGAAGGCTGGCAACCGCCTAATTTAAAACCTTATCTTAAAGATTAATAGGGCCAGGGTCCCTTTCTAGTTGCCAGTTGTTGCTCACTAGATGTGTCTTCTACCTGTGTCTTTTGAGTATCATCTAGTCCTTTAGGTAGATATCCATAGTGATTGTAGTAGGCACGCATGAGTGCTGCCTTCTTGTCCGCAGGATAATTAGGATCTTTCTTTACCTGACCAATGGCTTTTCTAAATCCCTTGTCTACCACCTGACTCTCTGAGGGATTTTTGCCGTAGTCTAGGTATAGTATAACTGCCGCTTCTCTGGCTCTTCTATCTCTATCTCTTTCGTCGGCTGCAAGATAGTCAGCTATTCTATCCCATCTGCGCTTTTTAAGCCAGGGCAACATGCTAAGTTTTCTGCCTTCATACCAAATATAACTGGCATCGCCCACTTGGTTTTGAAAACTTACTAGCGCATCAAATACGGGAATGGGTACAGTATCTAAACCTGCAGAGCGTAGTAGGTCTTTTACCGCCTCTTCGTCTTTCTTAATTTGATCTCTAAACATCTTATCTGCAAGGGCGGGGCTTACGCCATTGGTTGCTACGTCCTCGTCTAATCCTTCTATCTTGTAGACATTAGAATATGCCACGTGATCATCATAATCAGGGGTATACTCGCTGGCGTCTTTCTGATATAACTTTTGATCGTACGCCGTAGCTTCAGTGTTAGTATCTTTGTCTTTAGTTTGATCAGCATACTGATCTAACAATTCTTTATTTTTGCTTGTGCGAATTATTGTCATGTTAGGTTACCCTCACATTTTTACGTATTACTTCCATCTGCTGTGCCACGGTTCTTGTGGTTTCAGTCTTATTACCACCAAACTGTCTCATGTCAGGATATGCCCATTGCGGGTTGCTCTTGTAGAAATCGCTAACTGTTTGATTAGGATTGGTTCTAGATGCTTCAACCAGTGCGGGATATGCCGCTTGACCATGCCACCATGTTCCACGTGCGTCTGCCATGTCATATCTATGGTTGGGATTACCCCATGCATTGGCAACTTTTTCTTGATTGGAGTTAACAAGATTTTTTGTTGATTGTCTAAACAAGGCCTCATCAGCCTTTTGTGCCTGCTCGCTTGTGTGTGATTTACCATCAGCAGATACAAGGTCATCCAATTTTGGCGGTCTATTGGGGTAACCTATAGCGTCGCGTTCTGTTGGTGTCATTGAATTCCAGGCTTGCTCTCTTGCTCGATCGCTCATGCCATAATAACCGCCTATGGTAGACGCATTGTCCAATGACGTGCGTAGCATTCTACCGTTGCCGCTTTCTTTTTCTCTTGTTATTCTTTCAAATTCATTAGCATTAAATGCACCCACATTACTACCACTGTATGGATTTAGATCTACAGGTCTGTTTAATATTAGCGAATTAGTATTTGATACACTGCCTGCACCTGCATTGCCAGACGGAGCTGTTGTTGGTGCTGTTGCGCCGCCAACAGGATTGCCCATGGCATCAACTGCGGGTTGTTCTGTACCATAGCCAACTGTGCCTTCATTGTTTGGCACAGGATTGTATGATTGTTTCATGGTCTGAACCATTTCTTCTGTCATACGTGCTTCTTCGATCTTAAATTCTTCTTCGCTAATTTCACCTCTCTTGTAACGCTTGAGGTTTTCCTGCATGCGCTTGCGCCACTTCATGTACCATTCATATTTTTCTTTACTTGTTGGTCTATTTGCACCGCAGCTTGGTGGATAACTTTCGTCTTCTTCCTCTTCGGGTTTTTTCTCCTTGTCAGGATCCTTCTTCATGTCGGCAGCACTTTGTTTTTGTATTTTACCTGAATGTGCTCTCCACTTTTCATGCTCAGGTACCACAGTACAAATACTTTCAGTTACTTCATCATTATTAACCAACTGATTAATATAAATTTGATCTGTCAACTCTGCAGGAGGCCCGTTCATGTCAATTCTACCAGCTTCTTCCACGTGGGATACTTCACTGTAGATATAACTTGACTCCATGCTTGTTATGGTGGTGTCTACGCCTGCATAGGTTGCTATATTGGTTCCGGCTTCTAGTGTGACATCATCTTCTTCTGCTTTAATGTTTACGCCTATACCAGCTTCTATGTTGACATACTCGTCTGCACGTAGGTTGATATTTTTTTCAGAATGTATGCTCACAGAGTTACTTGCGTATATGCACACTTGACCATCAACGTTCATTTCAAGCCAATTTTCTCCATCTCTACTGATCATGTAGATGTGGCCCTGCGTGTCATCTAACAACAACTGTGTTCCGTTACGTGTTCTAATTCTTATTTGCCTGTTATTGCCGTCTTTGTCTCCATCGTCAATATAAAACTGCTGTTGCTGAGGACTCAGTATACCCATGACCTTGCTAGGGCTTTCTCGTTCTACACTGGTGCTGGTCAATCCACGCAGGCCATCTTCATCTAAGCCCTGTTTTACCAAGGCATTATACAAAGGCTTGTGTAAGACGTATAATTGTAAATCTGGATTTCTATCCTTTTTGTTCTTAGGTGCTGCTGGTTTTGGTGCACCATCATATGTGCGTTTTGCTGGAATTCCAGGTATACTAATCTGTGTTCCCCGCTGATACAAGCAGGCGAACCAATAACCTAATTCTATTCTACCACCCGCAAACGCAACAAGAACTCTAGTGTCTATGTCTGGAGGCACGCCCCACCAACCGTAGCTTTTAATGGTGTCTTCGTATTCTGTGACATTTAACCCCTGATCAAATAAACTTGTGCTGCCTGCAAATGGGCTTGCATAGCTTACTGTAATCCAGTTTACTTTGTCTCTAGGATCTCCACCAAACTCGGGAATAAAAACTTCTAGTCTACCAAAATAAAGAGGGTCATAGTTATCCTTGACTATGCCCACATGAACGCCAACCACGCTGCTTATGCCGCGTTTGTCTGTGGAATTTTTATTAAATTCTTGCGGTGTGTAATTTTGGCCAGAAGGGTTTACTATCTTACTCATCCGCCCGTCCTTCCTTTACTGGCATTATCTATATAACGCAATTCTGTATTGCCTGTTTTGTTTGGGGCCGCGGTGCCGGTAAAGCCGCTGGGCAACAAATATTTGTCTGGGCCTTTTCGACTGGCGGGCACACCCACGCCGTAATTATAATAGTCATTGATCGCTGTCACGCCTTGATCAAAGTTTTCATATTTGTTATATCTACCTGTTCTTACATCGTGACCAAGGCCACCTGGGTTATTAAGCGTTGCGGGGCCTTTCCATTCTGTATTCTTTTTCCAATCTTCCAGGCCGCCGTTATTGCTCTTTTCCAGGGCAAGTGCGGTCATCGTTTCAGGGCTATAGGATTTATATTTTTGTACCCCTGCATCTGCAAATGCTTGTTTGTTTATTCCATCCAGATGCTCAAATTTAGAATTCAATTGGTTTATGTATTCTTTCTTGGCCTGGGAATATGCTTGTTCTTTGCTGATACCCTGTTTTACAAGCTCATTGGCTCTATCTACTGGATTGTTAACTGTTGGTGCAGGGAATTTTGATTCCAATTCTTTTCTTCTATCCAGAGCACGTTGCACACTGGGATCGGAGCTTACTGTGTTCTGTGTTACTCGATCTTCTGCACCAAAATTAGGATTCTGACTGGAAAGGTTTGCATTTTCTAATTCTTTTGTGCGCTCCTCGCTAATTTTATTAATGGGCAACTGACCTTGGTCATTTACATTCTGGCCGCCCTGTTGTTGCTTTTCAGGTTCACCACCGCCAGATTGTGATAGGACTTGGCTTATATAATTTTCAAATGTGGTATATTGACCATTGACAAATCTAGGAATTATTTTACTTGGTATTGTATTATTTCTTTTACACTCTAGAGTCTGCGTCCATTTGCCATCTCTAAATGTGTTTATTATACTGCCCACCTGATATATTCCAGATATAGTATCTGCCATATCAAAGATCATTAAATCGTCTACAGTATCGTTACTAGGCAATTGTGCACAATAATATATTTGTGCAGGACCTGCATAGAAATTTTGTCCTTTCTTGCCGTAATTTGGCCAGGCCACAGTTCTAGAATTAAAATCAGGATCGGGCCCTTTTAATTTGTCCTTTACTTCTGTCTTTACTCTGTCTGGCAGATCTATCTTGTCTATGCCTGCTAGACCGGCATTCATAAAGTTGGGCTCACCTATCCACCAGGGATCTCCTATGATCTCCAAGGTAATCTGCATTAGATCAAAGGGGCTGGCCAACACGTCATATATTTTTTGCACCAGGAATGTATTTTCTATATGCTCGTCGCCTCTATGCTTGATAATTTCTGTAGGTTCTATTCTTGGTCTAAGCTGTGGGTAACCCTGTAACAAATATCTTGAAACTTGACTAAATGGAATATCCTCTAGGTACGGTGCTTGTTGTGGATGATCTGGAAACACGGGGTCAGCAGGGCCAGAGTCACCATAGGTGTAGGGTGTTTTCTTTCTATCCCAGTTATATTTTTGTGCGTCCTCTAGTCTACCATCAGTGGTTTCACCATAGTCTGTCCAATACTGTGGTATACCTGGTAAGAAATATTGGCTATTAAGACCCAGTGTCATTTTAATAACATCTGTATTCATACCAGTGTACCAATGATAGTATGATTTTCTTAGATAACCTTTTCTAATCATCTCATCCAGTCTACCCAACAAGGTCTTGGCAAACTTATCTTCATTGATTAGGTCGATCTCATCAGGAAACTGATACATATTAGGCTGATCTACTAGATATACTACATAGAAATTTTTAACGGCATATCGTCCTCGCACATGGTCATATTTTTTATATACAGTATGTGTGGCCACCCTATAGAATTGGTGTATCTTCTGCAACATACTCTCATTATTTTTCTTGTTGGCCTTACTAGCACCCTGGGCGTCTGGTGTCTGTGGTCTTTCTTTTCCAGGCATGAGATCTTCTGTGCCCTTGGACAAGGACAGCACATCAAAAATCTGCGCCATGATCGTGGTGCCTTTTTTAGCGGTTACGTCTATCTTTTTATTTGTTTCCCTGTTCTGCCTGCTTTTATTTTCATAAGAAGTGTCTTTACCAGGATCATGTATCTCTTTGGTTTTTAATTCGTAACTTTTTATCTTAGGATCTAAAATAAAATAAAATTCATCATGGTAAGGATCGCCAGCAGCAGGGTGATCGCCACCGCCGCCTTTTTTGCTACCTGCTTTTTGTCTAGCTTCAGCTAACTTAAATTGTTGTAATTCTAATTCTCTTGCGTACTTTTGGAAATATTCACCAACTGTGCTAACGTCCTTGACCGTGATGGTGTCCACCATCTGCTGCAATATATCTGACTGTACATAGTCATATTCCATGGCAAACGTTGCATTATATTCTGTGCCTTTTTCGCTGATGTTTCTTATTTCCCACTTGTTTATTAGTATTGGAAATATATAGTGGAATTCATCTTTGTCGTAATTTTCTGCACGTAAGTCTACTTCTAAGAAATATCTTGCATCTAACCAGTTGATAATTCCCAACTTGGCGGCGGCCAGTCTTAGATAATCTAATAGCCTACAGCCCAATGGTTCTGCAATTTTTAAGTTGCCCATTTGGTGATAGGCCATGGAACTTTGCACATTAACGTCCGTTAATGATTTCCACTCCAATTCTTGAAAGAAAAATTTACCCGTGGTCGCAGTTTCGGCTATCACTAATCCCAATTGAGGGTTCATCTTGGTTACCAATTTAGGATGAACCATGGTTAATTTTAAGTAATAGGTATCAAACATAGTTAATTATTTAACGAGGTACTCTTGTATCTCGGAGGTCGCCGGCACCAAGCCTGGGGTTCATCACATAACCAAAACCACCGAAGAATTTATTAATTGCGGGCGTTGTCTGTCCAATTATGCTGCCCTGATCTGGTGGTGGGGGCTGGCCAGGAGGCTGGCCAGGCACTGGGGGTGCGGGCACAGGTTGTGGTATAGGCGGCTTAGGTTGTCCTGTTTCTGGTTTATAATTTGGTTCTTTAGTTGCATTGGATCCGTTTAGGTCTTTGCCCTTTTCAAATCCTGCGGCGGCCTGATAGGGTTTTCCTGTATTAGGGTCTGTTTTTTGAGGATCTACGGACTTTCCATCTGGCGTGCGAACTTCATAATGAAGATGTGCACCTGTAGATTTTCCTGTATTTCCTGTATTTGCTATCTTGTCTCCGGGATTAACGGTGTCACCAACTTTTACATTTGCGCTATCAAGATGTCCATATCTATATTCGGTTCCATTAGCATCCTTGGCATATACGTAGTTACCATAGCCAGGCTCATAGCCAACTCTAGTCACTGTCATTGGCTGATTAGCGTAGATTGGGGTACCTACTGGCACAGCGTAATCTACTCCATGATGGAAAGAAGGCTTACCAGTAACTGGATCAATTCTTGGTCCGTATGGGTCTGATATTCTTGGCATTATACACCTGCACCTCGTTCATACAATATGGACTTGCTAGGTATAAACAACCTCATGCCTGATTTTAAATCCCACAGTGGATCTTTTATAAGATCAGCATTAGCTAGTGCTATAACCCACCACAATCTACTGGTGCCATACTGCTGATAACTTAAAAGATCTGGTCTGTTTTCGCACTCAGGGGGTACTGTAATATATGTGCCGCCAACATCTGTTAAGTCCGGCAATTTAGCAACATCAAGATAAAATTTGTTGAACTCTGTATTGTGTAGATAACTCTTAGGATGATATGATATCTGATTTGCCATGTTAGATATATCCTTGTGCGTATAAGGCACCCTTACTAAACTTGTCAAGATCAAATGTGGTTACAGTCTGATAGGAATTCTGCTGCACCATCAACGATATGTTTATAGTAAAAATAGAGGGCAACCACAGCGGCATCTCTACAAGTGTTGTATTAGCTGACGTACTGTATTGTTCGTTCTGTGTTTCAGTTTCATTGGTAGGATTTTCCACTTTGCGTGGTCCTGTCCTTGATCCCCCGTTGAAAGTTGATGTAACTCTGCCTTTTGAGTCATATACGCCCATGATGTAATCCACATCTTCAGGGAAAGTAGTTGAAAATTTACTGATAACTACTGGCACATTGTTAAATATGAATGCACCATAGGCAAAGAATCTTAGTATCCTTGGCGGCTGACCTTTTTGTGCATCCTGTCTACCATAATTCATTTTGCTGTATGTTCTTAAAAATCTCAGTGCATATTCGCTACTCTTGAAATGCTCGGTTGTGTGTGCACTGAATCTGGCTGTTAAGTTTATGGTAGGGTTTTCGCTTTTAGAATAAGCGTTTGGTTGGTAATTTGTATGGGTCAATTGATATGCATCATATTTGACATCGTGACTGTATTCCAATGTCGGTGTATATTGAAACATCAATGGCTGCATTACACCGCTTATGGGGTTGTTTGCCTTTAAATATACTGTGCTCATAACTATATTTATTGTGAAATTATGTATAGTTTTAACCGCAAAGGCTTGACATTGCCATTTACTTTCTGTTAATATACTACTCATGACAACCGCAAATCCACAAGCAAAACAATACCTAACGAACAGGGAATTACTAAAAGAAATACATCTGAGCAAGAATCTGTATAGCAGTTATTCCAAACCAGAATACTGTGATTATGATCTAATTTTGCCAGATATTTCCAAAATCAACATACGAACAACGGCTGAGGCCAAGCGTAATCGTGCTCTACGGCTTAGTCAACAAGCTCTGGCAGAAGCACAAAAAACTAACCCGAAAACCAAGTTGGCAGACGTCGAAATAGACTATAAAAAAGTAGCTAAGACAGACGTTGTATTCAGGATTATGACACATGATCATATTCCCCTAGAACCCGGACGCAAAAAGACTCCCAAGAGTCGAGGCGACCATCATACCAAAGTAAATTTTCCACCATATCAACATTTTAAATTTGACGATAACGATCAACTAATATGTGTGGGCAAAAGTCATTGGAAGGGTGATATAGACACTGGCGTGTTCTCTATGGAACACGGCACAATGACCAATAAACTAGCAAAGAGTTTTATGCTACTGGTTGAAAAATACAGTATGCGTTTTAACTGGCGCGGTTATACCTACGTAGACGAAATGCGTAGTCAAGCCTTGCTACAATTATCACAGATAGGACTACAATTCGATGAATCAAAATCGCAGAACCCTTTTGCGTATTATACTGCCGCCATTGATAACAGTTTCACTCGTATCCTTAATATTGAGAAGAAAAACCAAATGATACGAGACGATCTCTTGATTGAGATCGGCAGTAACCCCAGCTTTACTCGTCAGTTCGAACATGAGTCCATGATCAAAGACGAGCGCGAGCGCATGGCTAACTTGAAAGATGAATAATGTCTGACCTCTTTAAACGTGCTGCCGTATTCACGGACATACATTTTGGTATGCGTCAAAACAGCAAGGCGCATAACGATGATTGTACAGATTTTGTAAAATGGTTCTGTGCCACTGCCAGAGAACATGATTGTGATGTAGCAATCTTCATGGGCGACTGGCATCACCATCGTGCCACAGTTAATGTCAGTACCTTAAACTATACCGTGGATGCTATTGATTATATCAGCCGGCACTTTGAACGTTTCTTTTTTATTCCTGGCAATCACGACCTCTATTATAGAGAGAAGCGTGACCTGAACAGTGTACCATTTATTCGAAATCAAAAGAACATTGTTTTGGTAAATGATATACACACCGAAGGTAGCGTTAGCCTTGTACCTTGGTTAGTGGGCGATGAGTGGACTAAGATGAAGCGACTGGACAGTCGCTATGTGTTTGGTCACTTTGAACTGCCCAGCTTTAAAATGAATGCCATGGTTGAAATGCCTGATCACGGCGGACTCAACAGTGAACATTTTCCCAATCAGGAATATGTGTTTAGTGGACACTTCCACTTGCGTCAGCAGCGCGGCAATGTTCACTATACTGGCAATGCCTTTCCGCATAACTATGCCGATGCTTGGGATGACAATCGTGGTATGATGATATTTGAGTGGGGCAGTGAACCCAAATACATTGCCTGGCCCGATGCACCAAAATTCAGAACTATAGATCTAACAAAATTGATCGAAGATCCAGCCAAGTATATGGATAAGAATACATTTATTCGTATTACTTGTGATGCAGATGTCAGCTATGAAGAAGCCACATTTTTAAAAGAGAACTGGCAAGAAGAATACAACCTGCGTGAAATTACACTAATACCCAGCAAGCGTGAAGAACACGCACAAGACTGGAGTGGTGATGTTCACTTCGAAAGTGTAGATCAGATTGTACTAACACAATTGGCAGCAATTGATAGTGATGTAGTTGATAAGCAAGTTCTTATTGACATTTATAATAGTTTAACTGTATAATAACCTAGATGATTAAGATTAAAAATCTTACCATTCGCAACTTTCTCTCTGTAGGCAATGTTACCCAAGCACTAAGGTTTGATCAACATGGTTTAACTTTGGTCTTGGGTAATAACCTTGATCTTGGCGGAGATGGCAGCAGAAATGGTACTGGCAAAACAACCATTGTTAATGCACTAAGCTATGCACTCTATGGCGGCGCTTTAACAAATATTCGCAAAGACAACCTCATCAATAAGACCAACAACAAAGGCATGTTGGTAACTGTTGAGTTTGACAGTAATGGTCATAGCTATCGCATTGAGCGCGGCCGCAAACCAAACGTTCTGCGGTTTATTGTAGACGATCAAGAACGTGATCAAGGGTCTACAGAAGAACAACAAGGCGAAAACAAAGAAACCCAAACAGAGATAGAAAAACTCTTGGGAATGAGTCACGACATGTTCAAACACATTGTGGCGTTAAATACTTTTACTGAACCGTTCCTTAGCCTTAAGGCCAACGACCAGCGTAATATTATTGAACAACTATTAGGTATCACACAACTAAGCGAAAAGGCAGATCTGCTCAAAGACTTGATTAAGAACACCAAGGATCAGATCAAAGAAGAAGAATATCGTATAAAGGCTGTAACTGATGCAAACAATAAAATTAAAACATCTATTGAAGATCTCGAGCGTCGTAGTCGTCTTTGGCAGGCCAAGCAGAGAGAAGATCTTGAGAAACTTGGGGCTACGATAAACGAACTACTGAACATAGACATTGAGCAAGAACTTGCCAATCACAAGGCTCTAGCAAAGTGGCGTGAGAACGAAAAGGAACTAAAGCGCCTTAACAAAGATCTTGCCACACATCAGAGTGCAGTAAAGCGTGTAACACAACAATTAAGCGAGCTGGCTGGTGCACAGAGTAAGGCACTAGAACATAAATGTCATGCCTGTGGCCAAGATCTACATGATGAAACACAGGCCAGTATGATGTCTGAGTTAAACGAAGCCATCAGTCTACTGACTGCCGAACTTGAAAACGAGCAATCAAATATCAAACAAATTGAAAAAAATATCAAGGAATTTGGTAAGATTGGCGTAACACCAAAAGTCAAATACGACAACATTGACGATGCTGTGAATCATAAGAGCACACTGGAAACCATACAGGATCAGTTTGAACGTAGGCATCTTGATGTTGACCCCTATGTCGAACAAATAGATCATTTGAAAACAACCGCCATAGAAGAAGTTAATTTTGAAACAATAAATCGTCTTACCAAGCTCAATGAGCACCAGGAATTCTTGTTGAAGTTGCTAACTAGTAAAGACAGTTTTGTTCGCAAGAGAATTATCGAACAAAACCTGAGCTATCTAAATCACAGGCTAGCTTATTATTTGGAGAAATTGGCATTACCACATGAAGTTAAATTCCGCAGTGACCTAGAAGTTGATATTACTCAACTGGGCCAAGAGTTTGACTTTGACAACCTGAGTCGTGGTGAGCGCAATAGATTGATCCTAGGTTTAAGCTGGGCATTCCGTGATGTGTTCGAAAGTCTAAATCGACCACTCAATTTGCTGTTTATTGACGAAATGATTGACAGCGGCATGGACGCCAACGGTGTTGATAGCTCACTGGGCTTGTTGAAGAAAATGAGCAGAGAACAAAAGAAAAATATTTTCTTAATTAGTCACCGGGATGAACTGGTGGGCCGTGTAAATAACATACTACAAGTAGTTAAAGAAAACGGTTTTACTACATTCAATACGGATGTAGAAATGGTAGAAGCATAAGGACAATAAATGACAGAAGAAATTGGAATCCCAAACCCACACGAACACATTGTACAACAATATGAAATCTATTTGGCAGAACATCAGAAGTTTACTGAGAAGGGTGTCAAGGCCGCTGCGGGTCGCGCACGCAAAGCCCTACAAGAAATGAGCAAGGCTATTAAACTGCGCCGTAAAGAAATCACAGATCAAAAGGCTGCATTAACTGCTAAATGACATGGCTCTATCAAGGCAACGTTATTGAAGAATTGCCTGAAGATTGTGTTGGTTTTGTCTACATCATTACTAACACAATCACAGGCCGCATGTATATTGGCAAAAAACTGGCAAAATTTAGTAAAACCACCTATAAAACTATAAAACTCAAAAACGGCAAAAAGAAACGTAAAAAAATTCGTGGCAAAATAGAATCAGACTGGCAAACCTACTACGGCTCCAACGACGAACTTAAACGTGACGTCGAACAACTAGGCGCAGACAAATTTATCCGTGAAATACTACATTACTGCAATAGTAAGGCACTAGCATCATACTACGAGGCTAAAGAACAATTTGATAGGCGAGTACTGGAATCAACAGACTACTATAATGGGCACATACAGGTTCGCGTTCACGGCTCCCACATTATAAACAAAATTTAAGACACTACTGATAATGCTCGCACCGGCAAGTTGATTAGGTGCCTGAATCCCTGGTGATGTCGCGGGGTAGGAATTTCCGAGCAGTAGCGGAGACATGATTGCCACTATCCTGGTGTTGCCAGGACGAAGCACTAGACTTGAAAGGTGCTGGCAAGTGTATGTATAGTCAAAAAGAGCAGGCAACGGTGAGCTATTACGACCTGCAAGAATTAGGGTGTTAATCTATCAGCTAACTAATTCTGCGCCAAAGTGCTAGGTAAAAAGGTACAGCATGACCGCCTTTACCCTATTAGGGTTCTAGTGATAGATTGCGATAATGGGCCTCTGACAGGTATTTCATTATTTTTCATTTAGCCCTTAACAGGGCTAAGTGCGACTGCAAAACCTTGACAAATATCTTTAATTAGAGTACCTTGTTGAAATATCAAAGAAGACTAAAAAGAATTGTGTTTTGCGTAAGCAAAATATAATTCTAGTTGTTCTCCGAACAACTTATTCGAAACCCTGTGTTAGAACTTGTTTGGGCTTTACACCCCTATCTATATTAATCTTATCCTTAAGGATATTCGTGAATATTTTGCGCTCGTCATAGGTTAAATTCCAAAGATCATTATAACTTTGTCCCGAGTATATGGCCAGCGATGCAATATCTTCTATAATGGCTTTTGTATCTTGTTCTAGTGATTTAAGTAGTCCTAGAATCTCTGGGCCTGATTTCAGACTCAAAAGCCTCATGCGAAAAAAGTTGTAGGATTAAGATCTAGACTGGACTTGTAAATCTTGCCGCATTTTTGGCACTGTACATCAAAGTCTTTTTTCACACCATAGTTATTGGTGGCCATGATGTTTTCTTCTAATTTTTTGTACTCGGGTCTGCTTAGATCACGTACCCATTCCTCAATCATCTTGCTGTCGGACACCACTGTACCATCAGGCAACAGCACTGTTTCTATACTGTCAGCGACCACCTTAATACTTTGATCTGTCAAGGCCTGATAGCTTTTGCTTAGTATGTCTACTTTTTCTTTTTCACTGGCATTGCGTTGTTCTGCAATCTGTATGTTTCTGATTTGTTCGTACTGTACCCAGTTCAAATCCAGTAGATGCTTTACTGTAACTGGCTTGACATATACCTTGACGCCACTGTCATGCTCAACAGGTGGCACATCATCCAGCGTTTTGATACTGGCTATCAAGGAATTTAAGTCTACACTTACATCGTTTTTTACAGCTTCTCCGCAATCACAGGTTGTACTAACGTCTAGCTTTTCACCATAGGTGCAACGTTTAACAGCGACAAGAATAGCATCCAGGTCTGCGCTGGGCATGTTTTCTGGATCTTTGATGCAGGGCGCACAACTCTTTATTAACTCAGCAATGGCATTGCCGTTTAGTAATGCATCGGCATTTTTTAACATGAGTTCATCTTTGGCAGTCAGAGGATAAACTGGAATTTCTCCCATGTCATTAAGCTCTGCAGGTTTTTGAGCATAACCCTTGCCCCTACTAGGTAATTTAATCCAAAGACCGGGTTTTCTAAAATAGGCCTTTAAAGGATTAACTTGTTGTTGATTTTCCACGATTTTCTCCAACTAAATATTCGATAAGATTCTGTAATCTTATTTATGTATATATTTAATGGCTGATAAAGTAACTATAGAGGGCAATTACCCCACCGGTGAAGTGTTCAAATTTACTCTGGACGGTGCATCTACCTATGATCAGATGCAACGTTTGATCGATTTGACCGGCAGCATGGCCAGCAAAATCAGCAAGCGTGATCCAGAAGAACTCAAACGTATAGATGAACTCAAAGCCGGCACAGTTCAGTATCAGAAAAATAGATCGGCATTAAATGCGACGTCCAGTGGCTTATTTGACCTAGATAGTGCACTGACAGACGTAAAGGGTTCCAGCAGTCTTGTACGTGGTGATTTTAAAGGACTGTCTGGCGCTCTAAGAGGATTAAACACTCCACTATCACTAGTAGGCACCGCCGCCTCCAGCTTGGTAGGCGCGCTCATGGGCTATGCAGAAAGCCTGAGACCTGCGCTACAGCGTGGTATTGGTGGTGCAGTCATGGACTTTGCAATCTATGCCAAATCTGCTGGCATGAGCATGGATTCATTCACCAAGGCCTTGGCTTCCACAGAAGGCGCATTTGGCATGCTGGGTGCGACACAGAACGAAGCCGCCAAGAATTTTTCTGGATTGATTAACTCGGTTAGAACAGCCACTGCTGCCACTGGCAACCTAGGCATGAACAACGAAGAACTGGCCAAGTTCACAGCAGAGCAGTTGAAGATTGCAGTACAACAAGGCGCTAGAGGCAAGGTAGCACAGGATCGTGTGATCAATACCAGCAAAGAACTAGGAGAACAATTCCAGGAACTGGCACAACGAACTGGCAAGAGTATAACTGAGCTTGCACAGTATGCCAGCAAGCTGGTCATGGACCCAACTATCAACAACTACATTGCTACACTATCATCTGGTGGCAGTGAAGTCAGCAAGGCCATGCAGAAATTTGGTAGCACCATGGGTGCCCTGTTTGGTAAACAAGGCGAAGAACTAGCCAACGTGGCTGCTAGAACAGCGGTATCTGGATTCCCAATGTTTACTGAAGAAATGGGTAAACAGCTATATGCAGCCATGCCAGCTGTGGCACGTGAAATTGAAACAATGTCCAGAAAGGCTGCACAAGGATATGAACCCACACCAGAAGACCAAGCCAGATTAAAGAGGATATTAGAAGAGGAATACGAGAAAAGACAAAGATATATTAGACTAATGGGCATGTCCTCTAATGCAGAAGACAGAGCCGCTGCGGCACGCATCGAACAGATGTACCAGCAGAGTAGAATGTATGATGAGGCTCAGACTAAGAAGCGCAAAGAAGAAGCAGATGCGGCACAAAAATATAATGCTCAGGTCAATGAGCTAACAGCAAAAATGCATCAGCTCATGGTTCCATTACTACAGGTTTTAAATGCTGTAGATTGGAACTTTATGTTTGACATGCTCAACGGTTTTGCCAAAACAGTTGAAACTGTAATGAAAACAGTATTTGAGCCTATAGCTCATGTTCTAGGCGATACGGGCGGCGGAAAGGTACTTGGTGCATTATTAGGATTGGCAACAATAGCAGGTACCCTTGGTGTAGCATTTGTTACTGTGCGTAACGCTGCCATGGCTCTGGCCTCTGTCTTTAGATTCATGACAGGTCGTGGTGCAGCCGGTGCTGGAGGCAAAGGCGTACTAGATGACATATTGGGAGGTGGCGGCAAAGCGCCAGGCGGTGCACCAGGTGGCCCAGCTGGTCCTGGAAAAGGCCCCGGTGGAGCCCCAGGTAGTCTTGGCGACCTAGCTAGACGTGAACAAGAACTAGCAGCAGCCCGTGCAGCAGAACAGGAAAAATTAAAAGCAAGAAGTGCAGAACTCTATAAAAAATACAGGGACGAAGGACTAACTGCCACAGAAGCGAAACGTAGGGCGGATGCACATGCAGCATACCAACCTGACCGTACTCTTGGCGAAAGACTTGAAGCAGCAAAGAATTCAGAAACAGCAGGTAGGGTAAAGAATTTCGTCAAAGATTGGGGTCCTACTATTGGTCTAATGATGGCTGGCTATGCAGGATCTAAATTAGAGCAAGCCGGTGAAGAAAGATTAAAAGAAGATCCCAATAGCGTATTAGGTCAAATGGAGAAATACGGCGGTAAGGTTTTAGATTTTGCCGGCACGTGGGGTAGTACAATAATGTTTACTACCCAAATAATGAAAGACTATTTCCCAGATGCATTGGAGAAAGTAAAAGGTTTTGGATCAGGTGTCTGGGACATAGCTAAAAAGACACTACCAGGAACGGTTGAAAAACTTGAAACATTTGGTAAGAGCCTAGGCACCTGGTCTACAGGTTTAATGAATTCGCCATTGTTAAGTGCACTTGGTAGTGCAGCGACCACCTATGCGATATCTGCTATTGGCGGTATGGCCATAGACGCAGCCTTAAACAAACTGTTTGGTGTTGGCAATGTTCAGATTACTGAGAAAGACAAAAAACAAGATGAAGCCAATTGGCAAAGAATGACTGGCCTGGAAAAAGCTGAATCTGGCTTTCTTAGAACTATTGAAACAGTTGGTAAGTTTTTTGGTTTAAGTAACATGGTCAAAGAAGCAGAAGCCGCCAGAATTAAAAATGAGACAGAATATTTTGCCAAGAAAGATCTGGAAACAACTGGTGCCACCGCTGCCCAGGCACAGACCAAAGCAGAAAAAGAGCAGCTGGATCAGTTAAAAATATTGAATCAGCACATGGAAGACATGAAGGATTCGTCCAAAGCAACCAGTTATATGAGCAGTCGTCAGGTGATGACTGCGGAAGAACACAGCAGGTTCTTGCGTCAACTAACCATGAAACCTAATTAACAGCTATAAATATATAACAGGATAAAATATGAGTTGGCGTAAACACTTTCAGATACCACAAACAGCAAATGATCTAGCTAGTAAGGGCAAGCATTCCAGCATGGCCAGCAGTGCCAACAAATTTAGCAGCTGGCTCAAAGATGTATACAGTGGTGCGCCAAACAGAATAGATCGTTATGTTCAGTATGAAATGATGGATGCTGACAACGAAGTTCATGCTGCCTTAGACACCATTGCAGAATTCTGCACTCAATTTGATTACGAAAGCAATCTACCATTTACAGTTGAACATTTCCAAGAACCCACAGACGCCGAAGTCACAGTGCTTAATCGCAGTCTACGTCAGTGGTGCATGATCAATGACTGGAACAAGCGTGTATGGCGCACAATTAGAAATGCATTAAAATACGGCGATCAGTTCTTTATACGTGATCCAGAAACATATGAGATGTACTATATTAATGCGTCTGACGTAAGCAAATTAATTATCAATGAAGCCAAAGGCAAAGAAATAGAACAATACATTGTTAAAAATATAAGCCTAGACGTTGTTAATAAGGTAGCCACTAACCCACTGATAACTGACAACAATTTTGGTCCTACGCAATTTAACAAGACAGCATTTACACAATTTGCCACACCAACTGCAAATCAGAACATGAGCAGCAACCAGACAGAAACTGCGGTTGCAGCCAGTCACGTCGTACATCTAAGCCTAAGTGAGGGCATGGATCAAAACTATCCTTTTGGTACTAGTATACTTGAAAGCGTATTCAAGGTATATCAGCAAAAGAGTCTACTAGAAGACAGTATCATTATCTATCGCGTACAACGTGCTCCTGAACGTCGTGTATTCTACATTGACGTGGGTAATATGCCTGCCAACATGGCCATGGCATTCGTTGAGCGTGTTAAAAACGAAATACATCAGAAGCGTATTCCTAGTCGAACAGGCGGCGGCGCCAGCATTATGGATGCCAGTTATAACCCACTAAGCATGTTGGAAGATTACTTCTTTGCACAAACAGCAGAAGGTCGTGGTAGTAAAGTTGAAGTGTTACCAGGTGGTGATAACTTGGGTCAAATTGATGACTTAAAGTATTTTACCAACAAGCTAATGCGAGCATTACGTATCCCTAGCAGTTATATGCCTACAGGTCCTGATGATGGCACAGCAGTATATAACGATGGTAGAGTTGGTACAGCGTTTATTCAGGAATATCGCTTTAACAAATACTGCCAGAGATTACAAAACCTATTGATCAATCCTCTGGATAAAGAATTTAAAATGTTCTTAAAGAACAAGGGCATTGAACTAGACACAAGCACATTTAGATTAAACTTCCTACCACCACAGAGCTTTAGTGAGTATCGTGAAATTGAAATTAATAATGCTCGTGCAGCAGTGTTTAGTCAATTGGCAGAAGTACAATACCTGAGCAGACGCTTTACATTGAAGAAATATCTGGGCCTAACTGACGAGGAAATCGTTGAAAACGAAGAAATGTGGCAGGAAGAAAATCCAGACACAGGCGGTGGTGCTGCCGGTGGTGAAGCTGATACTTCTGGTCTAGGAAGCAGCGATCTGAATTCAGTGGGTATTGAACGCCCAACAGATCAAGACTTCGGACAGCTTGAACCCGGAGCAACGCCCGAACAGGGTGCTGAAGGCGCGGCCCCGGTAAATACTGGAGCAGCTAGTCCATTAGGATCAGCCCCAGCGCCAGGCGGAGGAGCACCAGCATAATGCGATTAATGGAAGTTAAACCCAGCTTTGTAGATCAACAATCTGACCAATTTCACAAGCAGGAAAAGATGGATACTCGCCGTCCACGACTAACCTTAGAGCATTTGGGCAAGCTAAGAAAGATGCGAGAAATACGCAACATGGAGATAGAGGAACGCAAGAAATTGTACAGTAAAATCTATCAACGTCCCGTAGCGCAGATGTAAGCTATACTTACACGACATTTCTGATAGAAAACTGCGTTTTTAACTCTATTTGACAATTATATTGTAAGAAATATGTAAATATTCTTACAGACAATACTTTTGGCCAAAAAGGAGAACAGAATGTCTAAACATACACTTGAACAAGTGCTAGAAGCCCTTCTAAACAAGGAAGAAGATCGTGCCAGCGAACTGTTACATCAATTCTTTGTTAACAAGGGTAAAAGCATATATGAAGAACTAAGCAGCCTAGACCAACAATTGGAAGAGGCCGAGCTAGAAGAAGACGAGGACCTTGAAGAAGGTTTCGGCGACACACCTAAGCATGATTTCGAAGATGAAATTATCGCTGACGAAAACGAATTAGATGACGAGAGTCTATTCGCTGAAGCAGACGACGAACCAGAAGATCCAATGGCTGCTGATGAGCCTACAGAACCAGAAGCAACTGCTGACCTAGCAATGGGTGACGAAGAAGGTGCTGAGGGTGCTGAAGGTGCTGAAGGCGAAGCTGAAGAAGCTCTAGACAAAGTAGAAGACGCATTAGCAGAACTAAAGGCTGCTTTTGCTGAAATCATGGGCGAGCCTGCTGCTGATGCAGGTGAAGAAGGTCCTGCTATGGACATGGGTGACGAAGAAGAAACAGAAGAAGCATTTGATCCGCTAGGCGAGAGTGCTAGCCTGGTTGCTGTTCCTGCTGCCCAAATGGGTGACGATGGCGACAAGAGTGCTAAGAGTCCAGTAAGCTCTGGTCCACGTGTTAGCGATAACGGCGCCAAGCCTGTTAGAACTAACTCTGGTACAGTAAGTGCTGGTACAGAAGGTGGTTTAGCAAAGCCTAGCGCAAATGCTATCAACAGCGGTAACGTAAACGTTCCTGGTAACAAAAAGGCTCCTGCTCTTAAAGGTGTAGCAACACCAAAGAACAGTGATACAGCCAGCAACAAAACTAGCCCAGTAGCGAAGTAATAACATGGCATACGTACCACTAGTAGAAAGTCTAACATATGATCAAGCGGGTATGCGTACCCACTTGATTGAGAACGCCACTGGCGGCAAAGACCTCTACATGGAAGGTATTTTCATTCAGGGCGGGGTACGCAATCAAAATCAACGTGTGTACCCTGTTAATGAGATTGCCAGGGCTTGTAATGCTATTTCTCAAAAAATTAAAGAAGGTTTCAGTGTGCTAGGCGAAGCCGATCATCCTGACGACCTGCAAGTTAACCTGGACCGTGTATCTCATATGATTACAAATATCTATATGAATGAGAATAACGGAATTGGTAAGTTAAAAATATTACCTACACCTATGGGTAACATCGTTAAAACTCTATTAGAGAGTGGTGTTAAACTGGGTGTATCTAGTAGAGGTTCTGGTAACGTCAATGAATCTGGTGGCGTTACAGATTTCGAAATTGTCACGGTAGATATCGTGGCGCAACCAAGTGCTCCGGATGCATATCCTAAGGCCATATATGAACGTGTGCAGGGCGCAAGACGTCGTGGCGTTCTAATGGACTTAGCCGAGGCGGTCAGATATGATCCAAAAGCACAAAAACACCTCAAGGAAGAGGTTCTCAGGTTCATCGATAACCTAAAGAAATAAGGGGAAAATGATGAGCAATATAAAAGAACTATTCGGCTCTGGGGTTTTATCTGAGGAAGTTCAAAGCCAATTACAAGAGGCTTGGGAATCCAAGGTCCAACAACTACACGAAGAAGTAGAAGCAAATCTGCGTGAAGAATTCAGCCAGCGTTATGAGCATGACAAAGGCCTAATTATTGAAGCCGCAGACAAGATGATTACAGAAGCAATTCGTAAAGAAATCGAAGAGTTTGCCCAAGACAAGCGTGATGTTGTAGAAGCCAAAGTTGCGTATAAAAAGCAAATGAAAGAGCATGCTCAATTGCTCAATAAGTTTGTTATGGAACGTATGGCTGCTGAGATCAAGGAACTCAGAGAAGACCGTTCTACACAGAAACAGAATTTCGCTAAATTAGAGGAATTCGCTCTGCGTAAACTATCCAGCGAGTTGAAAGAACTTAAAGAAGATGAGCAGAAACTTGTACAGGCTCGTGTACAAATGGTTTCCGAAGGCAAGAAATTGCTAGCAGAAGCCAAGAAGAAGTTCGTCAAAGAAGCCGCTGCTAAGGCAGAAAAACTATTGAGTGAAACTCTACGTACTGAAATTACTCAGTTGCGTGAAGACATTCAGACAAGCAGAGAAAATGCATTCGGTCGCAAGATCATGGAAGCATTTGCTGCTGAGTTTATGGCTAGTGGTTTTGCTGATGGCACACAAGTCAAGAAGCTGGGTGATCAAATGGCTAAACTAAAGAAACAGCTAGATGAAACAGCATCTCTTGTAGAGTCTAAGAATCAAGAATTGGCTCAAGCTCAATCTAAGATTCGCATTGCTGAAGATGCTGTTAAGCGTCAGGCAATCATGCATGAATTGGTAGCTCCACTTGGAAAAGAGAAGCGCGACATTATGGAAGATCTGTTGAAGACAACTAAGACAGAGAATCTACGCGAAGCTTACAGCAAGTATCTACCTGCGGTACTTAACGAGAAAACAGTGACTACAAAGAGCAAGGCTGTTATCTCTGAAAGCGCAGTATCTCAGAAGACTGAGGTAACTGGTAATAAAACTTCTAGTGAGGACTCTGCCCCTGCAGATATTATATCACTTAGAAAATTAGCCGGAATAGGAAAGTAATTAAAAGGAGCCTATTATGTCCGAAAAACTTTTCGAGTCCCAGAACTGGTCTGCAACAAAAGACGTTCTTCTAGAAGGACTCAATGGCAACCGTAAGGCTGTCATGGAAGCTGTGTTAGAAAACACACGCAAAAACATTATGGAAAATGCGTCTGCTGGCGCCACACAAAGCGGTAACTTTGCTGTTCTAAACAAAGTTATTCTTCCAGTAATTCGACGTGTTATGCCAACAGTTATCGCTAACGAAATCATCGGCGTTCAGCCAATGACAGGTCCTGTTGGTCAGATTCACACTCTACGTGTACGTTACGCTGAAACTGCTGCTGGTGTTACAGCCGGTACAGAAGCTCTAAGCCCATTCGATATCGCTAAGGCTTACAGCGGCAATGGTAACCAGAGTGATCCAGCTGGTGAAACAACAGCTACAATGGAAGGTGCTATTGGTCGTAAACTAAGCATCCAGATTCTAAAGCAAACAGTTGAAGCTAAGACACGTAAGATGTCTGCTCGCTGGACTTTTGAAGCTGCTCAAGATGCTCAAGCTATGCACGGTCTTGATGTTGAAGCAGAAATCATGGCTGCTCTAGCACAAGAAATCACAGCTGAAATCGACCAAGAGATCCTAGGCAAGTTGATGACTCTAGCTGGTACAGCTACTCACACATTCGACCAGAACGGTAGCTTCACAGGTACACCTACATATGTTGGTGACCAGCACGCTGTTCTAGCAATCCAGATCAATGATGTTGCTAACAAGATCGCTCAGCGTACACGCCGTGGCGCTGGTAACTTCGTAGTTGTAAGCCCAACAGCTTTAACAGTACTACAAAGTGCTACAACATCTGCATTCGCACGTACAACAGAAGGTACATTCGAAGCACCTACAAACACCAAGTTCGTTGGTACTCTAAACAGCAGCGTAAAAGTTTACGTAAACAGCTATGCTGACAGTACAGCTCCTGTACTAGTTGGTTACAAGGGTCCTAACGAGATGGATGCAGCAGCGTTCTACTGCCCATACATCCCTCTAATGAGCTCTGGTGTTGTTCTTGATCCTAACACAATGGAACCAGTTGTGTCCTTCATGACACGTTATGGTTACGTTGAGTTGACAAATACTGCTAGCTCTCTAGGTAACGCAGCTGACTACCTAGGCAAGATCGCTATCGGTACAATCAAGTACGCTTAATTTTTTTATACTTCGGTATACGAAAGTGCAAAAAGGGACCGCAAGGTCCCTTTTGTCATCTATAAATATTTTTATGCTTAAAACAGTTAGTCAAGAAGTCAAAATACAAAGATTAAAAATCTGTCAGCAGTGTGAGTTTTTTACATCAAAGTATAATAGTTGTAATGTCTGTGGATGTTATATGCCAGCTAAAGCATTATTTGCAGCATTCAAATGCCCCAAAGACAAATGGTCAACAGCAGAGCCAGGTCAAGATTTAATAAATAAGATAGAGGAAATGATTCTTGCCAGCTGGAAAAAATAATGTCTGATTTTTATACCAAATTACACGGAACAACCACAGATAGATTCAAAATCGGACTGAAAAACGAACGATTAACTCTAACTGGAACCAGTGTAGGTGCCACCAATGTAACACTTAAAGACAGGGACGGCAATAATCATACAGCAAATTCCACAGTCTTTTTTACAGCCTACATTGTAGGTCGCGGTACATCAAATACAGCGGCATATGAAATTAAAGGTTGTTACCTAGAGGGGACAACCACAGTAAGTGGTTATGTTATTAACACCTATGTCGATTCTTCTGGATTTACAGAACCTAGCTTTAGTTTTAATAGTTCAGGAGAATTAACAGTGGAATGTGCCGGCGTCGTTGGTGATACCATTGACTGGACAGCAAGTATAGATTTTGTATCGGTATAATATGGCAATTAAGATTAATCATCAAACAGAAAAAATTACTCCTGAAAGCAGTATATTAGAAATTGCCGGCGCAATAAAATTATCTGCTGGTACCACTTTGCAAAGACCGCCCGGCCATGAAGGTATTATCAGATACAACAGTGATTTGTTAAGCACAGAATTTCACGATGGTACAACGTGGCAAACTGTAACAAACAAAACCTATGTTGACAGTCAAATTAGTTCTGGTAATTCCAGTGTTAATACAAGAATAGACAATTTATCATTAAATGATCTAACTGACGTTACTGTAACTAGCCCGTCAAATGGTGAGGTACTTGTCTACGATACAACATTTGGACAGTTTAGAAGTCAAGTAAATGTAATTACCCCCATAACAAAATATTTTACTGGTGATGGTACCACATTAGAGTTTGACATGCAACTAAGTGTTAGCAGCCCAAACATGCTGGTGGTTACTATTAACGGTATAGCGCAAGAGCCATTTTACAGTTATACAGTTGTCAATGGTACCAAGGTGGCATTTGATGAGCCACCAGAAACTGGTGATAGGATTCAGGTAAGAATTTTACGTGGCAACACAACCAGTGATAGACCAAGACCAAAAATCATAAACATAAGCTACAGTACAATAGGCAGTTATACAACTGTTTCAATTGTGGCCACAGATGTGTCTTATGGCACAGGCGTAAAGATAGGCGATAAAAATGTCACCAGGATAGACTATCCTACAGACAGTATATTACAGGTCATGGTAGAAACTAGTCAAATTACAGGTTCTACATGGAACACACCACAAGATCTAACGCTAATAGATCTAAATGGCAATGAATATGTTTATAAGAATTTGATTAACTACGGCGCAGCCAAGCCGCAATTTACAGATAGCACTCAGTATATTGGGCGTTTTAGGGGTGGAGACAGTATCAATTTTGCACTTGCGGTAAATAATACTACGAGTATTACAATAGGCCCTGCATATGACGGGGAAAATATGCCTGGTTGGTTATCAATTTCAGGTACTGATATCGTAGGAACTGCTCCTAGTAATAGCAGCCCTAGTCGATATGAATTTAAAGTTACGGCCAGTAATGGTGTTGTTGATATAACAAAGAATTATTGGTTGTTGGTTGTTTAATACTATTCTCATGATGGCTGGCACCATACTTAAAAATGCCAAGGGAGACAGGGATGCCGATGATCAAACTAAAATCTAGCTCTGTTATCGACAGCGTGGATCTTAGAGGGATTCCAACGGTTCCTGATGCCTTTCCCGAAATTGCTACGACCCAAATGGTCCAACAAGAAATAAGCAATCTTGTCAATTCCGCTCCGGTGTTATTAAACACACTGGGTGAATTGGCAAAGTCTTTGGGAGAAGACAATACCAAAACCCAATAGGATTTCAGTAGAAATCCCCTAATGAGGATAAAAAAATGCCTTTAATTAAAGCCAGATCAAGTTCTATTCAAGACGACGTTGCACTGCGCGGCCAACCTACATCGCCAACAGCTATGCAAAACGTTAATACAACTCAGATTGCCAGTACTGCGTATGTTCGTACTGCAATTGCAGATTTGATCGACTCTAGTCCAGCACTATTAGATACATTAAATGAATTAGCTGCTGCCCTAGGTAATGATGCAAATTTTGCCACCACCGTTGCTAATGATATCGCCACCAAGGTATCAAAAGCTGGTGACACAATGACAGGCCCACTAGTTTTAAGTGGTGCACCTATACAAAACTTACACGCTGCTACTAAAAAGTACGTTGATGATGCCATCAACGCACAGATGATTTATAGTACAGACGACGTTAACGAAGGTAGTTTAAATTTATACTACACAGACACTCGTGTGCGTGCAGCGGTAAGTTTATCTAGTGATAATACTAGCGTATTAGACTATGATTACACAACAGGCCAGTTCACATATAGCCATCCAAACAGTGACGGTATTTTAGAAGGTTCAACAAACAAATATTATACAGACGCTCGTGTTAGAAACGCTGTTAGTTTAACAAGTGATGATGGCCAAATTCTTTCTTATAGTAGTTCTACCGGTGTGTTTACATTTACAACACCCGATACAGACAAAATTGTTGAAGGTAGCACAAACTTATATTTTACAACAGCCCGTGCCCGTAATAGCGTAAGCAATGGTTCAAACATTGATTATGATAGCTCAACTGGTATCATCAGTACACAGGCTGCTGTTTGGAGCGTTAACGGTCAAAACCACACTGTTGTATTAGATACAGATGACATCAGCGAAGGCAGTGCTAATTTATATTTTACCAACGCACGCGGCCGCAGTTCCGTAAGTCTAACAACTGACAACAGCAACATTCTAAGCTACAGCAGTGGTACTGGTGTATTCACATGGACAACACCTGATACAGATGCTATCAGTGAAGGTAGCACAAATCTATATTTTACAAACGCTCGTGCTCGCTCAGCAATTAGTGTAAGTTCCAGCTGGAACAACATTAGCTATGATAATTCCTCTGGTGTCATCACAGTAAACGCACCAAATACAGACGATGTTACTGAAGGTAGTACAAACAAGTATTACACAGATGCAAGAGCTCGTAATGCTGTAAGTCTATCATCTGATAATGCCAGCGTTTTAGACTATGACAATACAACTGGTGTATTCACATTTACACTGGGCAATCAGACAACTGATGACGTTGCTGAAGGTACTAATAACTTATATTTTACTACAGCCCGTGCACGTCAGAGCATTAGTACAAGTGGTTGGGGTAACCTAAGTTACAATAGTTCTACAGGTATTATTGATATCACAGCACCTAGCACAGATGATGTCAGTGAAGGTTCTAACCTATATTTCACAACTACAAGAGCACGTAACTCTGTAAGTGCTAATGATGCAGGTGGTGATGGTAGCTTCAGCTATGATAGCGCAACTGGTACATTCACATATACTGGTCCTAGTGCATCAGAAGCTCGTGCACATTTTGGTGCCACACAATTAGGTGGTGATGGTAGCTTTAGTTATGACAGTACAACTGGTGTATTCACTTATGATGGCCCAACTAATGCAGATTACCGTCAGGCTGTAAGTGCCAACGCTAACAGTGGCGACGGCAATTTACAATACGACAGTACAACTGGTGTATTCACTTATGATGGTCCAACTAATGCAGACTATCGTGGTGCAATCAGTGCAACAAAAGTCAGCGGAGATGGCGACATTTCTTATAGCACAGTTACTGGTGTAATCAGCTACACAGGACCAAGTGCTAGTGAAACTCGCGCTCACTTCAGTGCTACTACAAGTGGTACAGGTTTCGGTGGCCTAACATATGATAGTGCAACCGGTGTTTTCACATATGCCAAAGTTACCGCCAGCGACGTTCGCGGTAACCTAAGTGCTACAACAGCAACTGGTGCTCAATATGACAGCTCAACTGGCGTATTCAGCTTATCAGGAATTCCTAACAGCAGCCTAACAAACAGCGACATCACTGTTAACGGTTATACTACTGCTTTAGGCTCTAGCGTAACACTAGATACCGATGATGTATCAGAAGGTTCAAATAACCTATACTACACACAGGCTCGTTTTGACAGCGCATTAGCTGCCAAGACAACTGATGATGTATCAGAAGGTTCAAATAACCTATACTACACACAGGCTCGTTTTGACAGTGCATTTGCTGCCAAAGACACAGGTGATCTAGCTGAAGATCCAAACGCAACAGTAACAAGCGGTACAATGTACTTTACACAAAGTCGCGCTCGTAACACACTAAGTGGTGGTACTGGTGTAACATATACAGCCGCAACTGGTGTTATTGAGATTGGTCAGGCAGTTGGTACAACTGACAACGTTACATTCAACGATGTAACAGTTGCAGGTGACTTAACAGTTCAAGGTACAATGACTGCTATCCAGTCAACTACTGTTGAAATTAACGATTTGAACCTAACATTGGCTAAAGGTAGTGCTAATGCCGCTCAAGCTAACGGTGCAGGTTTAACAGTTGACGGTGCCGGTGCTACCATCACTTATGCAAGTGGTACAGATAGCTGGGACTTCAATAAAGATGTAAATGTTAATGGTGACTTTGCAACAACAGGTAGCTTGACAGCCGCTAGCTTTACTGGTCCTCTAACCGGTGATGTAACTGGTAACGTAACTGGTAACGTAACTGGTAACGTAACAGGCAACATAACAAGTTCAGGTACTAGCACATTTGCTACGGTTGACATCAATGGTGGTAACATCGATGGTACAACAATTGGTGGTGCAACTCCTGCCGCTATAACAGGTACAACTGTAACAGCTACAACAGGCTTTACAGGCGACCTAACTGGTAATGTAACTGGTAATGTAACTGGTGACCTAACTGGTAATGTAACTGGTAATGTAACTGGTGACCTAACTGGTAATGTAACTGGTCAAGTTAGCGATCTAAGCAATCACGATACAGATGATGTTGCTGAAGGCGTTACAAACCTATACTTTACAGATGCCCGTGCAAGAGCAGCAGTAAGTGCCAACGATGCAGGCGGTGATGGTAGCTTCAGTTATAATAGCACAACTGGTGTATTCACATATACTGGACCAAGCGCAAGCGAAACTCGCGCACATCTAAGTGCCACAACAAGTGGTACTGGTCATGGTAACCTAACATACGATAACACAACTGGTGTATTCACATATGCTAAAGTTACAGCGTCTGACGTACGCGGTGACTTGGGTGCTAATAAATCAGGCGGTGACGGTAACTTCAGTTATGACAGTGCAACTGGTGTGTTCACATACACTGGTCCTGACTTCAATGACTATCGTCAGGCTGTAAGTGCTAATGATGCAGGTGGTGATGGTAGCTTCAGCTATGACAGTTCAACCGGTACATTCACATATACCGGACCAAGCGCAAGCGAAACTCGCGCTCACTTCAGTGCAACAAGCAACACAGGTATCACATACGACAGCTCAACTGGCGTATTTGCTCTATCTAATATTCCTAATAGCAGTCTAAGCAATGATAGTATCACCATTAACGGTGCAACTATTGCTCTTGGTGGTAGTGATACCCTAGATACCGATGACATCGGTGAAGGTACAACAAACCTATACTTCTTGAACAGTCGTGCTAGAAATGCAGTTAGTTTGACAACAAACAACTCTACAGTTCTAGACTATGACAATACAACTGGTGTGTTTACATTTGATCTAGGTAATTCCACTACAGATGATATCGCTGAAGGTGCTACAAACCTATATTTTACAGATGCTCGTGCACGTAACAGTATCAGCGTAAGCGGTTGGGGCAATTTAAGCTACAACAGCACATCTGGTGTTATTACTATTAGTGCACCAAGTACAGATGATGTGTCTGAAGGCACAAACTTATACTTTACACAGGCCCGCGCTCGTCAGAGTGTAAGTTTAACCAGTGATAACCAAGGCGTATTGTCTTATGACAATTCTACTGGTACATTCACGTTCAGTCTATCAAGTAGTACAACTGATGATGTCGCTGAAGGTAGCACAAACTTATACTTCACTACCGCTCGCGCACGTAATAGTATAAGCAACGGCTCAAATATCAACTACGATAGTTCAACTGGTATTATTAGCACACAGGCAGCAGTCTGGAGTGTTAACGGTCAAAACCACACAGTTGTACTAGATACAGATGACATCAGCGAAGGCAGTACAAATCTATACTTCACTGATGCCCGTGCTCGTAGTGCTATCACTCTAAATACAGATAATAGCAATATTCTGGATTACGATACAGGTACTGGTGTATTTGATTTTGTAACGCCAACAACTGACGCAATCAGTGAAGGTTCAACTAACCTATACTACACAAATGCTCGTGCAGATGCCCGTATAGCAGCGGCAAGTATCCGTGATTTAAGTGATGTCAATAAGACAGAATCTTTACAAGACGGTTATACACTAGTTTGGTCTAGTGCTTTAGGCGAATTCGTTCCACAGAACGTTGCTGTAACAGCTACTACATTGAACTTTACTGGTGACGGTACAACAGATACTTTCAGTACTGGCGTTGAAGTTACTAGTATTGATAACACTCAAGTGTATATCAACGGTTTAATTCAGGCACCTACATACTCTTACACACTTAGCACAACTAATAATGTAACAAGTATCGTGTTTGACGTCGCTCCAGAAACCAACGACTACATTTTCGTTCGTGTAACTGCTACAAGTAGTTTAACTGCTGGTGGTATTCTAAACGAAAACAGTACTGTTGACGGTGGTACATTCTAATTAAGAAATTGGTTAGAAAATACTAGGAAAAGGTGCAGAAATGCACCTTTTCTTATTTTTGATTTCGTATAAATATACGATAATGGATCTAAAATATGCCACTTTTTAGAGGTAAAAATTTCGTCAGTGCGGTATCTGATTATAAAGACAGCGTCAGAGTAGCAACGAGGTCAAATGTAAATTTGGCCGCGACCGTTACCACAGTTGATGGTGTGAATCTTGCCGATAAAGACAGGGTATTATTGGTTGGTCAAACAAATCTAACACAAAATGGCATCTACGCATGGTCAATATCAGACAGCAGATTAGCAAGAGCCACTGATTCCGACAGTATTTTTGAATTAAGTCCCGGTAACAAGGTCTATGTAGAAGAAGGCAATAGCCACGCCAAAACCACCTGGACATTGATCACTCAGGGTGTAATCACACCTGGCATCAGTAATTTGGTTTTCGCCAAGGAAACCAGAATTAGTACTTCAGAAATTAGTGGTACCTATGGTAGTGCAACAAAAACACTTCAAATTACAGTTGATGAAACCGGCCAAATCAATGCAGTAACGGAATACACAATCGATGGATTGCCCAGTCAAACTGGCAATACTGGAAAGTATTTAAAAACAAACGGATCAACGGCTAGCTGGGATACAATATCAACTACATTGGCAGGATTATCAGATGTAGATGTAACTGGCGTCGCCGACAATTATATTTTAATTTATAACGATGCTACAGATACTTGGGTAGCAGGCCAAGGTGTGGCAGATGGTACGGTTGTTGATGGCGGTAATTTGGATGGTCCTAGTGGCAATTCCGGTGTTACTGCGGTAACTGAAACGCATAGTATCGATGACCTAAGTGATGTTGACACTACCACAACAGCACCAACCAATGGTCAGGCCCTTGTTTGGAATAGCACAAGTAGTAAATGGTTACCAGGTACCATATCTGCAGGCGGCGGAGGTGGAATTAGCCTGACTGATTTAAGTGTCACTGTAAATTCTGCAGGGTCTTCCACACTAAGTTATAATAATTCAACTGGCGTGTTCACGTTTACTCCGCCGGATTTGTCTTGGTCAAATATTACAAGCAAACCTACATTTGCCACAGTGGCAACTAGTGGCAGTTATACTGATTTAACTAACAAGCCAACTATACCAACAGTTCCAACCACAGTAAGTTCATTTACAAATGATGCTGGATATTTGACCAGTGTTGGTTCAATTAGCTATAACGACCTAACAAATAAGCCAACATTGTTCTCGGGTGCGTATGCAGATTTAACCGGCAAGCCAACATTGTTCAGTGGTAGTTATACTGATCTAACAAGTAAACCAACTATACCAACAAAAGTAAGCGATTTAACAAATGATAGTGGTTTTATTACCGGAGTAAGTTGGACGCAAGTAACCAGTAAACCCACATTTGCCACAGTGGCAACTAGTGGCAGTTATAATGACTTAACAAGTAAACCAACAATACCAACAAATGTCAGTGATTTAACAAATGATTCAGGATTTGTTACTACGTCAGGAGCAAGAAGTGCAATTAGTGTTAGTGGTAGTCTAAGTTATAATAATTCTACCGGTGTTATTAGTTATACTCAACCAAATCCTTACTTGACTTGGGAAATAGTTACATCGAATACTACCTGTGTAGCAGGTAAAGGGTATTTTGTTGATACCTCATCCAGTGCAGTAACAATGACATTACCTGTGTCAGCGACATTGGGTGACACTATAAGATTTAATGATTTAGCAGGAACATTTGCTACAAACAATTTAACTGTATCTAGAAATGGACATAAAATACAAGGACAAACAGACAATTTAGTAGTAACAACAAATCAATCGAGTTTTGGTTTGGTATACAGTAATGCCACATACGGCTGGAAGATAATGGAGTTATAATGCCATTAGATTTAGGAAATATAAAAAGCGCCAATACAATACCCGCAGACAGTTCAGTATCATCTAATAAACTAGCCTCTGGTGCAGTAACCTTGGATAAATTAGGAACCGACGCGGTAATTCCAAGAATTTCTACAATAGAAGTAACAGATAGTAGTTGGACAGTTTTAGATGATACCGCAGTAGACACCTCCGGTGGATATATCAAAATTACGGGTTCGGGATTTTTAACTGGTTGCAATGTTGTTATTGGCACTACAACAGCAACTTCGGTTACTGTGGTTAACAGCACTACTTTGAGAGTTCAAGTGCCTGCGCTGTCAGCAGCCACTTATAATGTTTATGCTGTTAACACCGACGGAGGTACAGGAACAAAAATTAACGGATTAACTTATAGTGCATTACCTTCTTGGGTAACATCTAGCAGTCTTTCAGCAACATCCGGAGTTGCATTTAGTACACAATTAAGTGCTACAGAAGCAACTAGTTATGCGTTAGTTAGTGGTTCTTCCTTACCCACCGGGGCAACATTAACATCGGGTGGATTACTAAGTGGTACTATTACGGTGGCTAATCCAACCACATATAATTTTACTATCAATGCTGTTGATGCTCAAAATCAAGATAGTCAGCGAGCATTTTCCTTAGCAGTTAGTACATTGGCTGGAATACGTTGTAGATATATGCGTATTGTTCAGACTAGCACTGCTTATGGAAACCATACGGTATGGCAACTTATAGTTAAAGGTAATACAGATGCTAATGGTACACAACGTTTCTTATTTAATGATAGTGCAATCCGTTCAGCAATTACTGCACCTGCTGCTAGTTGGGGCAACGGCTTTGCACAAATAGACGGAAGCACAGGCGCTTTCCAAACTTATTTCAGAAATACTGCTGGCCTTGCTTCTGGGGGATACTATTACTATATTTCAGATGCCAACGCTAATATAAGTTATACATTTGATTTTACTACAGCCTTTCCTACTATTTGTGAAGTGTGGATTTCTGGGGTCGCGACCAACGGATATACTTATTATAATAACGGATACGTTCAATTTAGTTTAAATGGTACTACTTGGTCTAATAATTACGCTCTTACCGGTGCTAATGCGTATAACGATATTCCGCCAGTGGTGCTTTGATCATATAACCAATAGGTAAATATTCAATTATGATAAAAAGATTAAATTGTAAATAAGGAATAGAAAAAATAATGTCGTTCCCATCAAGTCCTAGTAACGGTGATCAAGCAACAGTCGGTGGTATACTCTATCAGTATAGCAGCACTACAATATAGTATCAACACTAATTTACTTGGTACATTGACAACAAGTGCCCTGATAACTACATTTGTGCTGACAGTGGATAAAAGACTAACTATTTCAACATCTGACGCACTAATTGACCCGGCAGTTGTTAACCCCGAGCAGGCCTACCTGACAGACTCAACTTCTGGTTAAAACACAGAACCTGGGTTATTTTAAAACAATAAAACCAAAGTTTGATAAATACTCTACAGAATAGTAGGAAACGATTGACCTATGACTTCAATAGGAGTATATACTCAAAATGGCCAATACAATCATTTTAAAGCGCAGTGCGACCCCTGGTAAGGTACCTACCACGGCTCAACTAGCACTGGGCGAAATTGCTATTAACACACATGACGGTTTAATCTACATCAAGAAAGACAATGGAACACCCAGCGTAGTTCAAATTGGTGGTGTAACCAGTGTTAACGGCGAAACCGGTGCAGTAACAATAGACACCGGCGATATTACAGAAAACGGCAATTTGTTCTTTACAAATGCCAGAGCACGTAGCGCACTAAGCGCAGGAACAGGTATTAGCTACAATAGTGGCACAGGTGCGATCAGTACATCACAAAACCTAAGCACAGCAGGTAGTCCAACATTTGCTGGCTTGACACTAACAGGTGGTATCAGTAGTATTGCAGGTAGCATCATTCCTAGTGCTGACGTTACTTATGACCTAGGTAGCTCATCTAAGCAGTGGAAAGATATCTACGTTGGTCCAGGTTCTTTATACGTTAACGGTAGTAAAGTTCTTCAAGACGATACAGGCACAATTTCTTTCAGTGCTGACACAGACCAAAATATCCGTATTAAGACACTGGGTACAGGTATTCTACAGTTAGGTTCTAGCTCAACAATATTACAAGTTGACAGTACATTGCAAATTACCAGCGGTAAGAACATTACTGACAGTTCTGGTATCAAAGTTAATTTCGGTGATAACATCGAAATGAACGGTAACAAAGTTATCGGTCTTGGTGCCCCAAGTTCTGCTAACGATGCCGCCACAAAGACCTATGTGGACACACAAGTCGCTGCAATTAGCACAAGCAGTATCAGTCAAGGTAACAGTAACGTTACAGTAACAGACACAGGTACTGGCACAGTAACAGTTACAGTTGACGGTAGCACAGCTCTTACAGTTGATGCAACCGGTGTAACAGTTGCAGGTAACTTTACAGTTAGCGGTACTCAGACCGTTGTTAACTCAAACACAATTAACTTAGCTGACAACATTATTACATTGAACAGCGACCATACTGGTGCCCCAAGTCAGAACGCTGGTATTTTAGTTGAGCGTGGCGATGAAGCAGACGTACAACTACGTTGGAACGAGGGTTCTGACAAGTGGACATTTACCAATGATGGAGCAGTATATTACCCAATGGCGGTAAGCACTACCGATCTAGCTGAAGGTACAAACTTATATTATACAGACACTCGCGCTCGTGGCGCAGTAAGTGCTACAAGTGCTACTGGTATTAGCTATAACAGCGCAACTGGCACATTCAGTTTAGGAAGTATTCCAAATAGTAGTTTGTCCAACAACAGTATTACTATTAACGGCACATCTGTTGCTCTAGGTGGTACACGTACATTAGATACTGATGCAGTTAGTGAAGGTTCTACTAACTTATATCACACAACAACTCGCGCACGTAGCGCAGTGAGTGCAGGCACAGGTATTAGTTATAACAGCACAACTGGTGTAATTAGTACAAGTGCTATTCCAAACGCAAGTTTGTCTAACAGCTCAGTGACTGTTGGTTCTACATCAATCAGCTTGGGTGCTAGCTCTACAACATTGGCTGGTTTAACGAGCGTTACATCTACCAGCTTTATTGGTGCACTAACTGGTAATGCTGATACAGCAACTAGCGCAGGTAAGTGGACAACTGGTCGCACAATCACTTTAGGTGGTGACTTAACAGGTAGCGTAAGTATTGACGGTAGTGCAAACGTAACCCTAACAGCCACAGTGGCCGCCAACAGCGTTGCACTTGGTACAGATACAACTGGTAACTACATGAGCGATGTTACTGCTGGTACAGGTATTAGCGTAAGCCACACAGCAGGTGAAGGCTCTACTGCTACAATCAGCATTGATACAGGTACAACAGTTGATAAGACAACTGCTCAAACATTGACTAATAAGTCATTGAGCGACAGTACAACTTATTTTATTGATGAAACTGATGGTACTAAGAAACTACAGTTCCAGTTAAGTGGTATTACTACTGCAACAACTCGTACATTAACAGTACCTGACGTAAGTGGTACAATTATCACAACTGGCGACACTGGTACAGTCACCAATGCAATGTTGGCAGGTTCTATTGCTAACGCAAAACTAGCTAACAGCACAATCAGCGGCAAGGCACTAGGTACAAACCTAGACGCATTGACAATTGGCACAGGCCTAAGCGGTACAAGCTATAACGGCAGTAGCGCAGTTACTATTGCTATTGACAGCACTGTTGCTACATTAACAGGTACACAGACACTAACCAATAAGACATTAGGTGCAACAACTATTTCAGGTCACTTGACTCCTTCTGTTGACGTGACTTACGACTTGGGTGATGCTACACATAGATTCCGTGATTTATACCTAAGTGGTTCTACAATTAAGTTGGGTTCTGCTACAATCTCTGCAAGTGGTTCTGGTGTTGCGATGTCTAGCGTTGTATTGTCCGGTTCTACAAGTGGTACAGTAACATTGTCTGCACCTGCGGTTGCTGGAACAACAGCAATTACAGTACCAGCAACAGCTGGCACATTGGTAACAACAGGTGACACTGGTACTGTTACCAACACAATGTTGGCAGGTAGCATTGCTAACGCAAAATTAGCAAACTCAAGTGTAACAGTTGGTACAACTGCAATTTCATTAGGTTCTAGTTCAACTACACTAGCTGGTATGACTGGTATTACCTTCAGCGGTAGCACTAGTGGTACAGCACAAATTGTTCCAGCCGCAGTAGCAGGTTCTGGCACAGTATTAACATTACCAGCCGCAACAGGTACATTGGCAACATTGGCCGGTACTGAAACATTGACTAATAAGACAATTGCCGCAGGTAGCAATACAATTAGTGGTTTGACTAACAGTAACTTGAGTGGTACTGCTGGTATTACTAATGCTAACTTAGCAAACAGCAGTGTAACAGTCACAGCTGGCACTGGCCTAAGCGGCGGTGGTTCAGTAGCACTAGGTAGTAGCGTAACATTAACTAACGCAGGTGTAACAAGCATTGCTGGCACAGCAAACCAAATTACTGCAAGTGCTAGCACAGGTAGCGTAACACTAAGCCTACCAAGTAGCGTTACAATGCCTGGTGATCTAACAGTTACAGGTAACTTAACAGTTAGCGGTACAACTACAACAGTAAGTTCTACAACATTAAGTGTTGCAGATAAGAACATTGAACTTGCTAAAGGTAGTTCAACAGACGCGGCAGCAGATGGTGGCGGTATCACATTAATTGGTACCACAAACAAGACCTTCAACTGGGTTAACAGTACAGGTGCTTGGACAAGCAGTGAACATATTGCTACAGCAGCCGGCAAGTATCATATTTTTGCTGGTTCTACAAGCGGAACAACTAATGTCCAAGCCAGTGCAACTGCTAGCGGTACATTAACATTACCAGCTGCTACAGATACGCTAGTTGGTAAGGCCACAACAGATACACTAACCAACAAGACAATTGCTGCTGGTTCAAACACAATTACTGGTTTGACAAACAGCAACTTGAGTGGTACTGCTGGTATTACTAATGCTAACCTAGCCAACAGCACAATTTCTGGCGTAGCACTAGGTAGCAACTTGAACACATTGACACTAGCTACATCTGGTACAGGTCTAAGTGGTTCTGCTACTTACAACGGTTCCGGTGCAACTACATTCACTGTAACAAGTAACGCAACCAGTGCTAACACAGCAAGCACAGTAGTTGCTCGTGATGCTAGCGGTAACTTCAGTGCTGGTACTATTACTGCTACCCTAACAGGTACAGCAACAGGTCTAGCAGGCACACCAAACATCACAGTTGGTACAATTACATCTGGCGCTATTGCAGCCACTGGTGCAATTACTGCTACTGGTGATATTACAGCTTACTTCTCTGACTTGAGACTGAAGACAAACATTGTTCCAATCGCTGATGCACTTGCAAAAGTCGAAGCATTGAATGGTGTTGAATTCGATCCTAACGAGACAGCTCTTGGTCTTGGTGTTGACAACAAACACCAGATCGGTGTTATCGCTCAAGAAGTTGAAGCAGTTGCACCAGAATTGGTTGTTGATAGTGCGATCGCTGGCTATAAGACAGTTAAGTATGACAAGCTAACAGCATTGTTGATCGAAGCTGTCAAAGAGTTGAGTGCTAAAGTGAAGACACTAGAAGCACAGTTGGGTGGTACTACTCCCCAGCTATAATTTCCTGAAATCGGATGGGACAACTCCCATCCGATCGGATAAATAAACGCATACAGGAGATTTAAATGGCAGTTTTACCAGCAACAGGAACAGCAATCGTTATGGGTCGTGTTAAAGCGGCTTATACAAACGTTGCGGCCGCCGCAGGACAAAACATTGCTCTAAGTGGTACAATGGCTTCATATTTAGGTCAGGCATCTGCTACTCAGATCAGTTTAAGTGCTAAATTCGGTGGACGAAACGCACCATATACATACTAATCAAACTAAGAATTAACACAATAAATACCTCAACTAATGTTGGGGTATTTTTATGGCTAAAAGAAAAATGGAAGTCACATCAACGGTGGACAGGGCTACTCAATTCAAAGATTTGTTTGAAGCATGTCCTTATGTGTTGATCAGTAAATTTGAACAGGAAAATTTTAATGCAACATCTGGTGCTGGTTTAGCCAGACACATTATTAATTCTATTAATCGAATAAGAAAATTAGAAAGTGATTTAGAATTAGAAACCAGACGATTTGAACGCAAATGTATCGAGCAAGAATTAGATATTTTATATTCTTGGCTTGAGTCACAGGATCCAAATAGCATCAAAAATTCTGTAGATGGTTGGCAGTCTATAGAAAGAGAGTATTGGATCAATACTCTAGGTAAACAGGCCGCCATCGAACTTATTACTCTTGGTAGAACAAGTCCAGAAACAATGAGCAAAATGGTCAAACTACCAGAAGACATGTATATTAAAGTAACGCAAATTTGTGTTAGATTGGCAAATACAATCAAAGAAACCACAGTACGTGCAGAGCAGGAAATAGGCATCGTTGCCCCGGCACCCGAGGACTCAGCTGAACAAACCCCAGATCCAGCACCTACTGGTCCAAAGAAAATTAACCTTAAAAAAGTTAAATGAGTTTCATTGACGGCCTGGTTAAAAATATATCCTCGACAAGACTGGCGGTATGCATTCCTGCAAGGGATATGATGCATACCGCAACCACCTATTGCCTTTGGCAATTGGCAGAGTTGTTAAAAACTCAGGGTATTGAATCTAGACTTTTCATAAGTCCAGGCACATTAATAGCCAATCAGAGACACGAACTTGTTCTCTCCGCAATGGACTGGAAAGCCACACATGTTTTATTCATTGACAGTGACATAGAATTCGAACCAGGCGCAGTGCTAACACTGTTGAAGCATAAAAAAGATATCGTAGCAGGCTGTTATAGTCAAAGGCAAGAACCCTTCGTTAATACAGCCTGGAGCAATATCGGCGTCTGGGATACATGGATTCGTATCAATAAAGAATCTACAGGATTGATGCCTATAGAAGCAGTTGCTCTTGGTTTCTGCCTAATAGACATAACAGTGTTCGATAAAATAGATGATCCCTGGTTTCAATTAGGTTATATGAACGGGCAGTACACAGGTGAAGATATAGAATTTTGTAGAAACGCCATATCTAATAATATAAAAATACATCTAGATCTAGATGTCAGTAAACGGCTGATACATCTTGGTACGCGGGGATTCAGAGTAATTGGCGATGATTAATAAGACTCTGCCACTTATTTTTCCACTTGGTTAATTTAGTAATATTATAGCTAGTACTAAAGAAACTGCTATAATCATTGAAAGTATTCTGTATACATAAATCTTTTTCAGTGGCATCTAATAAAAGATTTAATGTGTTGTCTTTTTTGTCTAATAGTAATCTAATTAGTGGGTGGTCTACTTCTTCAACATTTAACAAATGCGTAGTCTGCAAATACCATCTTTCTACGTAACATACTTCTTCTTTGAATAGGCTATTGAGCAGTGGGTTATTGAGCCGTTGATCCCAACAAAAATGCAGATCTACAGATCGAACTGATTTATGATTTTTCCTCGGTAGTTGTATTATTTCTGCTGCCATTTTTCTTATCTACCCATTGATAAAAGTTCTTAAATTTATCAATAAGCCTACTGGATGAAATCATTTGCCTTGTTTTAGGATGCAATGGCGTAGGCAGACTATTAATGTCAGTCCAGGCATAACCACTGTTTTCCCAATTTAGCTCGGGCGTAAATTCTTTATTAACCAAAACAATATAAGTTTCGTAGACAAAATCTTTTGTTCTACTTTGATATCTGTGTAGTGGGGATATCTTTTTTATTTTAGTTAATTGTAATTCTTCTTTCAACTCTCTGTGCAAGGCGTCGCTCATGCTTTCGTTATCATCTACCCTGCCGCCGGCAAATGTCCATGTATTAGGATGGCTTTCGCGTGGACTGCGTAAAACAGTCATGACTCTGCCTGTTTCTTCACTGACAATAATAGCACCGACGCCCTGAAACTGTTTCACAGATACAATCTCCACCAACCGTTCCTATATGTACCTTCGTAAGCACTGATCCACTGGCCATAACGCCATTCATATATAAGTCCGTTGCTAATATTTAATACCGAGGCACTATTAGTTGCTGTGTGATCGAAACTTACGATCCAATTGGCGCCGTTGTATTCTATGATATCATTAGCATTAGCACCTAGTATGCCCCAGTTGGCAACTGCGGGTACGTCTTCTAATACTAGATATCTTTGACCTAGAGCAGCGGCAGGAAGGTTACGTCCAGGAGCGGACTTGGTTGGGTCTATAACAGCCGTAACTGCTGGCAATGTTGTGCCAGGTAATGTATTTTCATCTACATCAATGATCAGCTGATCTGGATGGGCTGGATCTATACTAACAATAACAGCAATGATGTCATTTGTGCTGTCAGCAGGGTCATCGCCTCTGCGTAATCTTAGATTGCTAATACCCGGTCTCAACTCTCCAAAAGGCTTTAACTTTTCTTCCCAGGTTAATGGGTTGCCTTGATCGTCAACATTGTCTCCTGATCTACTCAATAATATTGCTCGATCTCCTTCTATTTTTACCTGAAGATGCAGATCCTCAAATGTAACTATTACCCATTGTTTGTTTGGTATTGGATCAGTAGGATTCCAATCAACAATGTCAGGTCCCTTCATCTTTTTAATTTCGTTAAGAATAGTATGAATAAGAACTTGTCTCTTGACCTTGGCAGGAGGATTCAAGAATATAGGCAGGCTAAAATTCAATGCTGCAACATCGATGATGTCATCTGTACCCTGCGGCACTTGACGCACACTCCATACTACGTTTACAATTTCTGCATAGGTTAAGTTAGTCCAGTCAAACGGATTGTCATTGGTCTTAAGGTTAATACTTGGGTTGAACAGGACCAATAACTGTTCCATCAACTGTAGTTTTTGCTCAGTATTGCTAGTCCAGATATCCACTTGTACAGTTAGATCGTAGGGAACAGGCATATAACGTTCAATGGTATATGTGTTTCCTATTTCGCCTTCTATATAATCGCCGGTTGTGGGATCAACCTTCTTTTCGTATACCTGTACCTTATTAACGTGTGTGGGATTATGTCTACGCTCGGCATTTATTTGCAAATCAGTTACATAGACACTGATAAACGGTACAGTGTTGATAGCGTTCTCGCTCTGATTTTTCATAATGTGACCGGCCATGCGATTAATATCACCGTAACGAACGGGAACCTGTAGATATGATTCTACACCATCTCGATCCTTTCCTGTCTTAACACTGAACCCACCCAACAGTCGCATGAACTGTGTTAGATATCGCCTTATCTGATTATCATAAAAATATTGCATTACTTGTCTGCCTTGGGTCTAATAACTTGGCTAAGAGCCTGCTTCTCCGGCATTTCTTTGTTGCCTATCACTGTAGTATTATTGTTATTAATAAATGGTGCGGCGTTGAGCACTCGATCTCTAACATCAATTGGTCCGTCTTGAACACTGACACGCTGCCAACGTGTGCCACGATATACAAACAATGCGTTTGGGGTATAATCTGTACGCATAAAGAAGTCGCCCTGATGTGGTGTTAATGGAAAACTCAAACCAGTTGGTATTGGCTCACCATGATTGTATTTTTCATAATCAGATCTTTGATAATTCTTTGTTGTATCTTGTATGATATTTTTAGTTTCATCTAGCAATGTTGGGGCTAGTCTTTCGCCCTGCTCAACAATTGAATTGCTTATCTGAAGTTCTCTCTGATAGGTGCTTAGTGCGTCCTTGAGAGTATCAACACCATTGTCTGCTTTTTGTTGTAGTATGTCTCTATATTCTTGAGCATCAGTCATTGGGCTGGCCTTGATGCGCCATATGTGCGGGTACCAGGTCTGACTGAAACCCTCGGCAGCACGGCTAGCATCCTGTACAACATAAAATTTATTCACAGCAGGTTTAGTCTGATCTAACAGCAAATCATCTCTAACGTGAGGTAGCTCAATAACGTCGCCCGCCATTAATTTTCTGCCCATGCGCTCTACCATGTCATTGGTATGGAAACTTACAAAAATTGTATCAGCACTTAGGAACAAACCAAACTGAGTTAGGTCAAAGTCCTGATCACCCACGTTGTAGACGCCGCGAAGTTCGTAGACATCGGGATCATATATACGATCTCTATTTTCCAGGAACAGCAGATCCTGTATTTTGGTTTCATCAAGCATGTCATCAGCCGCATAATGTGGCTGAGTAGCATCTGACTTATCGCCCTGGTCCGCGGGTTTGAGATATTTGTGTACTAGTACCGCAGTACCACCTACTAGAAACTGCTCACGAATAACCTTGTCCATGAAATGGAAGTCATTGGTCTTTTCGTTTCTCCATAAACTTAGTCTTGGCATAATATATTATTTACCTTTACCTAGGCCAGATGCCTAAAACCACAGTACACCATAAAAACCCGTAAATAGACAAAAAATCGTAGACGTCGTATACTAGAAGTCTTGCAACTAGGAGATCTTAAATGACTCTGCTTTCCGATCTTAGCGACTTTATCGAAGCTTGTAAGACTTTGGATAACTACGACATTTTTGACTTGTTCGAAGATGGATGTACCGAAGAACTGCGCGAACTAATTTACGCATTCGGAGATCCGGACTGCTACGAACCTTTCCGCGATGCTATGTATAATCTTGGGTTTGTAGACTTCTAACTAGGTTAGTACTCACTGACGTCAATGTCAGTGAGTACTGACTCAAAAATACCCAATAATTGACAGAAAATCGGGTTTAGTGTATCATTATGATACTTTAAAAATTGGAGTAGCGCATGAAAGCTCTTGAGCTAGAAACTAAAGATGCAGGATTTTTCAAAGTAGCCGCTTATCTTGATGCTCGAATGAAGAGTCTCGCGGCGTCCTCGCACTACAGTGATGTAGAAAAAATTCGTGCAGAACGCATGCGTCTAGCACTCAATGAAGTGTATTCTGCGAAGTGTGTATATGTAACATTTCGTAAGAAGTTTATCGTTGTCAAGCTCGACAGTCCCACTATTCGGGATCGCAAAAATCTGCGTCTGCTTGAGCAGGATTACGAGTCTGAGGGTATAACTAAAGTGTCGACAGCCCAAGGTATCACATACCGCATACCCAAAAATACTCAATAATTGACGAAAAATACCGGTTCTGTTATACTAACAGTATTGTAAACACTACGGAGCACGAAATGGCTACTGCGATCTACGAAGCGCTCACTGAGCAACAGAAACGCGAAGTGCGTATGTACGGCTGTACCGAAGCCGAAATGCGCGAAGCTGTCGAAGAAAGCCTGACCTTTCGCTTTTCGGGTCCTGCTATGTATGCGGCTAGCATCATGAGCGACTGCCAAGAAATGTTGGCCTATCGCGACGCAGACGCAATGATCCGCGAAGATGTGCGCCAAGCTCTGAATCGTGCTAAGTGGATTTTGTTCACTTATGTCATGGAATCCAAGTAATAGGAGAGACTGTTATGCCCAGCATGAGTTATTGTGTGTGCGAAAACACTAGTTCAGATATGAGCCAGATTCTGAGTCGCATGTTTGAACGCGGCCGCGATTATGTGGAAGGTATGAACTCTTACGAGCGAGAAGCCTACCACGCACTCTACGAACAGTGCCGTGAATTTATGACACTGTACAAAGAAATTGATGAGGAAGTGGCAGAAGAATGATCACAGTAGATACCTTGCGTAACTGCGCCTGGCTGAACAGCCTGACCCTGGAAGCTCTGATTCGAGAAAAGTATCCCAAGGATTCAGTTATCTCTTCTGAGTTTCTTGGTATTACAAATGGCGGCCAGTTCTGCTATAATATCGCATTTCCCGGAGAAGAAGGCATGGATTATGCCAAGCTCTATGTCTGGGAAGATGTCAACGGAAAGGTAGTGGCGGAGTATTAATATGAAACGAACAGTAAAACAAATTGAACACGGCAAGACTGCATGGCGATTTGCCGATCCAGTGAAGCCACTGCATAATCGAAATGTCGACGCTAAACAACTGGGTGATGAGCCGCAGTACCCCGACGTCAAAGTGCAAGATGAGTGGACTCACAGTGAGTACACTTCCAAACTGATGCGTAGTCTTAACTGGTATAACGCCACGCAGGATTACAAGACTTCTTATTCTTGGCTTAGCCAATTCCTAGAGCGTAATCCACGTAGGCATCTCCTGGCGGCCGCCATCAAGAGCGGTGACGTTCGAGTACCTCCTACTATTGGCTTTGCCCTACGTGCCGGCCGAGTAGGCATGAAACTGCGATTCCAGACACTTAGGTCTGTGGTGCGTATCCTGCGAGAGTCACAGGTAGAAAAAGAAGCCAGTATCCTGTCACCTGCCAAGGAGAAAGCAGAACAGGAAGAAGTCAAAGTAAAAACACCCAACATCCAGGATCGTCTTGCAGAAAAGGCCCGTGAAGCCGCAGGTGAGATCGAAGGACGTTTTGACGACTTTATCACCACCAATGAATTCAAAGGTGACCCCAAAGCCGTTGAAGTGTTGAGCCAGTTTAACGTGCAGCCTGCTCACGTTAAAACCATTCTGTCACTGGCAGATCGACGTCTTGCCGAGTATAATGAAGTACTTGCAGGCAAAGATGGACAACTGGTTGAAGCATACAGCCACTATGGCAAGCGTCAACTTAATGCTGTCGTCAAATGGTGGCAACAGGTCATTGCAGACTGCAATAGTTATGGTGTGATCAAGAAAGCCAGCAAGGCACCGCGTAAGAAGAAGGCAGTGCCTCCGGAAAAAGTCGTGAGCAAGATGAAATTCCTCAAGGAATTCGCCGAGCTCAAACTGAAGAGTATTGATGCCACGCAGATTCTGACTGCACAAGAACTCTGGATCTATAACACAAAGACTCGCAAACTCGGCATCTACATTGTAGACCAATATGCAGGTGCACTGGGTGTCAAAGGCACAACCATCCTGGGCTTTGATGCGGTGGCAAGTGTGCAGAAGACTCTACGCAAACCTAAAGAACAACTCAAAGAGTGGGCCAGCAACGGCAAGCCCGCGGCAAAGAAATGGTTTAAAGGTGTTAAAAGTGTGGAGACCAAGCTCAACGGCCGTATCAATGCGGATATGATCCTGCTGAAAGCCTACAAATGAAGCGAACGTTACTCGCACTAGCGGTTGCCGGCTTCCTTAGCGCATGCGGTGGGGGAGGCGGCACAGCAGAAGCGATACCTATTAAGCAACCTGCCGATCTTGGCATCGCATGTACACAAGCAACGGATTCTAATTATCTAGATATACCCCCAATTTATAAATTCGGAGGCCTACTCAGTAATTGGTCAAACGGTGATAGTGTGCCAGGCAAGTTAGATGGAGAACATTTTACATGGGCAGTATCTAATTTTAGTGCTATTGCTAGCGAACAGAATAATTCAGTACTGAAATCTAGGATTACAACTAGTATCCATCGTTGGGCGCAAGCAGATGCTTATCAAGGCAGTCGTTGGTGTTGGTCTCCTAGTAAAGGCTGGGACTCTGCTTGTACACAATGGGTTGATCCAAACGGCAACGATTTTAGTGCTATTCAGGATCAAGGATATATCCAACAAAATGTAGAAGCAATACGTAGAGCCTATGCTTTGATATCAGATTGGGCAAAAGTCAATGAGCCCGCCAAGCATGCTAAAATTACCAATTGGTTGAGCTATTTTGAAGTTAATAGCCCTCCGCCTGACAGGGTGTTTTTTGGTTTGGGCATGGGAAGATATCATTGGAGGATACAACAGGTCAGTGACACAGCCGGCCCGGCCGCCACAGTGCCTCTGGTACGCAACCTCTTGGATGGTATTCTACCCCTAATCAATGATGATGGTTCAATTGCTGAACGGACCTCCAGGGGTAATAGGGCAATGTGGTATCATTATACTTCATTAAATGAAATAATGACATCAATGTACCTGGCCAAACAGGTAAATGTTGCAATTAATCCTCTGTTAGAAACAAGACTGCACAAAGCCGTTGAGCTTTTTCTGAACACATTGGACAATCCTGCTTTTATTATTCCTTGGGCACGAGCAGGTTATAATAACGGCGGTGATGGGTCGACACAGAATTTTAATTTTAGCAACTGGTACAATGACCCCTATGCAGGTTCTTGGGTATATCTATACACTAATTGGTATCCCGCCCATGCTAATACACCAAGGTTGAAACAGAAGGTACCCATGGGATCAACTACATCTGCATCCTTGGACACACAATTTGGTGTCCCATTAGGTTGTACTCTGTATTAATCACTCACATAAATCTTCCGATAAATAAAATATCGGGAGATTTTTCATGAGTGTAAAAGACGATATTATCAAAGAAATAGAACTACGTTTGGGAGGCGGTATGGTGGACGTTGAACTTGATTCAGCGCACTACGAGTTGGCTATTACTTCTGCCCTTAGAAAATATAGACAGCGAAGTCAACGCGGCACCAATGAAAAATTCATCGAACTAAACATAAAGAATGAGCAACAAGAATATCAATTACCACAGAATGTGATCATGGTTCGCGATGTTCTAATGCGACAGACAGGAACAATAGGCGCAGGAACTACAGGTGTTGACTTTGATCCCTTTGACGCCATGTATCTGAATAACATGTTGCTACAGAACAGTATGAATTTCGCAGGCCTGCAGAACTACGAGTTTTACGCACACCGCAGAGAATTAATTGCTCGTATGTTTGGTGGCTATGTAACCTTTAACTTTAATCAAAACGACAAGAAGATTTTTATACACAAGAAGTTCAAGTCAGATGACAAGGCGTTTGTTTGGTGCTTTGTGGATCGTGACGATGAAGATTTATTAAACGATAATTATGCCAATCCCTGGCTTAAAGACTATGCGTTTGCCAAGGCTAAATTTATGTTGGGCGAGGCCCGTAGTAAGTTTAGTACTATTGCTGGTCCACAAGGTGGCACCAGTCTTAACGGAGATAACCTCAAAAGCGAAGCACAGGCAGAACTTGAAAAACTAGAAGAAGATCTAAAAACCTACGCAGAGGGTGGAACACCTCTGGGATTCATAATAGGGTAATTTATGAGAATAAGTGAAATATTAAACGAATTAGATCGTAGAGGTTTCCTACGAGGACTAGCCGCCGCGGCATTAACAGGAGCGGCAGGAACCGCGGCCGCAAGAGTAGTACCCGGACAAGATGATCCAAATATCAATCGTCTAACAGGTAAGCCCAATGCCGCACCTGGTACTAACAATGAACCGCCTGCATCAAGTGCACAAATGCCAAATCAAAATTTGGAAACTGCTGAAAAAGTAGACCGCACAGATGATGGCATCATTATCACACATAATGGCAAACAGTATCAGGCAGTAGAAGTGCCCAAGGACGGCCCAACACCTCGCGGCGCCCAAATGATTAAGGTGCAACAAGCACAATTAGGCATGCGAGGGATAGGCAACTATACAACTTACCTATTACCAAACGGACGAGCTTACATCTATTCTAAATGAATCCAGAAGAATTAAGAAAACTCGCCGGCATAGACAAAACAGCTACTAGCCCTATTAGCGGAGAAATAGGCACAACCAAAGGCGAGTACATGCGTAAACACAATATACAACCAGGCACAGACGAATGGTTCAAGTTATGGTTCGCCCGGCCTAGTCTAACTGGTGAAAATCCTACTCCTAAAAAGTAAAAAACTTATAGACAAATAGATCAAGGTACTATATACTAGTACGATGATAATTTACCTTGACATGGATGATGTAGTAGCAGACTGGATGGGTCTAGCCAAAACTATAGTCAATAGAAACTGGAATTATGGAGAAAGAATTCCAGATTCAGATTGGAAAAAACTCAAATATAATCCAAGATTCTATAGAAACATTCCTCTTAAAAAGGGTGCAGTAGACCTGGTAAATTATTGTAGGAATTTATTGTCCGAAAATAAAATAGACGGGCTGTATTTTTTAACAGCACTCCCACATGATTATTCCATGCCCCATGCAGCTTACGACAAAGTTCTTTGGGCACAAGAGCACTTTCCTGATATCCCTGTATTTTTTGGACCCTTTAGTCATGACAAATGGCGCCATTGTACGCCAGGCGATATACTAATAGATGATAGATCGAGTAATGTAAGTGAATGGATTTCTGCTGGCGGCATCGCACACAGATATACCACGTGGGAAAATTGTAAACCTTGGTTAGAGGAAATTTTTAAATGATTATAGGCATCTGCGGTTTTATTGGTGCTGGTAAAGACACCATTGCTGACTATTTGGTTAATATACATGAATTTAGACGAGAAAGTTTTGCCAACACTCTTAAAGATGCTGTAGCGGCAGTCTTTGGCTGGGATCGAACTCTACTAGAAGGTCGTACCAAAGAAGCTAGAGAATGGCGCGAGCAGGTAGACCCCTGGTGGGCAGAACGTTTGGGCATGCCTGAACTGACGCCACGTTGGATACTGCAATATTGGGGCACAGAAGTATGTCGCAAATCATTTCATGATGACATCTGGATCGCAGCCTTAGAAAACAAACTGAGAAATAGTAAAGATGATGTCGTTATTTCTGATTGCAGATTCCCCAATGAGATTAAAGCTATTAAAAACGCAGGCGGCATTGTAATAAGGGTCAAACGTGGTGCCGAACCCGAATGGTTAGAGGCCGCGCAACATTATATGAGCGGACCCAGTACTATTGGATGGGCTCTGGGCAAGGGTTTGCTTGATAAGCATAAAGTACATGCTAGTGAATACAGCTGGGTAGCCACCAACTTTGATCATGTCTTAGAAAATGATGGTAGCATGGATGAACTGTATAAAAAAATACATGATATAGTAGAAAACATGCAATAAATTTAACAAATGGACGGTGCACCCTGACCGTCCATTTTCACGGTTTGGGCTAAATAGCGCCTTTTTCCACCTTTTTGGTAAATACTATTAACCTACCAACAAGGAGAAAAATATGCCTACATTAGTTTCACCAGGTGTAGCAGTCAGCGTTAAAGACGAAAGCATGTACGGCCCAGCCGGCAATGGTACAGTTCCGCTATTAATTCTGGCAACACAATCTAACAAGGCTAACGTCAGTGGCAGTGGTTACGCAGAAGGAACCATGCCAGTGAATGCCAATAAGCCATATCTACTAACAAGTCAGAGGGAATTAGTAGAATTATTTGGTAAACCATACTTTAAAGTTATTGATGGCACACCAGTACATGGTGCTGAAGTCAACGAATATGGTCTAATGGCTGCTTACAGTTATCTAGGCCTTGCCAATCGTGCCTACGTACTACGTGCAGATATTGACCTAGCACAACTAGAACCAAGAGACGTTGAACCCAAAGGTGATCCAGTAAATGGAACATACTGGCTAGATCTTACCAGCGCCACAGATGCTACAGGCACAGCTTGGGGTATATTTGAATCAAGAGGCGCAGGCAGAAATTGGGCAGCTAAAACTCCATTGGTAATTACAGAATTAACTGACACGGCTGGTAACCTAGGCTTCGCTCCTGCTACAAGTCTTGGCACTGATGGTGACTATGCTGTAGTTGCCACTTCAGTTGTGAGCAATTATCTATACTATAAAAAAGTATCAGGCCTATGGAAAGCAGTAACTAATGCGTCCCTAAGCACCACTGTGCATGTGGCTCCTCACTATCAGATTCCTACAGCCGTGGCAGCAGGTGAAGTCTGGGTCAAGACAACTAACCCAAATAATGGTCTACGTGTTCTTGTCAAGAGATACTATGCAAGTAGTAGACAATGGGTAACTTTAGCTTGCCCAAGCTATGTTGATGATGCCGCAGCCACAACAGCTTTTGGTACTGCTCTAACAACAGGCAAGATCTATGCTAAAGTAACTCCTGGTTATGGTAACGTGACATTGAGATTATACACAGGCACACCAACTAATGGTAGCTGGGGTCCTTTATATGAAGAACCTAGCGTAAGTGCACCCAAGGGTCCTACTCCAGACGGAACACTATGGTATAATACAGATCTAATGGTAGATCTTTATATCAAGGCCAATGGTAAATGGGAACCAGTAACATCTAATATTACTATAGATGCTAGTGCACCAACAAGTCCTGCTGTGGGCGATTTCTGGATCAACAGTGATGACCCAGAAAATTATCCTCTGGTATACGAATTTGATGGTACAGACTGGATAGCACGCGACATTACAGACCAAACTACTCCTAACGGTATTATTTTTGCAGATTTAACAATGACACCAGCAGACACAAGCAACGCTGGCGGCGCAGATGGTATCATGGATAGTCCAGATCCTCTACTACATCCAGATGGCATGCTACTGTGGAACAGTGCAATCAGCACAGGCAACGTAAAGATCTATGGCGACGTTACACTTGGTGACGAAATCACAGTTGTAAAAGGCTGGAGCACATATAGTGGCAACATGGAAAATGGTGCTCCTTATATGTTCCGCAAGGCACAGCGTAGAGCAGTTGTTCGTGCAATGCAAGCGGCAGTAAACAGCAACACACAAATTCGTGAAGAAATGACACAATTTACATTGATTGCTGCTCCTGCTTATCCTGAACTATTAGATGAAATGTTAGCACTGAACGTAGATCGTAAAGAAACAGCGTTCATTATTGTTGACACACCTTTCAGACTACGTCCACAGAGCCAAGAGCTATTAAATTGGATGAGTGGAAACAAGGCTGTAACCAATGGTGAAGATGGTATTACAACACCAACTCCTCAGGCAGCTTGCTACTATCCAAGTGCATACACTAGTGATCTAGATGGCAACGATGTCGTTGTTCCACCAAGTCATATTGTATTGCGTACATATGCATACAATGACCAAGTGGCTTATCCTTGGTTTGCACCAGCAGGCCTAACACGCGGTATTGTTACAAACGCCAGCAACGTTGGTTACATCAACAGCGAAGGCGAATTTATACCAGTTGCATTGACCAATGGTCAGCGTGACGTTCTATACGGTGACGGTAAGAGAATGGGTATCAACCCAATCACACGTTTCCCAGGACAGGGTCTATTCGTATTCGGTCAGCGTACAATGCAGAGCTATGCTAGTGCACTTGATCGTGTTAACGTCGGTCGTCTATTGGCTTACCTACGTGAGCGTTTTGATCCTCTTGCTCGTCCGTTCATATTTGAACCTAACGACAAGATCACAAGAGCAAATGCTAAACAGGTATTTGATAGCTTCCTAGCAGATATGATTGCCAAGAGAGCGATCTATGATTTTATTGTTGTTTGCGACGAGACAAATAATACTCCTGCTCGAATTGACAGGAACGAATTGTGGATTGATGTTGCTATTGAACCAGTTAAGGCTGTTGAATTTATCTACATCCCAATCCGTGTTGTCAACACCGGCGCTTTGTCAGCAAGATAAATAAAATAGCCAAAGGAGAAGATACATGGCAGATTTAACACAATACGGAGTCCCAACAACAACATCTAACGTTATCATGATGCCAAAACTCCAGTACAGATTCAGAGTGAACATGTACGGTTTTGGCAAGGATAATGGTAGTACGCTGGACTTCACACAGAACGTAGTTAGCGTAACACGCCCAAGTCTAACTCATGATGAAGTAACCTTAGATGCATATAACAGTCGTGCATATTTGGCTGCTAAACATACATGGGAACCTATAACACTTACAATTCGTGATGATATGAACAACGCTGCAAGCAAGCACGTTGCAAGCCAATTGCAGAAACAATTGAATCATGGTTTGCAAAGCGCACCTGCCGCTGGTAAGGATTATAAGTTTGGTCTTGTTATCGAGCAGTTAGACGGTAGCCAACCAGGTCTTGTAGTTGAAACATGGAGCTTGAATGGTTGCTTCATTCAGAACGTTAACTATGGTGAAAACAACTACGCTACTAGCGATGTAATGTTGATTACACTACAGATTCGTTATGATGGTGCAGATATCCATAGTGAGCCTCAGGCTGCTGCTACAGAGCCTGGCAAGTTAACAAGCGGATTACTAGGCAATTCAGCTATTAATCCTGCTGTTTAAGGAGCGCACTAATGGCGGCACTTACTGACGCTATGAAGTGGTACGGTTTAGGCGCGGACATGGCTCCGCGCCTTAAGTATCATTTTAACATCGAAATCTATAGTTCACAGGCACAAGAGTATGCGAGAGATGTCTACAACTGTGTAAGGACAGTAGAACTTCCCAAGTACAGCATAGACACACAGGTGGTAAATGCCTGGAACGTACAACAGCTAATCCCCACAAAAGTGGTCTTCGAACCATTGAGTATATCATTTAATGACACTCACGATAATAGATTCCAAAAATTTATCAAGGCATATCTTGCCGCAGCCACAGATAGTTTCCAACCGATTACTAGTGGCTACAGAACCGGTTTTGATACGTTTGGTCTTAAAATGCAAGATACTACCTATGACGTCATTATTGAAAAAATAGTCATAAGACGCTTCTATGGTGCAGATGCAGACAGACAAAATTTTGGCGATGAAAGTATCGTAACACTGTACAGACCAAAAATAATTGATGTACAACACGACACATTAGACTACAGTGCAAGCGAAGCAATAACCTGGCAGATTAGTATTAGATACGAAAGTATGACCTATGAAGAAATCGGTGGGCCGCCAAAGACCAACACAGAAACGGCACCTGAGCCTACATTATTGAATGCAGGTGAAGTTCCAGTCGAAGAATCACTAGGCCCGGGAGAGACGGTGGTTGACTTGACAAATAGCCCACTAATTAGTGGCGGTGGCATCGGCGGCGTTACTGGTGGTGGAATAGTAGGAGGTATATAATGAGTTTTGAAACATCTAAATTTGATTTATTATACGGCAAACTACTAGGCAAAGGTCTAACCCCATCGCTGTCAAAGCAGCTGGCCTCCACTCTATATCGATTAAGTCAGAATATAGATGTTAGCATAGATGATATAGTACGCAATGTTACTACCAATGGTATACGATTTGACAATGTGATATATGCGTCACTGAATCGTTATAGATCCAACAGCAGCCAAGTAGGCTATCTAGATATTAATAATATTCCGCTAGGCATATCGCAACAAATACCAACTATTGCTGAATCTAGTTACATTGCACCAGGCTATGTTAAAAAGGGTTATGTAGAATAAGGAACACGATATGACATTGACATTACGCAGAGACAAAGGGTCTATTCTAACATACGACGAATTAGATGATAACTTTGTTCATCTAAGTAACTATGAGAATCTGTCTAACAAGCCCACTTCATTAGAAGGACCGGCCGGACCTAAGGGAGACACCGGCGAACCCGGACCACAGGGACCACAAGGACCCGCAGGAGCAGATGGAGCACAAGGACCACAAGGCGAACCCGGAACAACAGATTATAACGAACTGGTTAACAAACCAACTATTCCTACAAATCTTAGTGAACTTAACAATGATGTCGGCTTCATTACAGACTGGATGCAGGCCGATTGGAATGAGACTGCCGTAGATAGTCCTGCATTTATTAATAATAAACCTACAATTCCTACAGATGTCAGTGACCTAACAGATGTTAATGGTTTATTAGGCAGCGGCAGCGGGCTGCTACCACCATACAAAGGCTTCAGAGCACATTACGGCAGAATGTGGGGAAATACAGACGATCCCAACGGCCCGATCAACAAAATTGTAATCTACAAAAATTCTGCGTCCCCTAGCTCTACTATTGACGAAAGTACCAGCAACGATACCTTTAACGTGTCAGGCTTGACTGGTAGTGATGTTGTAGCCATGGTAGTTGTGGTTGGACAAAACGTTAATCAAACTACAACTGCCGAACTAAAAACCCTTGCCGAATCTATCATCGACACGGTTATTTTGAATAATGGTGTAGAAGGTGATATTAATAGCATTGAATTGATGCACGATTATTTCTATGACAACTATTCCACATTTAGTGCAGTCGTTACAGATAGAAAAACTGATTTAGAATTCTTTAGCGTTAACAATCAATTCAATATCAATCCTACATTCGCCACCGGCGATGGCGCCAACTTTAGCAGTATCTCTTACAATATGAATAATGATACTCTAGATCTAGGCAGTTGGGGACAAGGCGCTCCAAATACACACGAAGTTGGCGATGTGCATGTAATTCCAGGCAACACCATTCAAGATGCTAACGGTAATTTCCTTTTAACACCCGACAACGATGTTACAGTAACCATCACCGGAGTCAGCGACGGGTGGATTCAAACTTATTCGGTGACAGGCAATTTGCCCCGCCCGGCAGAAGTTTGGCCTGATAACTATATCAGCGATGGCGGCGATGACGAATATGATACTGCAAACTATATTAACACAAACTTGCAAAGTGAGATCAGCTATAACAGTGGCAATGCAGTAATAGGTAGTTCAGCCTTTGGCGGTGGCAACTATGTTGTTGCTTACAAGGATGGTATTTTTGGTATTTTTGCTGTTAACGCAGATATTGACAGTATAGGCACTAGCGGTAACAGCGGCTTTGACGGTGATGGCCAAGCAGACACAGGTAGTTTATATGGTGCTGTTACTGAAGACAATACTATGGCAGACATTACCTTCGAAGGTACAGCGTTAAAAACCGAGAACGGCAATAGCCCATGGTATAATGGTGTTATCAGTTTAATGCCCGGTTCATTAAACGAGCCACAGTATGCTAACTATGGTCAGTTTATTAATATCTATCCAACATGGGGTTACGATCAGCCGCACATTCACGTCGACTCCGGCGAAGGTCCCAACGGAAAAGGCGACTTAATATTGGGTCCAGACGGATATCATATAGATGTTAATCACGATGGCAATGTTTACATAAAGACTAATAACCAGAACAACACTTGGACTTTTGATAATAACGGCAACTTAGCGTTACCTTACGGCGGTGATATTAAAGACAGTTCGGGTAATTCAGTATTAACCGGCGGTGATACATTGCCAAGAGCAAGTGTTATTAACATTCCCGATCCCGACGTCACATGCGGTATTATCAGGGTAAGGATTACCAACGGTGTCGTCACAGTAGAAGAAGCCAACGGTGGATCACTAACTGTGGTATATTCGGGTCGTGTTGTATCATCGACAGGAACTCAAACTATACTTTCTACAGGTGGCTCTAGTGCAGCACCCGGTGGACAATTAACACTGGGAACCTTAGTCAATCGCGGCGATAGCTTGATTATGGATTATCTATACGACGCCAATACAAATCATGCATACAGAATAAATGCTATGGTGACATGGAGTAGTGTTCCTTACGGCGGTATCATCGTAGAACGAATAGCTTAATCACTAGAATGGCTAACAATTATAATCAAGGATTTTTCACACCCAGCAACCCAGAACGATATATTGGCAGCAACAGTCCAAAATATCGTAGTGGTTGGGAACTTACTGTAATGCGGTTTTGTGATAATCATCCCAGTATTATAGCCTGGGCCAGTGAAAGTTTACGCATACCTTATCGTAATCCATTTACTGGCAAAGACACTCATTACTATCCTGATTTTCTGATAACATATCAGGATAAAGAAGGCAATAAAATAAGCGAAGTTATTGAAGTCAAGCCACGCAACCAAGCATTATTAGAGCAAGCGAGAACCCAACAAGAAAAGGCAGCAGTAGTTCTTAACATGGCTAAATGGGAAGCATGTAGGATATGGTGCCAGAAACATGGTATGCGTTTTAGAATACTCACTGAAGAAGATATATACAATAACTGGCAACCAAGAAGCAAGCCCAAACAAAAGCGAGTTAAAAGATGACAAAAAAGCTGGAAGAATTCTTCAACGTTGAACCTTTAGATAGAAGCGAAAGTGAATCAGAAGAGCAAACAGTGCTACCCACAGCAGAGGTGGTGCCATTGCCCACAGTGGTAGACCATGAGGAACTCAGCATGCAATTGGACATTGCCAATAGAATAGACAAGGCATTACCGCAAGTTAGAGGTCTGGAAACAGAAGATAAAGACCTAGATAGTTATGCAGATCAGGCCATGGACAGTTATCAAAAGCTCATGGACCTAGGTTTTAATGTAGATGATCGCAATGCTGGTAAAATATTTGAAGTTGCTAGTACTATGATGAATAATGCTATTTCTGCTAAAACTGCCAAGTTAGAAAAGAAGCTCAAAATGGTTGAATTGCAGCTAAAGGCTGCTAGATTAGCACAGACACAAAAGCCTGAAGAGGAAACAAAGCCCAATCAGGAACTCAATACCGATCGTAATGCTATTTTAAATCTAATCAACCAAAATCTTAAGAAACACTAAAGTACGGTGATAGTATGCTGTTTTTTTAATAAACAGTATAAATGAAGCTTCACGAAATAATCACCGAAGATAGGAATTATACTAAAACGCATGGGCGCATGGATAAGAGCTACTCCCAGGTTCTGCCCAGCACGCACCTTGTGGCTGGTACGGCAGATAGATTCTACGATCTATATAGAATAAGCATGAGAACTGCCATGGCAGATGGTAAGAATATGCCCAAATTCGAACCAGAAAGCTGGGTTGGTAGAAATAACACCATGCACCCTTATACCAAAGAAGAAGCAGACATGCTCAAACATGCCTATGCTGCCACAGGGGTACAATGGACAGATGAACTGCATCCAAATAGTGAAAACCGTAGTTTAGAACCCGATGACACCTATACAGTTAGTCCCGTGGCCTCCGGATGGAAAAAGAAACGACGCAGGAGTGATAAATAATGTATCCGGAGATATTAGATGTCAACCCTATTAGAATATATAAATTCAGTAAAGACACAACATAAGTATCGCATCAAGTTGGCCTGCGGCTGTGATGATGCGATCATGGACAAAATCGAAAAGCATCTGGAAAAGTATGATGCAGAAGAAATCAGTAATCCACAAAAACTTATTCTTCAAAGACGTCCATTAGACTTCCCCAACTTAGACATGGCTGAAGTTCATATTGTTGATTTTACTGCCAACCTTCCTGTAAGCCAGGATATGCTCAGAGCAGAACTATCTAAAATATTGAGAGTCCCAGAAGGCATGATCGTTGTAAGAAACGCATTAGAGCCTAGAGAACAAGAAGCTGAACATGACGAAGAAGCAGAAAAGTTCATGAAGGACCCCAAGAAATTAGAAGCTAAATTAGGCACAGATTATAGCAAGGATGAAGGTTCTGAAGTAACAGCAGAAGAAACATTCGGCAACAAGTACAATACTAATCTGCTAAAAGAATTGAAAAAATTAGCAGATGATCGTAAGAAAAAACTGGAGACACCTAAAGTAACAGATCCTGATATTCCTGCTAGTGAACCAGAGATCGGCGACAGTCCACGCACCAACACAAAGAGTACAGTTCGTGCATTTACATCTCCAACAGGTAAAGGAAAATAATCATGGATCTAGTAAAACTATTAGCCAAGCTACAAACTATTGGCGTCACCGAAGAAAAGAAGCCAGATGCTGACGGTGACGGTGTGCCTGATTGGGCAGACAAAAAGCCTGGTGCAGATGACACCGAGGACAAAAAAGAAAAAGCCAACGAAGATATTGAAAATGTACTTCGCAAACTACAAGCCATTCAAGAAGGCAATAACGAAGATACAGAAGTCGATGAAGCAGTTAAAGTAATGCGTAAAGATCAGTTTACTGGTGACTTTGAAAGATATAGTAGAGACGCCACAGATCCAGATGCTCAAGCACATAGAGATCAAACTGCCGCTGCTATGAAAGATTTTAGAAAGCAGACTGGCATATCAGGCGCAAAAAAACTTGCTGGCGATTACAGAGCCAAGCAGGCAGGATTAAATATTCATTCTCGTAAAACATTTGAAGAAGAAGATGTGGAAGAAGGCAACGAATTTGCACAAAAAGTTCAACAACTCAAAGCACAAGGCGCCAAACCTGGTACTAAGTTCAAGACCAGCGATGGTAAAGAGCATGTACTGGAGGCGGAAGAAGCATGTGAAGATTGTGGCAAAGTTCACGAAGGTGCATGTAAAGAAGAAGATCTTAAAGAATGCGATATGAGTCCATTAAGTTCTATGGGCGGTATGGAACAGCAAGCAACTCCTGATCGCTACACATTAACAATTCAGCGCGGTGACAAGAATCTAAACGTTACCACAGATAATCCTGCAGAATTGCTACAGCTAATGAAATTGGCAGGCGTAACACAGGGTGCAGAAGTACAACAGGCACCTGCAGAAGAACAGGAAGTTGAAGAAGATTGGGGCAATACTCCTGCACAAACCAATGAACCAGAACCACGTGGCCATGGTGACATACGTGACTGGGGACTACCTGGCACAGCAAAAGCCAAAGTACGTTATACTCCTCAACAACAAGGCGACAATCCAATGGAAAGCAAAATGTTTGAGGAATATAAACAGTTCAAACAAGGTAAATGAGCACCGACAATTTCATAAAGTCGCCTTATAAGAAGGAAAATTATACAGAGGATCAGATAGCGGAGATTATAAAGTCCGCTACTGATCCAGTATATTTTTTAACGACCTACATGTGGATACAACACCCCGTCAAGGGGCGTGTTAAATTTGATCTATTTGATTATCAGATAGATCTTATCAATACCTACCATAATCACAAATACAGCATTAACATGCTAGGTCGTCAGATGGGCAAGTCCACCTGTGCTGCCGGTTATCTATTATGGTATGCCATGTTTGTACCGGACAGCACGATTCTAATTGCCGCACACAAGTACACAGGCGCACAGGAAATTATGCAACGTGTTCGTTTTATGTACGAGCATTTGCCCAATTGGATCAAAGCAGGTGTCACTAGTTATAACAAAGGCAGCATAGACTTTGACAACGGCAGTCGTATAGTAAGTGCAACTACAACAGAAAACACTGGTCGTGGTATGAGTATTACACTAGTATACCTGGACGAATTCGCCTTCGTGCCACCTCGAATCGCCAAGGAATTCTGGACAGCACTAAGCCCAACATTGTCTACTGGTGGTAAGTGTATTATTACAAGCACACCTAGCCAGGATAATGACCAGTTCGCACAGATCTGGAATGAAGCAATAAAGAACATAGATGAGTATGGTAACCCCAGGGACGTTGGTAAAAACGGCTTTAAGAGTATCAAATATATCTGGAGTGATCATCCTGACAGAGATGATGCCTGGGCGGATCATGAACGCAGTAAGATTGGCGAAGACAGATTCATGCGTGAGCATGAGTGTAAGTTTATTGCAGCCGATGAGACCTTGGTTAACAGTATTAAACTATCATTACTTGAAGGCAAGGAACCCATTAATAAAATGGGACAGCTTAGGATATACACTCCTATAGTCAAGGACATGACTTATATTATAGGATGGGACCCTAGTCTAGGCACTGGTGGTGACTATGCAGCCATAGAAGTATTTAGGCTACCAGACCTGGTACAGGTGGCAGAGTGGCAGCACAATAAAACAGATGTTCGTGGACAGTTGAAAGTTCTAGTAAATCTATTAGACTACATGAAAGAACAGGGTTTGGACAACGATCAAATGTATTGGAGCGTAGAGAATAACACTCTGGGCGAAGCAGCCCTAGTGGCTATTACAGAATATGGTGAAGAACGCATACCAGGATATTTTATCAGTGAACCAGGAAACAAACGCAGGGGTTTCAATACCACAAACAAAAGCAAATTAGCCGCATGTACTAAATTCAAATACTATTTAGAAACAGACAAAATGCGCCTGCAGAGTAAAAATCTAATACAGGAAGTCAAAACCTTTGTGGCTCACGGCGCTAGTTTTGCTGCCAAAGAGGGTGAAACAGACGATTTGGTCATGGCATCCTTGCTAGTTACAAGAATAGTAGAACACATGATGAAGTACGACGAAAAAACATATCAAGCTCTGGTTGAGCGCAGTAGCAGTGATTTCGTAGCTCCCATGCCAATCGGCATAATATAATAAAAAAAGGTAAATAATAACATGGCCGTTGATTTTGATACAGTAGCTGAACGAGTTTTTGACCAACTAAAAGGTTTTGGGCACAATCTTGCCATTTTTGACAAAGATGGTAAGCAGACTGTTAATGCCGAGGATGGCAGGCAGTTTTATAGCAAAGATCAAAAATTGACAGTGGAATTAGATGAAAATGATAACACTATCAAAATTAAATATGGCGACAGTTCTGATCCAGATAGGGTTAAAAAATTAATTAACTCCATACGTGGCGGAATAGCAAAAAAATACTTAATAGGAGTTGATGTTATGCCTTATACAGGTAGAGACATAGAGCTTAAAGACGTTCAAAATTTAGTCAAAGAAAGCCTGGGCCCTGCGGCTGGTTCTGTCAAGACCAGCTACCAGCAAACAGAAGGCGCCAGACTAATTATACGTCACAGTAAGCCAGTAAACGAAGAAATACGCGGTAGCAGAAGCAGAAATATTAGTGCACTATTCATAGAAAACGCTCAGGGTGAACGTTTCCGCTATCCACATAAACATCTTGCCGCCGCAAGAATTATGACACGACATGTCGCAGAAGGTGGCACACCTTATGACGAAGTTGGTCAAAAGATTATCAGCCTAAGCGAAGAACGTTCCAACCTTATCAAGGTCGCAGGCTATATCAAGCACAACGGACTACAAGAACAAGCCAGTGATGTTGGCTATGCTGTACAACAACGTCTAAGTGAAATCAAGCACCTATTAGGTAGATACAATGCCGAGAGTCTATTGGCAGATATGTACGAAAGTGATGAAAGCAACGTAGAAGAACTAAAAGAAAAATTAACCAAGAATGTCTTTGATGAAAGCATTACAGACATGTTGCCTAAACTAGGTGGTTATGTAAAAGCATATCAAAACAGAATTCAGGCTGAACAGGCGCTCACAGGATTGCAACAACAAGTTGAAGAAAGTGCAGGCATTCCAGTTAATGAAATTCCTGATATGGAATTGGCCAGCATGATTGTTTATGAAAGCCCAACAGTCAATACAACTGAGTTGATCAACATGGTATTACCTGTACTAGAAGATCAAGAGTTAAAACAACAATTGGAACAGGTCAATGCCTACGTTCAAGAAGGCCTACTAGATCCTGCCAAGGTTGATAATTTAACCAGAAGCATTGTTGGTAAGGCTCAATTGGTCACATTCGAATCTGACAGAACTTTTGATGACATGTTCGAAAGTGCCATAAAGAAAAAATTTGATATCAGAGAAATTTTGAAGTAATGATATAAATATCAGTGTAGGATGATCGTTTTGGTCATCTTACACTTGACGTAACAAGCATAAGCATGTTACATTACGTTCACAAGATAGGATGTCTTGTGATCCAGGCAAACAATTTGGTATTACCCTGGCTTAACATTGGAGAAAAACTATGGCTACACTAGCAGAAATTCGCGCTCGTTTGATGGAGCAAGAAAACCGTTCTACCGGTACAAAAATGGTTGCAGACAATGCAATCTTTCCTTTCTGGAACATCCCAGAAAATTCCACAGCAGTTATTCGTTTCCTGCCTGATGGAGATGACACAAATACTTTCCCCTGGCGCGAACGCCAAATGATTCGTCTAGCCTTCCCTGGCGTTAAGGGTGGAGACGAAGGCAAGGCAGTGACTGTTACTGTTCCTTGTATGGAAATGTGGAAAGAAACTTGCCCGATCCACGCAGAGATTCGTCCTTGGTTTAAGGACAAGAGTCTTGAGGATCTTGGTCGCAAATATTGGAAAAAGAAGTCTTATATCTTCCAGGGCTTTGTTGTACAAAGTAGCCTGCAGGAAGAAGTTCTTCCGGAGAATCCTATTCGACGTTTCATTATCAATCCCAGCATCTTTAACATTGTTAAGGGTGCTCTAATGGATCCTGAAATGGAAAGTCTATTCACTGACTATGAGAATGGCACAGACTTCCGTCTGACTAAGACCACTAAGGGTCAGTATGCTGATTACAGCACTTCAAGTTTCGCACGTCGTGAACGTGGCCTGAATGAAGTTGAACTGCAAGCCATTGCTTCACATGGTCTGTTCAACCTTAATGACTTCATGCCTAAGAAGCCAACCAAAGAAGAAGTTGATATCATCTATGATATGTTCAAGGCCAGCGTTGATGGTGAACTCTATGATCCTCAGCGTTGGGGTCAGCACTTCAAACCAGGTGGTCTAAATCTTGACACCGGCTCTGCGTCAGCAGAACGTGCTAGTGCATCTGCTGCCAAGCCCGCTGTTAGCGTGGTTAAGCCATCTGCACCAGTAGAAGAAGATGACGAACCTCCTTTTGAAGTAGAATCCAGCACTCCTGCTCCTGCAGGCAAAAAGGATGTCAACGACATTCTAGCAATGATTCGCAATCGTAAGCAATAATAGGCTCCCCGGGCTACGGCCCGGGTTTTTTCTGTGCAGAAAAAACGATTACTATCTCAAAGTAGGGAGTATCCTGTGACATTACCAGACGAACGATATCGTGCTGTTGTGTGGGCAGAGCGGTTCCTCAAAGAACTAGCTCATGACACTAAAAAATATCCTCGAGTACCCAAGGCCGTACGTCGAGAAGCATATTCTATTTTAAGACATTACCCAAGCAAATGGGATATGACTCGTGTATCAGAAGCATCACCAGAAGTATTTCAGGAAAAGATGGAACCTTTGACACGAATGCTAGAAGTTTATAAAATAGAGAAGAAGGAAGAACTAAATGGCAAAATTGACTAAACTAGTAAAAGTAAATGAATCAATCACTATCAACCGTTATGACAACGTATGGATGGTGGAAATTGGTGGCAGAAACAAAAAAGACGATTGGGCAAATACCAAGACTGTATGCAATACCGAGCAAGAGCTTCTGGAACTCATCAAAGAGTGGAATACAATGGAAGTGAACGACTAATATGACTAAGCCATTTGATGTAAGTAAATTTAGAAAAGAAATCACTAAGAGCATTGAAGGTCTTAGTATTGGTTTCAATGATCCAACTGATTGGATTTCAACAGGCAACTATACACTGAACTATCTGATCAGTGGAGACTTTTTTAAAGGTGTACCACTAGGCAAGGTTACAGTATTTGCCGGTGAATCAGGTGCAGGTAAGAGTTATATCTGTTCAGGCAACCTTGTGCGCCACGCACAAGAGCAAGGTATCTTTGTTGTACTGATTGATAGTGAAAATGCTCTTGACGAGGCCTGGCTACACGCACTAGGTGTGAGCACTGATGAAAGTAAACTGTTAAAACTTAACATGGCCATGATTGATGATGTGGCAAAAACTATCAGTAAGTTTATTGCTGATTATAAGGCACTACCCGAAGATGATCGTCCCAAGGTCTTGTTTGTAATTGACAGCCTGGGTATGTTGCTGACACCCACCGATGTAAACCAGTTCGATGCGGGTGATCTCAAAGGCGACATGGGTCGTAAACCCAAAGCATTAACTGCCCTAGTACGCAATTGCGTAAATATGTTCGGTAGCCATAATGTCGGTCTAGTGGCAACTAACCATACCTACGCTAGTCAAGACATGTTTGATCCTGATGACAAGATCAGTGGCGGCCAAGGCTTCATCTATGCAAGCTCTATTGTGGTTGCCATGCGTAAACTCAAACTCAAAGAGGACGAGGAAGGTAATAAAACTACCGAAGTCAATGGTATTCGTGCAGCCTGTAAGGTTATGAAAACACGCTATGCAAAGCCATTTGAGAGCGTTCATGTAAAAATTCCTTATGCCACAGGTATGAGTCCTTATAGTGGCCTGTTTGACATGCTGGAAGAGCGAGGCCTGCTTAAACGTGAGGGCAATAGCTATCTTTATACAACTAAGGATGGTGAAATCTTCAAGGCCATGCGTAAAGGCTGGACAAATGAACTACTAGACAAGGTTATGGCAGACATAATGCTCAGAGATTTGACTAAAGGTGTAAATACAGCGGAAATCAAAAAGGAGCCCGCTGATGCTGCATGAAGAAGAAGTTAACCTTATCGTAGACGTTTGGACTAGTGTTAAGAGTTATATTGATCGAAAAGAAAGATATGATGCCGCCAGTGCATTACTACGCAGTTTAGAAAATCACTATGACATGGATAGTGTCAGTGAAGAACTGCTGGGCAATGACACCACGCTAGACACTGTTATTGCTGATATCTATGGAACAAGCGCCATGGGTGAAGATGAGGACGGCTACGAAGAAGACAACTACGACAGTGACTACGACGACGAATGAGTGATTGGTTCAGGCTTGTATCGGGCGACTTATCTCAGTTGCCCGATGCCATAGCATATTTCGAGAGTGAACTACAAGGCGCTAGGATAGAAACTAGCCTCAAGGGTAACCTTGAAATGAACAGCAGACTCATGCCTGGTATAGTTGAGCATAGATTCAATCAACTGCAAGAGATTGAAGCCATATTAGAATACCTGAATATACAATTGCGTAAAAAACGCAGTGAGGTATTCAGAAAGTATATCGAAAACTATAACAGGGCACTGAGTAGTCGTGATGCTGAAAAGTACGTGGATGGTGATGCGGATGTAGTACAATGGCAATTGTTGATCAATGAATTTTCCATGGTGCGTAACAAGTACCTTGGTCTAATGAAGGCCATCGACAGTAAACAATTTCAGATTAATAACATTACTAAACTCAGAGTTGCTGGTATGGAAGATACCACTCTGGGTTGACATGACAGACGAAGAATATTCAAGGCAAAAATATCTATTACAAATAGAACTGTTAAAATGGCAACAGCTATGACAACAAGAATTTAAGCTATGTGTACGAATTATGATAAATAAAAAAGTATAAGGAGATGGATATGGCAACATTTATAGAATGGCAAGCTACATTATCAGAGGTTGAACAAGCAAGATGTAATGAGCTATGCAATAAAGAAGAGGAACGTAGAAATGCGTCTGGTTTCCCCAAGGATGCAGAAGGCAGACTGATTTTTCCTAATGATGAAGCTCGTAAGCAATATCAAGCAGGTGCAGACCCGGAGTTTGTTTCCTATAGGACAAGATACGAAATATCACAGCAATAACATATAAGTAAAACACAATATATTGGCCCGGCTTCCCCCGGGCCATTTTATTCAGTAAAATTGACATAAAATCCCAGTTATTGTATACTACTGTTTTAGTTAGCGAAATGCATGAATTTTGGGTATTTTTCGGGATTTTTGAGCTAGAAAAACACCGAAAATTGACCGAAAATACCAATTCTGCTATACTAACAGTATTGTAACGCAACAGGAGCACAAATTGGCTACAGTCACTATTCTGAAGGGTTCGTATCGCAACACCCCCGTTCGCAACCAAACGTTCCGTTTGGTTAGCGACTTTAAGACGGGTGCCAAGGGTGCATACGTTACTGTAGAAGATGATGGCTCGCTGGGTTTCCCTGGCAAGAGCATTCGCATTAAGGTTAAAGGTATGCAAGATATTGAAGTCGCCCGCAGTGGCGTTGAAGACATGAACGACAGCGAACGCCGTCGTGCCGCTAAGGATGACGGCAACGTGTTCAGCATTGTTAAGCCTGCTGAACCCGAGACTTATACTGAAACTGAAGAAGCCGCTATCGAACGCATTCGCGAACGATTCGACATTCTGGATCAGATGTCGGAAGGTTGTACTACCGGTGCAGTTCGTGCTATGATTGTGTCCGGCCCCCCTGGAGTTGGTAAGAGCTTCGGTGTTGAGCGAGTGCTCGAGCAAGCCGCTCTGTTTGACAAGATGGCTCAGCGTAAGAACCGCTTCGAGGTTGTCAAGGGTGCTATGTCAGCAATTGGTTTGTATGCCAAACTGTATCAGTTCAGCGATGCCAATAACGTGCTAGTGTTTGACGACTGTGACAGCATTCTGCTTGATGACCTGTCGCTGAACATTCTTAAGGCTGCTCTGGACTCTAGCTCTAAGCGTACTATCTCCTGGAACACTGACTCCAGCATGTTGCGTCGTGAAGGTGTACCCGATCGTTTCGACTTTAAGGGCTCTGTGATCTTCATCACCAACATCAAGTTCGAGCACGTTCGTTCTAAGAAGTTGCGCGATCACCTGGACGCTCTGGAATCACGTTGCCACTATCTGGACCTGACTCTGGATACCATGCGCGACAAATTCCTGCGTATCAAGCAGATCGTGCGTGACGGCATGTTGGATCGTTACGATTTCGAAGACGGTGCTAGCGATGAAATCGTCGACTACGTCTGGGAACAGCGTAACCGACTGCGCGAGCTGAGCCTGCGTACTGTGCTGAAGATTGCGGATCTGCGTAAGATGTCTGCTACCAACTGGAAGCGTCTTGCAGAAACTACGATCCTGAAGCGAGCCTAATAACAGGGAGGAGCAATCCTCCCACTTTAAGGAATATCATGAAACTCCGTCCTACTCTTATTGCACTTGCAGTATCAGCGATAGCAGGAAGTGTGCAGGCACAGGTCTTTACCAATCAGGAAACTGTTGCTAAGACAAATTACCTGAATGCTATTGGTGCACCGGCAGCATGGGCCCGTGGCATTACAGGTAAAGGAGGTGTGATCGCAGTTCTGGATAATGGTTTTGCTGTCAATCACACCGACATTAAACCCAACGTCCTTGCCTACAAGAATTTTTATGTAGGCGACACCTACACATGGGGCTTGCATGGAACGCAGATGGCCAGCATTGCCGCAGGCGTAGCCAACGGCGCAGGCACTGTGGGCGTGGCACCCGACGCTAAATTGATTCTTGGACAAGTCGGTACTGGCGGAACCAGTCCCAGCATCGACATGAATGCAGTTATCAAAGGTATGACCTGGGCTGAAGGTCTCGGTGCTAATGTTATTAACCTGAGTCTTGGTAGCAACTATGACTCTACGTTCAAGGCAGGCACTACGCAGATTGCTCCTGGTATTTTTAAGTCTGCTCCTGGTTACGGCACTATGTATGGTAACAGCCTGACTGACATGCTACAATTTACCGGTGCCACAAAGAGCACTGTGATTGTTGCCAGCGCAGGTAATAGTGCCACACCTTATGCTCAATTTCCTGCGGCATTCGCAGTACAAACGGACGCTAATGGCAATTTGATTATGGGCGGCCGAGTGCTGATCGTTGGTAATGTCAAGTCAGATGGCAAGGGCGGCTGGGTTATGGATGCTAGCAGTAATCGAGCAGGCACCCTCTGCCAGAAAATTGTTGCCAATGTTTGTCAAGACAAATACTATGTCAAAGACTTCTACGTCGTGGCTCCTGGAAATGCCATCTGGGGCGCAGTACCTGACGAAGCACGAACCGCGACTGCTATCAAAGCAGGTCTAACTAATGGTGTTGGTGGCGTAACAGGAACCAGTCCCAGTGCCGCGTTGGTTAGTGGCGGCATCGCGCTCATGCGCCAGGCCTGGCCGCAACTCAAGGCAGCACAATTGGTTAATCTTGTTTTAGACACTGCTACTCCTCTCGGTGACAGCAATGTCTACGGCAAGGGTATGGTGAACTTTGACAAGGCAACGCAACCTACAGCAGGCCTGAAATACACCACTGCTAGCCTTACTTCAGGCCCTACAGTGTCTGGTACTAGTGTACAAAACACAGGTGTTGCAGTATCAGGTAATGTAGGGGCCGCACTGAAAACCAGTAGTGTGTTGCAGAGCGTTCAGGTGGTTGATGGTTTGAATCGTAACTTTACCGCAGACTTTACCAAGGCAATCGGTGTTAATACTCCTGCAAATAGCCTTTACACTAGTCCCTATCTTGCAATGCAGAGTTTGGGCTACAAGGAATTCACTGTGCCCATGGGCAAGGATAGTACTCTGACATTGATGCAGAGTTTTAATGGTGTAGCGGCACAATATGAAACTGGTTACAAGGAAGGTCGTATTAGTTTCCAGACCGGTACTATGACTGAACGCAACGGTTTCTTGAATAACTCTGGTACAGGCCTGTTTGGTATGGGCAATAGTGCTACCAGCTATGCAATGATCGGTGGTAGTTACCCCATTGTTAGAAGTGTGGATCTGATCGGAAATTATGGTGTTGGTATTACTCGCACTAGTAACGCACAAGATAGCATGCTGGCCCTGAGCCCTACAATTATCAGCGATACCTGGAAACTGGGTATTGCCAAGAAGGAGATCTTCTTCAGCGGTAGTACACAAGATCAACTGACCTTGGCAGTGCATGGACCGGTGGCAGTGCGTCGTGGTTCTGCAGACGTGACCGCTGTGACTGGCTACACTTATTCAGGTGCAGAAGATGATGTGACTGCCAATCCGATTATCAGCAAACAACGAGTCAACCTTGCGGCAGGACAACGCCAACAAGATCTGATTCTGAGCTATAGTGTTAGTGTAAGTAATAAGACTTATGCTGGTATCAGTGTTGCCAAACAGTTTAATGTTGGTGGTATCGGCGGACAAACTGGATCGGCATTTGGTCTAATGGTGCGTAGTGTGTTCTAAGCAAACACATTCCTAAAAAGCAACCCCGGGGTTGCTTTTTCATTGATAATAAATATTAGGTGATCGAAAATATTTTTATTAGCTTCACCGGCGGGACTGGTGGCAATTTTATATCTGCACTATTGTCCTCGATGAAATTTCCTGACAGAGATTTCTCTGTTAATCTTTCTGCATACGGAAACGCACACCGGTGTGTGCACTTTGACGGTATAGTTCAACCTGAATTTAGCAATGTTGACGATCCCAGAATTGTGACAGATATTAGTTTAACTGAACCAATAAAATATCCGCGCATAGGCAGAGCTCACTGGACTAGAATTCATGAATTATTAGAATACTTTCCCAACAGCAAAGTTATCTACATTTACAGCGAACGCAGTGAGTATCAACTAATAGCCTTCAATATCTTTTTTAAAAAATTTATTGAAAATTATGAGAAATCTGAAGCTGGGAAAATAGACTTTGTGAATTTTCTCTATAACAATAGAGACCTAGATATAGATCCGTCTACATCACCCAGGGCCCTAACTAAAAATCAGTATTCATCGATCATCAAAAGAATTGTATCGCAACCAGATCGTCGATGGAGGAAATTATTGTATGATCACCCATCAATATTGCAGGTCAATTTTGCAGATATTGGTTACGGTCGAATGAAATTGTTAGGGCAGTTATCCACATTTACAGGCCTGCCAGTGTCAGATAATGCTCTTAATTTTTTTAGAACATATGTTGATAGACAACCAAAACCATCGGATTTTATTAATAGTCTGAAAGATTAACGCAACCAAAAAGGTTGCTTTATTGTCTGTAAACGTGTTATACTACCGTCTATGACATCTTGTACTATACATATTCGTGACGAAGTCAATATCAAAATATCAGGACTAGAAGTTAGTACCAGGAGAAAACTAGAGAAGGCGTTAAAGTATTTTATGCCCTATGCCTACCACACACCAGCATATAAACTAGGACGCTGGGACGGCTGTGTAAGTTATTTTTCTCTTGGTGGCGCTAGCTACTTCAATTTGTTAGATCGAATTCTGCCTACTATAGTAGACGAAGGCTACAAGGTAGAGGTAGATGACCAACGTTCTGCTTGGAATTTCGAATTTCCAGAAGTGTGCGAAACAACACATGAGCAGACATTATGGCCCAAAGGTCACCCTGCCGCAGGCACACCAGTTCTTTTACGTGACTATCAAGTCACCGCCGTGAATCAGTTTCTAAAGAATCCGCAGTGTGTTCAAGAGATTGCCACTGGTGCAGGTAAAACTGTGATGACTGCTACATTGAGCAAGTGTGTAGAAGGCTATGGACGTAGCATTGTGATTGTACCCAACAAGGATCTGGTAAAACAAACTCTAGAAGATTATGAGCTATTGGGACTGGATGTTGGTGTATATTTTGGTGACAAAAAAGAGCTAGGAAAAACACATACCATTTGTACATGGCAAAGTCTGCATAGCCTTCAAAAACGATTCAAGGAAGGTGACAGCCCCATTGGACTGGACGAGTTCGCTGAGGACATGGTGGCGCTGATTGTTGACGAAGTGCACCAAGCCAAAGCAGATGTACTCAAACAATTACTCAGTGGACCATTTGCACATGTGCCCATACGCTGGGGACTAACAGGTACCATACCCAAAGAGGAATTTGAGCGAATTGGTCTGGTGGCATGTATAGGTAATGTGGTAAATAAGATTGCAGCCAAAGATCTTCAGGACCTGGGAGTACTTGCAAACTGCCAAGTAAATGTGTTACAATTACAAGATACCGTTGAGTATCCTACCTACCAGGAAGAATTAACTTATTTGACCACCAACACCAAACGCATAGATTTTATTGCAGAGTTTATAGATAAACTGTCTGCATCCGGCAATACTCTTGTGTTAGTGGATAGGGTTAAGTGTGGTGAGATGCTCTGTGAGAGAATACAGGACGCTGTATTTGTTAGTGGTACAATGAAAACAACAGACAGAAAAGAGCACTACGATGAGATTAAAGAATCTGATGGCAAGGTTATTGTGGCGACTTATGGTGTGGCCGCTGTGGGTATTAATGTTCCTCGTATTTTTAATTTGGTTCTTCTGGAGCCCGGAAAGAGCTTTGTCCGCGTTATACAAAGCATTGGGCGAGGTATTAGACGAGCTCAAGACAAGGACCATGTAGAAATCTGGGACATAACCTCCAGTGCAAAATTTAGTAAACGTCACCTTACCACCAGAAAAAAATATTATGAAGAAGCCGGATATCCCTACAAGGTTGAGAAAGTTAGACACCAATGAATATACTTACAGTAGACAACAGGGCATTTGAATTGAATCAATTGCCAGACGAAGTAGAGGATTTGCGCTACGGCATACTAGACTGGAACGATCCTAAGAATGTAGACTATCACTTTGTGCCACTGATATTCATGGAAACATTTCATGCTCCGGCCGCAGTATTAAAGATAGGTGACCATGTAGTACAAGTACCACTAGATTGGTATATTGTTATAGGTGAAAAAGAGCACGGTGATCCTGAAATTGTACCTATCATGAATATTAACGACAGGGGTTTTAGTGCCTTTGTGTTTAATCCTATTAGCAGTTTTAGGATGGATTTTTTACCGCTAGAAATTATTAATGTGTTTCAGGATGTGCGTTGGTTTACTCCTAAACTAAAACATGGACACATACTGGCAGTGCCTTTGACCACTGGCGAGAAGCCACTGTGCGCCTATTTTGTAAAAGAAACAACTAAACTTCCAGAAGTTCTCAGCATTGAAAAAATGTTTTAAACATGGCTAGGCAAAAAACAGCAGGCGAAAAGCCCAAGTTAGATATGTTTAACAAGATACTGCCGGGCATCGACCGCAGGGATCGTAGTGTTTATGCAAACTTAAACGAAGATGAACGCAAGGCATTTGGCGCATGGCTAATCATGCGTTATATGAGCAGTGCAGAATATAGTAGGGCAGATGTAATTGAGAGATATCTAATATGCACTAATGAAGCAGTAAATGTAAATTTTAGTGACATAAAAGATGATGAGTTCAAATGGTTGCTGATGACCACCGTGGGGTGTGGGGCAAGTATTAAGCATCCATATATTGCACCAGGTGGTGGCAAGCGCAAGAAGAAAAATCATTTTCGTGAATGGCTGCGAGAACAATATCCACATTTAGACGATCAAGAGCTAGATCTAATGATGTCTAACATGGATAAACATATAGCCAAAGACATACTGGAACAGTTTCAGGTAAAAGATAAAGATATTATTGATAGTGCAAATGACCTATAAGTGTAAATTTTGCAAAAAAGAATTCGTCAGAGAAACAACTTTGGTCAGCCACCTTTGCGAACAAAAGCGCAGAATAGCAGCCAAAGATGACAAACAAAATAGAATAGCATATTTAAGTTGGTTGACATTTAGAAAGACCACCATAGCGAATACTAAAAAAGATAAACCCTACGAAGATTTTGCCACCAGCAGATACTATACTGATTTCATGAAATTGAGTAAGTATATGATAGAACTTAAATTAGACTGTGATGACTTTATAAAGTTCTTACTCAAGCATAGTGTAAAAATGTCTGACTGGACAAAGAATTTTGTCTACGAAGAATACGTGCGTGAAAAATTAAAGAAGGAAACGGTGGAACGTGCAGTAGAGAGAAGTATTCTGCACATGAAAGAATGGGCCGAAAAGACAGGCGGCAGTTGGGAAGAATATTTTGCCAAAGTACCACCAGCGCAGGCAGTACATGATTTTAAAACAGGCAGGCTAAGTCCCTGGTGTACTTTCGCCACAGACCAAGGTAGTAGATTGATAGATAGACTCGAACCAGGTCAGATCACTGACCTTATTGAATTTTTAGACGCCAAGCCCTGGAGGGCTCGTGTAAAAAGACAGGCAGCAGACGCAGCCTGGGTGCAACTAGTTTTTAACAAAGCAGGAATACTATGAATCAATATGCAGAAAAACCTAGGGTAGCGGCATTACTACGCTCGCCCATCAAGGAGAATTCAACAGCCAAGGTTGTTAATGGCATGGTGGAGATAATCATTGATGGCGAACGAGTACTTGCACCCAGCATGGAGGCCTTTGCCAAGTTAGCAGCCAAGGTGGCCAGTCTGGAACAACGACTAAACAATGTAGAAAATAAAACTAATAGGGTTAGGCGCGAATGAGCACAGATATTGATATAGACTTTGCAGATAGAGAACAAGTACTCAAGGTCTTAAAGCATACACCTGCAATGCAGATGGATGGGAATAAACCACGCAAACATAATACAGGTGTTTACTTTCATCATGTACCACTGAATCCATTTACTGGATTGAGCACTCTTGATTATAAACAGGCAGAAGAAGAGGGTTGGTTTAAAATAGACCTGCTTAATGTAGGCATATACACAGATTTTAAAAGCAATGAAGAAATTGATGAGCTTTTAGAAAAAGAACCCGTATGGGAAATGTTGCAACACAGGGAAATAATTGAGCAATTATTTCACATACATAATCACGCAGACACGGTGATTAAAATGCGGCCCACAAGTATAGAGCAGTTGGCCATGGTCCTGGCCTGTATACGTCCAGGTAAACGGCACCTAATAGGTAAATCCTGGGCGGAGATTGAACGTGAAGTTTGGGTTAAAACTGATGATGCTTATAGTTTCAAGCAAAGTCACGCTATTGGGTATGCTGTGGCTATTGTGCTACAGATGAACAAAATGGCTTATAGTTTTTGAACTAACTGAATTTGTCTGCGTTTAATTCTTTTTGTTATTATATTTTGTAGGCTAACGGGTATACCGTGAATAATGTCGAAGTCTTTTACATTAAATGTTTTAAGACAGTAACTTAATTGTTTGAATCTGGGGCCTATGACGAGATTAATGGGGAGAGTTCTACTACTGCCCCACCACCATTCTTCCCCGAGTTCTAGAAATAATTGTTTGTCGTCCTTGCCCTGCAGGTTGTTATAGACATAAACGCTAGCTATGGTAGTGGTATAATTCTGAATTATGCCCAAAAACTCCTCTTCGCCGCTCTTACACAAACTCAAAAATGGGAATTTTTCTAATATTTCGTTATGGTTCGCCATCGGTTATATTTAGTTGAGTCAATTCAAAATAAATATAACTATGAGTGACACAATTACATTTACAGACTACCCACAGCGTGTTATATTAATAGACGCTGAAGGTTATAGTAGGACAAGAAACATGCCATTTAATACCACACGTAAAACCATCTATAAAGGTGTAGACAGCGTTATTGGATTCGACGTTAAGAATCAGGATAGAAAACCCATCAACCTATTGGGTAAAACTGTAATGGTTAACCTAATGCAGGTTCGCACTGGTGAGCTACTAGTTCAGCGCAGAGCAAAATTGGTCAAACCAGAAGATGGATTCTGTGAATTTACCATATTCAGCAGTGATGTAGTAGACCTGGATCCAGGCATGTATCAGCTCAGTGCAGTTACCTATGAGACAGATGGCTTGGCAAGAACTCTATACACTGATGGCAATAGACGTGCCACACTGGAAGTAGAATTGTTGGATGGCGCATATCCAAAATTCCTACCAAGTACAGAATTGTCATTTACACAATTGGGCAGTAGTTTTGTAAGTCAACCCGTTGCTAGCAATCTACAAAAGAATGACAGCAGCACTCTGCATACCATTCAAATAGGTGTCACCAATTATACCGGTACAATCGAAGCATTGGTTAGTTTAGAATATGATAGCATGGGTAATTATTTCCCTGTCAAGTTTGTCAATGACAAATACAAAATCGAGTTCACCAATACAACTGACATACAAGGATGGAATTTTATCGCCGATGCTCGTTGGATAAAAATAGTCTATACTCCGGATCCATCCAACACTGGAACAGTTGACAAAATACTCTACAGAAGCTAAAATAGTAAGGCTATGATGGCCTTACAAAATCTACTACGCAGCAGACTAAATGGTAGGACCAGCCCCAAGGGTTGGGTATCATTCAACTGCCCCATGTGCGTGGTAAATGGTCAAAGTCGTCCTGATACTAGACATCGTGGCGGCGTAATGTACAATCCTGATGGAGCAGTGAGCTATCACTGTTTCAACTGCCATTATAAAACTAGTTGGCAACCAGGTAGAACGCTGAGCTTTAAGATGCGTAAACTGCTCAGGCAATTGGGATTTGACGAAGCAGAGATACAGCGACTGAATCTAGAACTGCTGAGCCAAGCAGATATAGAAAATATCAAGTTTAAAGAACCAGAACCCACGTGGACACCTGATTGGCCTGATTTTGAATTTGGGTTTGATGTAAAACAGTTAACTAGTCACGACAAAGTAGATTATTTGGAAAGCAGACAGATTTACAACCTAGCCGTGTGGTTGGAGACGGACTATAAAGATCGCGCCTTTGACCGCAGGGTTATACTGCCCTATACATACGAAAATAGACTAGTTGGTTATGTGGCAAGGTGTGTAGGCGATATGCCGCCAAAGACAAGCAAATATATACGCAAGGCGCCTGCTGACTTTGTCTATGGACTGGATAATCAAAGAGATCAAAGACAATTTGTTATTGTTAGCGAAGGGGAATTTGATGCACTGCTTACATCTGGACTTGCCATTGGTGGTAACAATTTAAGTGATAGGCAGGCACAGTTGATTGAGGACTTAAACATAGAGCCCATAGTTATTCCAGACAGAGACTCCGCTGGTAGACAACTGGCAGAACGTGCGGCAGATTTTGGCTGGAGTGTAAGTTTTCCGGATTGGGAAGATTGCAAAGACGTGACCGATGCTGTATTAAAATATGGCAGGCTGTTTACTATACATAGTATCCTACAGGCCGCAGAACACAGTCCTACAAAAATAAGATTATTATCTAGGAGGCTTGGTGGATAATTACGGATATGAGGTACGCAAAGACTGGCGGCTTGGCCAGAACACAGACGATTGGTGGACCAGCGTATGTGTATGGGTCATTGAACAATTTGGCATGCCCGGGGACAATTATATCACAGAGTTAAGTAGTGAGTACATGATTTTTAAATTTAAGCAAAAAGAACACGCAATGATAACAGCCTTGCGTTGGGGGAATGACAATGGCTGATGAAGTTAAAGAATATAGCACAGAATTACAAAAACTATTTTTGGAGTTTTTGATCAGTGATAAGGAACTGTTGGCTCGTTGCCAAAACGTTTTAGATGATACACATTTTACTCGTAGCCTGCAGGCAACTGCTGCCTTTATCAAGGACTATGCAAACAAATACAGTGACTGCCCAACCACAGAACAAATACAGGCAGTCACAGGTCTAGACATTAAACCTATACCTGCGGAAGTTACCAACCACAAGGATTGGTTTCTAGAAGAATTCGAACAATTTGCTAGACACAAAGCACTTGAAAAAGCCATTCTTAAAAGTGCAGACCTGCTGGACAAGCAACGCTATGGCGAAGTTGAGCGATTAATCAAAGATGCCAGTAGCGTAGGCCTGCCCAAGAGCTTTGGTACAGACTATTATGCTGACCCCATGGAACGTTTGACCAAGTTAAAGAACCAAAATGGTGGTACAAGTACAGGCTGGAAGACCATTGACGACAAACTGTATGGTGGTTTCAATCGCGGCGAACTTAATATATTTGCTGGTGGATCTGGTGCAGGCAAATCATTGTTCTTGCAGAACTTGGCACTGAACTGGAGTCAGATAGGACTCAATGGAGTTTACTTTAGTCTTGAACTTAGTGAAGGTCTGTGTAGTATGCGTATGGATGCCATGCTTATGGGCATTGCAACTAAAGAAATTTATCGCAACTTAGAAGATGTTGACCTTAAGGTTAGGATGAAAGGTAAGACTGCGGGTAAGATACAGATTGTACAACTTACAGCAGGTGTAACAGTAAATGATCTTAAGAGTTGGCTTAAAGAGTTTCAGATACAGAGTAATAGAAAAATTGACTTTGTTATTGTGGACTACCTAGACTTGATGATGCCAGCAAGCCAAAAGATCAGCGTGGCAGATTTGTTTATCAAAGACAAGCTAGTATCTGAAGAGTTACGTGCCATGGCCACACAAGGCAATTATCTATTCTGCACAGCAAGTCAGTTGAATAGAGGCGCCGTGGAAACAGTGGAGTTTGATCACAGTCATATTTCAGGTGGCTTGAGTAAGATTCAGACTGCTGACAACGTGATTGGTATCTTTACCAGCACAACAATGCGTGAGCGAGGCAGAGTTCAGTTACAGTTTATGAAGACTCGTTCAAGTAGCGCAGTTGGTACTAAAATAGAGCTAGAGTTTAATGTAACTAGCCTGCGTATCACAGACCTTGGTGAAGACTCTGCAGACGCACCAACCACAACAGATGTATTAACTGAACGACTTAAAAGATCCAGCACAACCATTGATAGGGAAACGGGCGAAGTTGTAGAGCGCCGCCCCGAGCCCGCAATGGCTATCAGAGGCATGGACGACAAAATTAAGAAAATGCTTCAGAAGTAATTACTTTAATTCTCTCATAGAAGCAGGCCTGGGTGCTGGCTGCTCGGGAGGATTAGTTTGTGTATGTGGAGCACCGGCCATGGCGGGCTCGTCGTCTTGCTGTGGCTCATCTTCAACTTCGGGTGTCGCGCCACCGTCTTGAGCAAGGTCTGCTTTGAGTCTTTGAAACAGGCTATTATCCTCAGCAACGTAGGCAAGCACAGTTTCTAACAAGCCCATTAGAGCTGTCATTTGTTGTAGATTGGGTCTACGGTTCATGTATAGGCTACGAACACCTGCTCTAAGAGCATTATATTGGTCCTCGCCAACAGCGTCCTTGATCGCTGCTAGTCGCTGCATCGCTCTAGTAAATCCAGCAGTATCTATATCCTTGCTGGCCGCACCCATACCAGGATCTGGTTTGTCCATGTGAGATAGATCATCACCCGGTTCATTTGGTTTGGCCTCGGCAATGGCACGAAGCCTGTTCATGACCCCAGACATGTCAAATCTTGTACTCTGAAAGCTCATTTCTAACTCCAACGTTTTGATTATTTATCAGATAAATATTATTAAGGATGGATGCAATTTTGCGTAAACAGACAAGATCTTTATTAGAAGAAATAACTGATATTGTACCACAAAGGGACAAGGAATACTTTGTGGAAAATAAGGCCATTAACATAATCGCCAGCACACGATATCTAGTAGAATATATTAATGAGCATTTTCCTAAAGAACAAAGCGAAGACCTAGTTAAAAGGTTATTCAATAGTTTAAAAACAGGCGACGAATCTAAATTCCGTCGTGGCATCAAATATATAAAAGAAACAAAATAATGGACAACCTAGAAGATCTAAATTGGGAAATAATGGTAGAAAGCCGTCAATACCGTGCAGGTGGCGGCAGAGGGCTCAATCTAAGACAGGTTGCAAATTTTGCCTTCTTGGACCTGCTGACATTATATATTTTGCACAATGAGTATGAAACTGCACCGGTTGCGGGCAATTACAGCGGTAGCACAATGAGCTATAGAAACTTTGTAAGACCAAGATTAAGTGGCACAGATTTATATGTAAGTCTAAACATATTGAGCAATCCTGATAGCGTGTTTAGTAAATCAATTAAGCAAAATCCAGACGCAGATGCATTTTTAAGACAAAAGATTAAATTAAATTTACCTACTTTAAAACGTTATCTTGATCTAATACAAGAAGGCACTATAACAAGCAGCGATGCAGCACAATTATTATTAAGAATAGAAAAACAGCTTAACATAACGGATAGCCAATATAAAAGCATGAGAAGATTGGTGCAGGACTGGGCAGGCCTAAACAAAATGCAACGTGAAATCGTTGTTACTAGGATACTTCAACAATATAAAAAATTTGCCAAACGCAGTGAATTATCTGTATTCTTAGAGGACCTGGGCAAACAAAAAGGCTATGAGTTACGTGGTGCAGAAGATGCTGAAATAAAGAATTTAGAGGCAGGTCCATGGAGCAAGTTATTAGGAGCAGTGGCACCGGCAGCACTAATGTATGGTGCCTATAAAGCAGGATATAGCTTGACAGCCCCTAAAAAACAGCATTAATCTATTCAAGAACTCAAGAAGAAGATAAATAAAAGTAAGAAACAAACGTTTCGACAGATTAAAAGGAGTCTATTATGACAACAAGAGTAAATGGTGGTGTTAAATCCGGTGGATTCGGTACAGCAACACTAAAAATGTTCACAGTTGATCCTAATGTCGACCTAACAGGCGATGTTGGTCTTCCAGGTACAGCTTTAGAAGCTATCGTTCAAACAGTTCAAACTAAAGCAACAACTTTCCTAATTGGTGCAGTTGATGCAAGTAATGGTTTCCGTGTTGCTTGCGAGCCAAGCGCATGGGCCGCCGCTGACCTTCAGGCTGCTATCCGCGCCCTAGGTACAGTTAACGGTGACGACCTAACAGGTGCTACAGTTGCTGATTTCACATTCTAATTAGTTCTTACTGATTTCGGGATGGGAAGCCGCAGTATCGAAAGATCTGCGGTTTTTCTATGTAAATATAGTAAAGGAGTTTAGCATGACTAGAATGCAAGGAACAGGAAGAACAGGTGAAAATATCGGGGGTAATATAGAATATTTCACTTGCTACACACTGGTAGATATCAGCGACACAGGCATATATGACCCAACAGCAGGCAAGGACTACGAACAAGCACAGAATCTGAATGCACTACTACAAGCAATCAGTCTTGGCAGTCAACCTGTGCTGGCCAGCGTGGAAAAATTAGTTGCGGCCGATCTAGAAGACTTTGTCTTTGGCGACAATTTTACAGGCAATCATAATGTCTGGATTTTGCGTTTTGCCAGTGAAAGAGTTGGTAGTATCACAGTAAACACCCTAGTAAGAGACATAGCCGGATTACCAGTCTATGTTGATCTAGATGAAACTGCGGTGTTCGATACAGATGTATTTGAAACAGGTGATAATTCAGACAAAAACATCTACTTTGTAAGAAACGATAACCTATAAGTTTTTGATAAATACAACGTAAATTTTTGGCTACTATTTTTTGGTCTCAATCATGGTCTTTATAATAATATTATAATTTTTAAAGGGGGGTATGATTGATGGCCACAGTAGTGGAAAGAGTTAGTATAGTTGAAACCAAGGTTGAATCCTTGGGCGAGAAAATTGATGATCTTAAAGTAGATGTTAAGGACATGCATGACTGTTTGGATCGTACAAGAGATGAGATAGGCACTCAACTCGAAAAAATGTATTCAGCTAGCTGTGAGCAACATGCTCAGCTGGCTAAAAAGATAAGTGCTCTTGAACGTATCAAGGACAGGGGAACATATCTTGCTCTAGGTGGAGTAGCAGTGGCAGGTTGGGTAGTTGGTCACATGGATCTGTTGACAAAGATACTTAAATGAACGAAGAATTGGAAATCATTGGCGAGGATATTGTTACAGAGGCCAAACGGGTTTGGGCAAAGCGCGGCAAAAAACTCAAGCGAATGATTCGTTGCACTAGCGGTAAGAAAAAAGGCAGAATTGTTGCCAACACTGGTGCATGCAGCAAGGCAATAAACGTTAAAAAGCGTTTTCTAATGAAACGTATTAGGAAGCGTTTTAATGCTAAGATAGTTAGAAAAGCAAAAAGAACAAAGGCGTTTAATCCATTAAGCAAGAGGCTTAAAGCACTGAATAAATCAGTAAATAGGTAATATATGGCAGATCGTAGTTTAACAGATATAATTAGATTTCTAGACCCTAGCGGTGATATGGGCGATGCAGATATTGCCGGCCTTACTAAGAAACTAAAATTTACTGATGTATTAGATCTTGTGTCCAGTGTTAGTGGTAATAACATGACCAAGGCCAGAGAGATATTAGCAAAATACGATGATAGATTTGGAGCAGGGGGTGAAGCACCTGCGCAGGAAGCCGCAGTAGTACAACCCCCAGCAAAAATAGGCGGCGGCGTGTCCAAACCCCCCGGTGGTTTTAAGCCAATCAAACCTATAGGAACAGCACCAACCACAGCGGGCACTCCAACTAATCCCAACGGACCCAATGCTGGAAATGACAGTGATGAAGATTCTGGACAAGAACTTGATACACTTATGAGTGATCCCGCAACAAAAAACAAGCCAGAAGTTCAACAAATTGCTAGACTTCTTCAAAGGATGAATAAGCAATGAGAATAGGCGAGCTTGTTACAGGCCTACGCTATATGACCACTAACGAACAGCGTGGCATTTTTGAATTATTGAAAGAAATGAAATCAGTTACGCCAGAGCAACTGGATGAACGTGCACAGCAAGTTGCCCATGAGATGCATACCATGGGTTTAATTGATCGACAAATCAATGAAGATACACAGGAAATCACGTACCGTCTCTATAAGAGATAAAAAAGAATCTCAGGTGTATTCTAGTAAGATAAAGGATCTTATTAGTACAACATTACCACGAAACATTTTGGGCATGTTGGCATCTGCACATGAAACTGAGGATTCATTGATTTTTAATAATCGCTACCATCTAGGCGCCTCGGGTCCCAACGATTATTACATTTATGATGCGTACCTACAAGAATATACCTATAAAAATATAGCATTGTTTTCAAGCGCCGTTAAGATGCTGTGGTATATTAATAGACCCTCTGGTATGACAACTAGCCACGACAAAACAATATATTCCCTGGATCAAGAATACTATAGATGTTTAGAAGATATAAGATTTTTTAAGAGTAAGATAGTGTCAATTCCAGAAGACCGTGAGTTTTACGCCCATAGATTAAGCCAATCCAAGTACCGATTGGAAGATATCAAAACCGAAATATCTAAAATATATTGATAAATAAAACTAATAAAAGGACATGTCGTTATGAACACATCTGAAATTTTCAATCCTGCACAGCGCAAACAGCGTGTAGTAGAGGAATTTTTAAATAGCCATTATGGCTTAAAACTAGCTGCCTATGGTGATGTTGCCAAGGTTAATGCTATGAAAGCCAAGCTGACAAATGAAAACCATCATATGGCTAGTAGCATTGTTGGCTATGAAAAGAATCCACGTTACGTTAAAAATACGCTGATCATTGAAGCTCTTAACCAACTGCTAAAAGAAATAGCACCCGCACGTCGACGCGGCCGCGTTAACGAGCAAAGTGGCGAAGACCTAGCACAAGCAGAACTAATACTTGTTGCTAAGAACATGGTCGAGAAGCTACAGGGTATGGCTGAAGACGTTGCCAAGATGGCCACAGACGATCTAATGCCACTAGCAGAAAAATTAAAAGTTAGTTTTGGTCAAGACATGGGCAATCAATTTAATGATGCTGCTGATGCTGCCTTACAAACTCTATTGACTGCGATCAAATCCGGCAAGGATGAACTAAGCAATGCAGTAGGCATCCTAACAGGCGAAGCACCTGCAGGCGGCGACATGGGCGGCATGCCTGGTGAAGAACCTGGTATGGAACCTGTACCTGGCGAAGAAGGTGACCAATTTGGTGCCACAGATGCTGCTGCCGGAGCAGAAGAATTACCCACTGGTCGTGAACTAAAATAATGCTTATAAATGAGTTGGTGGATTCTGAATCTGAATTGCTGGATACTGTAATAAGTATTCTACTTCGTGCCAAGGCAGAAGGAGCAAAAGCAGTCAACATGCAACAACTCATTAACGATCTTGATGATCCAAGCATAACACCAGAGTTCATGGTGGATCTACTAAGTAGAAACACAGGCAAACTTAAAAACATAATTGCAGGCAGTGACGTTGATAATGTTGACCTTGACACCATAGCAAAAACACAACGTATGACCACAAAGTCAGAAAAAGATAGCGCAAAAATGAAACAAACAGCAGTGTCTCAGGCACTAGACAGCCTTAAAGGATCATTAGCATGAACAGTATAATGTTAACAGCATCTCAGGCCAGAGCAAAAAGTAAAAATGATTCTGTCATTTTTAATGAGACACGAAGTATTGAATCAGAAATTCTAAACGCATGCAGCCTTGGCAATTTAGAAGTCTACGTTACAGGTACCACGATGACTGATACTGGTACAGGTATTGCGCTAGCCAGAAATTATTTTAAAGCCTGGAACGGCTCAGTACCAGACAGAGCCAAAGAACAACAAATGGCGGATATTATAACCTATTTTAGCAACCTGGGTTATCAAATTGAACGACGAGTAAATTCCGCCACCGGCGACACCTTCAAGTGGGCCATATTCTGGTAACATATCAATAGACATTAGGTCATTGATATTGTATTATAGCGGCATGCAATTCAACCCGCGATATCAATACGAAAAACTTAAACGAGTAGAAACAAATGGCAATAGGTTATATGAAACGCCACTTGGTTCCGTTCCCAGTGTAACAACTATTCTAGATAAAACCGCAGACAAGACATTCTTAATCGAATGGCGAAAACGTGTCGGCGAGGAACAAGCAAATCAAATAAGCAAAGAAGCCAGTGGTCTTGGCACCTTAATGCATACTCATCTTGAGTATCATGTATTAGGCAAGGAACGACCTAAAGGCAACAACATGGTACAGGAAATGGCACGTGCCATGGCGGATACCATGATACGCGAAGCCTTTCCTCTAATAGATGAAGTATGGGGAATAGAAGCAAGTCTATACTATCCTGGTCTTTATGCTGGTACTACGGACATGGTCGGAGTACACAACGGCAAACCCGCCATCATTGACCATAAGACCAGTAAAAAGCCCAAGAAACGTGAATGGATTGAAGATTATTTCCTCCAGACCTGTGCATACGCTCTAGCACATAATGATGTTCATGGCACAGACATTAAAAAATGCGTAGTTAATATAGTGGATAGAGATGCTAAACTACAGAGTTTTGTGATAGAAGGTTCCGAGTTTGATCACTACGCCGAGTTGTGGACCAAGCGTGTAGATCAATACTATAGATAAATACTCTTACTATGACAGATACTATTATAGCAAAAATACAAGTGCGTCGAGGAGAACTAGACGACTTGCCTATTTTAGACGAAGGCGAATTTGGTTACGCCATGGATTATAACAGGTTGTTTATTGGAAATTCGCCTGTTACTTTCACAGCAGATGGTGTTACCACAAGATTTTCTTTGTACACAAGAAGCATACTACCTGGACAATTAAAAGTTCTAGTAGACGATGTAGAACAAATGCCCGGCCAGGAATACAATATTCAAAATACAGACATTGTGTTTGCTGAGGCACCAACTGTAAATCAAATAATCAAGGTTAGTTACAACACAGAACTTGCTGTGGTTAATAATAGAATTCAACTGGACAACATATTTCTGTCTGACAACGCATATAACTATGACACAGGCATAAGCTGGAATCTCGCTAATTTCAACAGTGCAAGCATCGACTATAGTTTTAGAAATACTAACAATGAGATGAATATAGGCACCATTAAGATAATTACAGATGGCAATGTAGTCAGTGTTGTCGATAGTGGCGGTGGCATAGGCAACAGTCAAATCAGTTTTGATGGAAGAATAAGTGATGACAACAGACTCTATGTGACATACACTAATCCAACAAATTATCAAGCTAACTTTTTTTATACTATACAACTTTGGAACACGATCTAACTCATTGGTATGGAACGACCAGTGAAAAAATTCTAAGCTGGCGCGAATTAAGAAGGCAGTCTGCTCAACAGACATTTGAAGAAGCCATCAAGACTATAACGGATTGGTGGACTTATGCACCCTGGGTCAAAAAGACCATAGACCCATATAAACCAGAGACCTGGCCCACACCCTGGGACATGATTAATCTAGGTCACTTTTGCCGAAGCGCCTTGGCGTTAGGGCAAGCATACACAATATGGATGTTATTTCCTAACTCTGAATGTGAGCTCTGGTTGATTAATAATAAATCAGAACAGGACGTTCATCTTGTCGTTGTTATTGATAAACAACTGGTATTAAACTATAATATGGGATACGTAGAACGTCTGGAAGACTTGGACTATGAGCTTTTAGCAGTAACAACAAAAAATGATCTAGATCATATTAAGTTGTATTAAAATAATATATAGACACGGTTAAATAGAAACTACAAAATGAAAAAAGGAAAAGAACATATGTCTACCACGGCCAAAACCATTAATGTACTAAAGAGATCTGGTAATTACGAACCTCTAGCGGTAGAAAAATGGCAGGCACAGGTGGCAAAAGTATGCAGTGGTATTGCTGATGTAAGTCAGTCAATGATTGAAATTAAGGCTCAGCCACATTTTTATGATGGTACTAGTACCAGAGAAATCGATGAGATTACACTTAGGGCCATTGTCGATCTGATCGACATTGAAGCTAATCCAGAAATAGGTAATATCAACTACCAATACGTAGCAGGCAAACAACGCCTAAGTATGTTGCGTAAAGACGTTTATGGTACCTACGATCCACCACACCTATATGAGATCGTTAAGAAGAATGTGGGCGTGGGCCTGTATACTCCAGAACTTCTTGAATGGTATTCAGAAGAAGACTGGAACAAGATGAATGATCTATTGGATCATAGCAAAGATGAATTATATAGTTATGCAGCCATTGAACAACTGATTGAAAAATATTTGGTTCGCAATCGTAGCACTAAAGAAATCTATGAAACACCACAAGTGCGATACATAGTTGCCGCGGCCACCGTGTTCCATAAAGAAGAGCCCAATAGTGCTCGTATGCGTTATATAAAGGAATATTACAATGCAGCTTCAGACGGTCTATTTACTCTCGCTACTCCTGTTCTTGCTGGGCTTGGCACTCCCACTAAGCAGTTCAGTAGTTGTGTACTCATACGCAGTGATGATGATCTTGACAGCATTTTTGCTAGTGGCGAAATGATGGCCAAGTATGCTAGCAAACGTGCTGGCATAGGTTTAGAAATTGGACGACTACGTCCTTTGGGCAGTCCCATTAGGGGCGGTGAAATAATGCACACAGGCATGATCCCATTCCTTAAAAAATGGTTTGGTGACCTGCGTAGTTGTAGCCAAGGAGGTATTCGCAATGCGTCAGCTACTGTCTTTTATCCAATATGGCATCATCAATTTGACGACCTTATTGTACTCAAGAACAACCAGGGAACAGAAGAAACAAGAGTAAGACACATGGACTACGGTGTAGTGCTGTCTGCTTTCTTCTTTCGCCGTTTTAAGAACAAAGAAAATATTACTTTCTTTGATCCCAATGAAGTACCAGATTTATACGAAGCATTTTATTCAAACACAGAAAAGTTTGAAGAACTTTATGTAAAATACGAAAAGACTCCGGGTCTACGTAAAAAGACCATGAGTGCTGAAGAAGTCTTCAAGAGTGGTATCTTAAAGGAGCGCACTGATACAGGTAGAATTTATCTTGTATTCATTGATAACGTCATGAACCAAGGTCCATTTGATCCTGAATACCACACCATCTATCAGTCTAATTTATGTTGTGAGATTCTTTTACCTACTAAGCCTTTTAAGCGTCTTGATGATAGTGACGGCCGCATTGCCCTTTGCACCTTGGGCAGCATCAACTGGGGTGCGTTCCGTAATCCTGAAGACATGCGCCGCGCTTGCCGCATTCTACAGCGTAGCCTATGTAATATATTGGATTATCAAGACTTTCTAAGTATTCAATCTAAGTTAAGTAATGACGAAATTCAGCCACTGGGTATTGGTGTTACTAACCTTGCCTACTGGCATGCAAAGAAAGGATTAAAATATGGTGATGCAGATAGTCTTGCAGAAGTTAAGTCGTGGATGGAGCACCAGGCGTACTACCTTACAGAAGCCACAGTTGAACTTGCCAAAGAAAGAGGCAAGTGCAAAGACTCTGACAAAACTTGGTATGGACAAGGAATCTTTCCCTGGGAAAGACGAGCCAAAGGTGTAAATGAACTTGCCAACTTCAACCCAGAATTAGACTGGGAACCATTACGTAAGGAGATGAAGCTTCATGGAGTTCGAAATGCAACGCTTATGGCCATTGCTCCTGTTGAATCTAGTTCTGTGGTTATTAACAGCACGAATGGCATTGAAATGCCTATGTCGCTTATCAGCACTAAGGAAAGCAAGGCAGGATCTTTTACACAAGTTGTCCCAGAATATCACAAGCTAAAGAACAAATATCAATTAATGTGGGATCAGAAAGATTGTGTGGGTTACATTAAGACTGCGGCGGTATTGGCAGCTTATGTTGATCAGAGTATCAGTACCAATACATTCTATAATCCAGCATACTTCCTGGATAGGAAAGTACCTACCACATTGATAGCAAAGAATTTAATGTTAGCACACCATTGGGGCATCAAGACCTTCTATTATAGTTTGATTAATAAGGCAGGTGCCAAGGCAGCTCAAGAAGAGCAACAGCCAGACAATGTTATAAGTTTGAATTTCAATCAACCGATGGAAATGGATGACGAAGACTGCGAAGCATGTAAATTATAAGGTAACAAATGAAAAAGAGAAATTACTCCAAAGAAGCAGTACAGCGTCTACAAGGAAGTTTACAAATAGAACATACTCTTGCTAAAAGAGGTGCACATAAACTAAGAGAATTATTGACCAATGAGCCATTCATCAATACACTAGGTGCCTACAACGGACAGATGGCTGTACAACATGCCAAGGCAGGATTAAAAGCAATTTATCTAAGTGGCTGGCAAGTTGCCGCCGCAAACAACACGGCACTACAAACATATCCAGATCAAAGTTTGTATCCAGTTAACAGTGTGCCACAGGTAGTTAGGGGTATCAATAATGCCTTCCGTCGTGCGGATCAAATTGATTACAGCGAAGGCAAAACTGATACAGATTATTTCTTGCCTATTGTTGCTGATGCAGAAGCAGGCTTTGGTGGCGCACTAAACGCATACGAGTTAATGATGGCCATGATTGAAGCTGGTGCTGCCGGCGTACATTTTGAAGATCAGTTGAGTAGTGAAAAGAAATGCGGACACCTGGGTGGTAAGGTTTTAATTCCTACTGGTCAAGCAATACGTAATTTAACTGCCGCACGATTAGCGGCTGATGTTGCGGGTATTGACACAGTTATCATGGCTCGCACTGACGCAGAAAGTGCAACATTAATCACCAGTGACCACGACCCATTAGACAAGGATTTTATTATCAATGAACGCACTGAAGAAGGCTTTTACAAATTCCGTAATGGCATCGAGGCATGTATTCGAAGAGGCCTTGCTTATGCCCCTTACGCTGATCTCCTTTGGTTCGAGACTAGCACACCTGATATCGCACAGGCTAAAAAGTTTGCCGATGCTATACATGCTGAGTTTCCGGATCAAATGCTTGCTTATAATTGTAGCCCTAGTTTTAATTGGCGTAAGTTTTTAAGTGAAGATGAATGTGAAACATTCCAACGCGAACTAGGTGAATTAGGTTACAAATTCCAGTTCATTACACTAGCAGGCTTCCACTCAGTTAACCTTGCTACATTTGAACTAGCAGAAGCATATAGGGCACGTGGTATGGCAGGTTACAGTGAAATGCAACAACGCGAGTTTGCCGCACAAGAACGTGGCTTCACAACAGTTAAACATCAGCGTGAAGTGGGAGTTGGTTATTTTGATTTAATTAGTGAAGCAGTTGGTGCTACCAGTACAGTGGCTAACAAACACAGCACCGAGGCTGATCAATTCTAATGACTGACGAGGAGGCATACCGATTAAATCCGCGAGATAATATCTGGTATAATAAACTCTATCTAGCAGAAAGATTAAATTATATAGCAGGGTATGGTCCGATCCCCTATGATGGTGAATTTGTTATTAAACCTACTATTAATTTAACTGGCTGCGGTATTGGTGCTAAGATTGGTTCTTTTAAAAGAAATGATCCAGTGCCGCCCGATTGTTTTTGGAGTGAAGCCTTTAAGGGTAGACATATTACTATAGATTATAGTAAAATTAACGGGCAATGGCAGCAGGGCCATACATTTGAAGGATTTCGAGACGACCCTGCTGATCTACTAAAATTCAGTTTGTGGCGTCGTGTTGATTATTCATATCAATTACCTGGTGTTTTTAATGACATAAAAGCAGACAAATTAAATATAGAAATAATAGGCGATCGAATAATTGAAGTGCACTTAAGACATAATACAGATCCTATACAATATGATTGGTTTATTCCTATATGGTCAGACGATCAAGTATGCCCTGACGATTGCATAAGAATAGATGATCAAGAAGATCATCCAGGGAGATTGGGATTTTTTGTGAGAAAAGAATATGAGCAACAAACAATATAATTTAAACACCAAGACAGACTATCTTCATCGTAAGATGTTCCTAGATCCTCAAGGTCCAGTTACTATTCAACGATTTGAAGAAGTCAAGTATAACAAGATTGCTGACTTTGAAAAGACAGCCCGCGGTTTCTTTTGGGTACCGGAGGAAATTAGTTTAACCAAAGATGCACAAGACTTTAAGGATGCCAGTGACGCAGTCAAGCATATCTTCACCAGTAACTTGTTGCGTCAAACTGCTCTTGACAGTCTGCAAGGTCGCGGCCCAAGTCAAATCTTTACTCCGGTGATCAGCTTACCCGAACTTGAAGCACTAGTGTACAACTGGACATTCTTTGAGACTAACATTCATAGTC